ATGATCGGATTGGTTACGTGGGCGTATCCGGGGGGGGGGGGGTCAGCAAGAACGTGTCGTTCTGGGCTGGGTGGTTTGGCTTGGTTAATCTGGCTGGTGTAGCTGGGTGCCTACTGGAATGGATTTGGATGCCATGATTACAGAGAAAACTTTAGATGCGGCTGATCGGGAGATCGAGCAGCTGCTTAACATTGTACGGGACCGGAGGACAACCAGTGCTGCGTGGGAAACGGTGATCATGCTTCAGCTGGAAGTTGTTGCAGCGATTGTTGACACAATTTACCAGGAGATAGAGCAATGACGCCACAACCAATTGGTGACTACCCGCCGCCCAGTGACTTTCCTCCGTTTGCACCTGCGGCGCAGGCATGTTACAGTGTGGGAGAACAACTATGAATGATAACACAGTGTTCGGGCCGGCGATGTGCTGGCTGATGTATTCGCTTTTTGCGATGGTGATCAGCCAGGCTGTTGTTGACATGAACTACGGCGGAGCAACTGGTAGCCGCGCGTTTTCGTTTTTCCGCAATGTTGGTCGGTAGCGCCGTCGTTCATGCGGTCCCCTTGTTCGATCCGGTGATTTGGGGACTGTTGGTTGTTGCAGTTCCACTCGGTATTCACTACGTTTTGGAGAACATTGTACCATGAGTCCAGGTATTGAAATCGTTATCTTCCTAATGCTGCTTGGTGGCGGTGGTGGCGTCACAATCGGGATTAGCTGGGTGTTCCTGACGTGGGTTGGGATCCGGGTGGCGAAGATGAAGGAGCGAGCAGGCGTTCGCCGTGGGTGGTGAAATGAAGCCAGTGACACTTTGGGCCCGCCAGCGAAAGGGTGAGCCGATCGAATTCAACCACCTAGAAGATGGTCATAACACAACTGGCCGGCCGACGCCGAAGTGCGATCTGCACAAACGGGTATGGGTTGGCGGCAAATGGTATGCGTGCCATGCGTGGCTCGACGACAAAAACGTAATCAGGGACAAGCAATGATCAACAAGGACTACTTTGACGCGTTACTGCGGATTGCAACCGGCAAGTTCGATCGAAAGATGTCGTATTACGACGATACGTGGCGAACACGTTGTTGACCGAATTGCACCGATGCTATAGGACAACCGCTGCACTAGCGGCAATAAGTACGGCGGATCGTATAAAGGGCGGTGCTATGTTACGCACTGCCAGTTAAGGAACAGCAAATGACACAGTTACCGACGTTTGAACAACAGCACGCTCTGCACACGATGCAGATTGTCCGCCTCGATGTCACGCTATTCAAGCGGACGAAGGTGTCCACTCACTTCGACATCGTTAGCGACAAATACGAGCCGGAGCGGAACGTGCAGGTGCAGTTGTTCACCGTTGACGATCCACGCGTCCGTGGATACCTACCGTCAAAGGTGTGGGTCCACGACGACCCCCAGTCTGAGATTGGTCCGCGGATTGAGATGAGCTTCTACGTAAACCCAACGCTGCCAGCGGCAGCGAAGCCATTTGGTGACGGGCCGATGTATGTGTTTGCACTGCAAAGTGACACAGAAGAGGTTGTTGAATACGACGTGCAGACGCGGATCTTCATTGATCACATTCTTGGCACTGATGGCAACATCTGGTACGTGTTCTGCTTCGGGCAGGCTCAGTATGACCAGATTGTTGTAACCAGCCCCGTTGAGCGACCCGCTGTTGCTGGCAAACCGGCTCTTGGTGTTGCCGGTGAGCAAGTCGTCCTCGATGGCAAGCAATATGTGATTGTGCAAGTGATCGACAACGGAATGTTTGGTTGTGCGCAAGTGCTGATTGAAGCACTTGACCAATCAGGTGATCGTCGTTGGGTATCCGTTGATCAACTGGTCCTGCCGTCATGAATCTACTATGGAACGGTTTGGCATTGATGACGGCAGGATACGTCCTGTTGTCAGCCGTTATTATGAGCGCGTTCTTGCTGTACTTTACGTACATTGACTTCGTAGACGGCGATCACGGCAAGACGATGTTGCATCCGTTGGTTATTGCCGTTGCGATCTTGTTGCTTGTGCCAGTCGTCAACGTGTTCATTTGGATTTACCTGGCAAAGGTGATCCTCGTCAAAAGGAAAACGACGACATGAGTTACTTCCAGAACTTCGATAGCTACCTAAATGCATCAAACGACAGCAAGTCGTTTGCTGTGCATGTATACCTCGTGGGAGAGCAGCTCCCGTTGGTCAGCTCACCAATCCCAGCCACCGTGTACAACACCGTTGCGGCTGAGATCGCCAGTTTTATGGACGGGGAGCTGGAGACATTCCAGCTATGGGACGCGAAGACGAGCGTTGTCACACATATTCCGCGCCGATCTGTGCAGCGGATCGCTGTCAAGCTCAGCAGCAGTTAATCACCAACTGACTGGATCCAGTCACCTCGGACTGTGACGCCGGACGTCAAGTAGTACCAGTATCCACTATTGTTGTGGATTACCTTCATTACTTTGCCGTTGACATGTTGCATCTTGGCACCTTTGCATGCACAAGACGGACGGAGTGCCTTCACAGGCACTCCTATTGCTATTGGATGTATGACAGGTGTTGCAATTTGGTTCATACGACCTATTTACTTACGTCCCAACAGTGATGTCCGTAAACTTGATCGTCTCCAGCGTGCGCGGAACAACTCGGAACACGTGTAGTTCGTTATCGTGCGGGCAGGCAATGATCATTGAGTTCTCGTGGCTTGGACTACGTTGCGCAAACACAGCGCCGCCGTCAAGATAGATCTGCCTCTGTACACGAATCGGCTCACGGACAGGGGTATGCCCAACGAACGTCAGCGACATATTGACCATGTTGTGAGCACGGTTGGAGACAGGATCGCCAGAGATCATTTGACGACCCCAGATCAGACCGTTCTCCTCACTGGAGTTGAACACCCAGTTGTCGATCATCGCATCCGTCAGCGGAATAACGCCGTAGTACCCATCATTCTCACCATACTCGCGGTGGATCATCTCTGCGTGAACAACGTTGAACCGGTGATCTCCTTCACCAACAACGATCACGAGTGGCAGCAGATCAAGGTCGGCGGCGAGCAGTCTTCGCCCGTTTTGCTCATCAGGAGTTCCGTAGATCCCCCACTGACCTCCGTTCCACGCCCATAATGCCGCAGAATTCTGGTCATCCTTGACCAGAGCATCGATCATCATCTGTTCGTGGTTGCCGCGAACAGCATAGAACCAGCTTTCGTAGATCAGTTCAGCGCACTTCTGGCTATCAGGACCACGATCAACCAAGTCGCCAACGGAAAACAGACGATCAACTCGACCGTCAAACTTCAGCTCTGTCAGCACCGTCAGCAGTGTCTCATACATCCCGTGGATATCACCAACAACGTAGTCTTTGCCTTGTGTGTTGACGGGGTACCGCTGTACTTTTTGGAATTGTGTTGGTAGTGGCATCTCTGCGCTCCTCATTGTAATTTATGAGCATTTGTGCTCAACAATATATGACCTTTTTCGATAGGTCAACAGTGCCCACCCTACTAAATAATCAGAACGAATTTAGGAAGTGTTTAATGGACCGACCACCACCACCATTCAATTGGTCTACTACCGTCTTTGTCATCTTAGTGGTCCAGGTGATCATTCTTGGCATTCTTGTATCGAGCTTGCTGTCTGTTACGCCTGTATCAATGGGTGCAATTGGCCAGTTGCCACCAATCAATTTCATTTACAGCTTATCAGACACTGGTTGGATCATCTCTGGCCGAACAGCTGGCCACATTATCACAGGGATAATGAACCTAATCGTTGGCATCGCTGCAATCCGCCACTGCGCCGTACTGCAATCGCGTGCATTGAAGTTTGTGTTTTGCTCGATAGGTGCACAGCTGATTGCAACAGCGGCTGTCAGTGCATCATCAATTGGTATAATTATGTACGGTGGATGGTGGCACGTCGCTGGGTTCATTGCAGGAATCATGTCAGCGATTGCGGCGACAGCAACAGCCGTGATTGTACTTATGGTCCAACCAACAGCAGGGCCCTCGCATGAAGTTTCGTAACATCACGCTGACGCAGTTGGTCACTTCAGTCGTTTTTGCCGTAATGCTGGCAACGATCTTCATCTTATACGGCGCTAAGATAGCGTACTTTCAAAGTGTGACGGAATCCAATCCGCCTCCGTTTATCATGTCAGTAGGTGATCGTTTGGAATTGACTCCCAACAGCGTACTGATCGTTCAGCAATTTCTGAAGACGCATCCAGATATTGACGTTGTTGGTGTTGTCAACTTTGATATGGTTCACAACACGCGAACGAACATGCTTCGGATGTTCAATGATAAGGCGCTCGAAGCGAAAGTGCAGGAACAGATTGCACACCCCCCCGAAAAGCCGCAGCCGTTGTTTACGTCTGACATAGAGAGCAATTCTGAGATTTCCTCTCTGCTCAGCAATCAGTTCACGTGTAACTCTGGCGAAAGCATCTTCACGAGACAGTACGGTCTGCGGAACATCATTCACACCACATGTCGTGTTCCTATTCCACCATACTATGGGCGCGTCACCGGCTACATCGTGCTGTACAGCAAAAAGGAAATGTCGATCTACGAGAAGGACCAGCTAAGAATAGCCGCTATCCGACTCGCAGTCGACATGTACTATCAGGGTGTCCAGCACCCAGGTGTGTGACAACCTCACAGCTAGTACCCGGTTGCGCAGTTTGGACTGCATAGGTGGTTCAGACTGCTGCCGTAGTTACCTCCAACGGCGCCCCGTCAATAAACCCATCCGGGGATATGTTGTGGCGTCGCGTTGCCTCTTCACTATTGATTCGTTCTCCTGTGTACATCATCAGGAAGTCATTACGTTTCAAACGCTGCGTCGCAAATACACCAACACCGTGGATTGGTGAGCTTCGGACTTCACAATTCATATTAGCATCATTTTATGGGCTATTTACAAGTTCGGTCAGTATGCCTTTGGTGCCTTGTTGCGGCCGTCGACGCGCCCAGCTTGGTAACCTTCCGTGTACTTGTTCCTTGTCTCAGCCTCGACAGCGTTGAGGAAGTTGCCGTTTGCAGATGTGCCGTACGCCTTCTTGCCGCGACCGTCCTTATAACCATCGGCGTAACCAGCCTTGAACGAATCGCCAACTTCAGCGACCTCTTCCGTGCGTTCCTCGAGGATAACAGGCTGCGTCAGTACAGGCTTGACTTCGATTGTCGCCCGCGCATCGTTTCGCAGTTCTGTCAGGACGAGGTACTTGCAAGCGCGACCCTTGGCGTTGTTGTAGTCCGTTGGGATCGACACCACGTCGCGTGGGTTGATCTTCAACAACAGGACGCGGCCAGCACCACCAGAGTAGTGCGGCAGGTACGCTTGTGAGCAGAAATGCAGACCAGTAGAACATGTCACTTCGCTGCGGTCATCGCACTTGTTGCGAGGCAGTTCAACAATCAGACCAACATTGTTTTTCGTAACACCATCGTGGAATGACGTATAATCGTCACACACACGCTTGTACGCTAGCAGATGGCCATCTTCGGAGATCGTGATTCCGTTCTTCTCCATCCAACTATATAGCTGCTTGATCGCCTTATTCGACGGATTTTGGTACAGATTGCCGAGGAACAGGTCCATTGAGCGTAGATCGAAACCGTCAGCACGCATTGCGAGGATTCGGTCAGCGATCACGCCTTCTACTCCCTCGTTGTTGTAGTACAAACGGTCGTTGGCGACGCGCAGGCCAAGAACGTTGGTTTCTGGCTTGGCCAGATGGATTTGCAACGACTTGGTGATTGAGACCAGATCGGGAACATCATTCCAACGACCTTCCCGGATAGCATCAACAATGTCGTTGTAATTGATGTGTGTGCTGTCAATCGTGAATGGCTGATTGTTGACTACCAGCGATAAGCCGGATTGAGTACGGATCATAGAGTTCATGCTGTTCCTTCTTGTTGTGATTGCTGACTATCAGCAGATTTTTGTTGACTGTCAACAAGGTTAATGTAGTTAACAATCGTCTTGAAGGAGTCGTTGTTCAGGTAGTACCGCATGTTGATGTACTGCAACATCTCGTACTTCTTGACCACCGTCTCCCACTTCTTTTGGATCGCCTGGATTCGCTCCGCTACGGTCGGTGGCGCCGCCTGGCGGAACACCTGCATCAACGTTGCCACGTCATGAGACCGGAACTTCCCCGCTGTGGCCTCCAGCTCAACCAACTCTTGAATCATTCGCTTGAACGGGCCATCGACGAGCTTTGGTTCGACTTTGTCCCACGGCTTAACAAAGAACGTCAGCACGTGGTGGCCAATTGCTGAAAACACACTATCAGCAATCTGCCTACTTAGTAGTTCACCGTTTGCGTTGTTGCGCAAAAACTCGCTTTTGACCCACTCGAACGCATTTGTCCAGATGGTGGGATCAATGGTCTCCAGGTCTTTCCGGGTCAGACCAACGATGTCGACATCTTCATCAATGTATCCCAACGCTCGGCCAAGCTTGACGATCTCCTGCATATACACACCATCTACGCCGTGTTGAGACAAGACGCTGTGACGCTCAATCTCAACGTAGAAGCCTCCTGCGTTGAGGTCAATCTCCTTTGTTTCCCACGTTAGATACGAGAACTTCCGCTGGCCTGGGCGCTCCGATGTTCTGAATCCGTTCCACACCAACTTCTCCGTCTTCTTGCGGCGGCTTCGAGACGAGTGCTCAGACGAGGACGAGCGGTTGGTGTGTCGTACGACCTGAGGCATTGCAGACACTTTGATCGCAGGAGGCCCCCCAAGAGCATCAACGATCGCATCCATTTCAGCTTGGTTGTACTGTGTCTTCGTCACAGGACGGAGGACGATAGCTGATGCCGCTCGTCCTCCCTCTTGAGGGCGGTTGGAGATCCATGTGCGGAGCGTCTCAACGGCATTCTTTGGCATGTCGTCAAACACAACAAACGTGTTCGCCTGCAGGTTAAATACGTGCAGTGCTGAGGATGTTGCAGGGTGCCACGTGCTGTTGATCACAGTCTTGGTGGACGAGCGACGTCGGGTGACACCTTGCCGAATTACCTGCGTTTCCTTGATTGCGTCTAGCTTGAGGACAATCTCGGTCGATACTTCCTCACCGTTCCAAGTGAATGGCTGCTCCTTATGGAACTTCTTGAACAGCGCCTTGAATTTGTCGCCTCCACTGTTCCCGAGACGATCGAGCAAGCTAGCGGCTTGCCATTGCGTCGTACAGGCGTCAAATTCCTTCTGGAATGATTGCCTCATCTCTGCGGCTGCCTTCTCGAACACCCCGATAAGGTTTGTAACGGTCCGCTTGTCATACGATAGAGCTTCACGTGATGCAGCTGTTTCAACCTTACCGATCGGCACATACATGTCAATGTCTGTTGCAGCGATCGCACTGGCAACAGCGGACATTCCCTGAGCTGTTAGCTGCTCAGCATCAACAGGATATGTAACGAACCCTTGAACGACGTGTGCGCCAGACATACCAGCCCAGTACTCTGTGTCACGAATTCGCCAATCTTCACTACGCACCGTATGCGTCATCGAATATGGCCTGAACCCCGTCACACCCTTAACGTCAGGCACTGGGTCGAAGTACATCAACGCCTTCCGCGCCGCCGTCAGGAACTTCTCGCAGTCGGATGTGCGGACGGCAAGCGTCACTTGCAGACCATTGCACACCTCCGTTGGTTCCTCACCAAGCAGAGCGATTGACGGCATGTTGTTCTCATCCTTGAAGCATGTGTACTGTCGAAGCGTGCCGTTGAACCGGCTAGCAACAAGGAATGTTGTTGAGTAGCTGAACGGAGACTTGCTGCCCAGGCCAAGCTGGCCGATGTACTCGTCACTCTCCGTCTTTGATGAGTCAAAGTACGTTGTGTACATCTCCATCACATCCTCGTGTGACAGACCAGTACCAAAGTCCTTAACATAGAACTTTGGCTCGTACATCGTCGGCAGGTGAATCTCGATTGGCACGTTCTGCTTCCCAGCAGCAACGTGGCTATCGTACGCGTTACAAGAGAGCTCGCGGATGACAGCGAGGATCTTGTCTGAGTACAGGGCGCTCGACAGAATATCAAACGCCTTGGCCGTAGCCTTCATCTTGAACTTGCCCTCGGCCTCAATGCCGGAGCGTTCAATCTCTAATTCTACTTGGTGGACTTTCATGCTGGGGATCCTTTTGAACCCCCAGTATAAACTAACCCTAAATTCAGATCAATCGTCTGCAGAAAACTGGATGCCTATCAGGCCCCGTTCCAGACGTTCGCGTAGGAGTTGCTGCGCATCACGACTGACGGACTCCACTCGCCAGTGGGCCTGCTTGATCGCGTCTTCACCGAAGAGAGACTTGTTCGTCAGTTAATTCACTTGTCATTGAGTAGCCTTATCGCAGCAAGGGCCTGTTCGACGCGTTGTTCAACCGACCCACTAACGATAGTATACTCGTTGCCCTTGAGGCTCGACAAATACCACTCGTGACCGATCTTGCGGAATGAGTCGTCTTGACGTGTTCCGTCTTGTACGAACGGGAACGAAGGCTCACATACGATCGTCAGATCATATTGGCGCCGCGCCAGCTGCCGCAGCTCATTGCATACCGTCCCGAACATTTGTTCCGAATAGAACTGTGTTGTCAGCGGAGAGGTGTCACAGATTAGTGGCTTCTGGAACGCTTCAAACGTGCGGCACAACAACTGAGCCATCATCAATTCGTTGGCAACCTGACGCCGTGCAATCAACGTCAAGTCTTGCAGTTGCAATCGATCTACACCGCCGATCTGGTCGCAGTAGTTGCGACCGTACTCTGGAACCCACGGTGTACCCAACGCTTGTGCCAGTTCGACTGCGAGGGTTGTCTTGCCTGACGATTCACCACCGAGTAGAACAACGCGGTGAACGAACGTTGAATGGACGACAGGGCGTGTATGTGTGTACAACGTGAATCGGTCATTCCGGCACGCTGTACCACTGACCGGAATCGTCGTTCGGTCAAGGTCGACCATAACGTGGTCGACCTTGGTTTTGTACATTCGATCTTTGTTGAACGATCGGGTGAGGTGTTCTGCAAGGCCTGGGCCGTAGGTCTCACTGCTGAACACAGCATCAACCTCCGTGCCAAGCTGCGCACGAAGAATGTGCGCACAGAATTCACGGTGAACCCAATCAGAGGCGTCGTTCTTGGGGAGAACCACCCGCTCTGGATCGAGTACTGTGACGTCGACGTTGGAGGGCAGTTGCACTTGCGCCAGCCATTGCCTGCGCACTTCAGCGGAACAGCCAGGCAATTCCGGAAACGAGTAGCTGAGGACGATTAGTCGTTCGCACTGCCGTGCAGCTTGATTGATCAGATGGAGATGGCCATTGTGCAGAGGCGAGAACTTACCTACGACAAAGCCCGTCTTGTACATGGCCATCTCCTATTTCACACGCCGAGCGCAGCTTGCGCTTCAGTGGGAGTGGTGCGCTGGTCGTCGAACAGATTAAGCCAGTGCTTCCACGAGATCCCTGCGTTGATCAGGAACACGAAGTACAAGAACGCAGTCAGCTTCAGGTCCTTCAACATGTACAACGGCACGCTGATGATGTTGACCAGCACCCACGTCGGCCAATTCTCAACGGACCGGCGCATCAACAGCAATTGTGCGATGATGCTGAGAACCATCACCGCGCCGTCAACAAACGGGAGGTACGCGTTCGTGAACTTGTGCAGCAGGAAGCTGTATCCGAGCCAGACAGCGGCACCGCCAATCACAGCCATCCGCAGCAGACCCGCGTCTGCTTTGTTGACTGGGAGACCAGCAGCTTCCGGTCCCTTCGTTGCCCAAGCGTACCAACCGATCACGCTCGTCGCGATGAAGAACACCTGCAGCGTGACGTCTGCGTACAGCTGTGACTGGTAGAACAGCACACCGAACAGCACACAGGCAACGATGCCAGTCCACCACGTGTGGATATTGTTACGACCGGCGAGCAGGATGCAGACGACTGTCATCATGTTCGCTGCGATTTCCAAGTAGGACATGCCAAAGATCATGGGAGCACCTCAAGGGAAAGGTTGATCATACGGATTCTGTGCGGATACATCACACAGACGTGCTGAACAGGATTGGAACGTCGTCGAATACGCTCCAATCCTGTTCATTGCTGTCCCAAAACCGTTGCAAGCGATCTTGGATCTGTTCAGCCGTCAACATGCGGCTGAAGTTAGGCAACGAGTGGGACACGTTGGTCAGAACGTGTACGACGTCACGACGACCAGGCCATTGTAGACCTGATTGTTCGCGCGCTGCATCGAGTAGCCAGTGCGAACCGTCAAGTTCTTGGTCAGCTCAGTGTCCACGCCGACTTGCCAGCGGCGGATCACCGGGATAGCGAAATCGTTCAGACCGAGCGTGTAGCTGTAGCTGGCGTAGCCGAGCGTGTGGCCATTCAGGCGGTGGCCGACTTCGGCGGTCGTCAGCGAGTAGTTGGCGATGCCGTCCGACGGGCCAATGCCGTGGAACGTGCCGATCGCGGTGCGGCCGTACAGCGTGAAGTCTTTCGGCAGTGCGAACGTGTGGGACACGCCGACCTCCCAGCCGTTGATGTTGTCGACCGGTGAGGCACCGTCAGTTAAGCGCTGCGATTGCACCCACCCGTCGACGCTGAAGTTGTCGAACGATTCGGTCACGCCGGCGGCGAAGTAGTGCGTGTGCATGTTGTTCATGCTGTGGTTGTAGTCGTACTCAACGCCGACAGTGGTCGAGGCAGCGTGAGCGGACGAGAAGGCGAGCGCCAGAATGGCAGCGATCAGTTTGATCTTCATGGTGATATTCCTTATAGAGGAGTTGAAAAGATGAGTATCATAACATAGTTATCGTTAACCCTAAACGGAGCGAATGGGCATCTCCGTCGGAACGCGTGCACTGGACGACCAGGTGATCTTCGTAGTCCTCGTTCAGGTCGTCACAGACCTGTAAGGGTGACAACCCTTCGCTATCAACGGTTGCGTTAGGGTAAACGATCTATGATGGCGCCATCATAGATCGTTTTTCTACACAGCAGCTTTCATCGTAGGAAATCCCCGTTATAGCTTGCCGAATCAGCTAGACGGATCAGGCAAAGGGAAAGCCGCCCGGAGGCGGCTTTCAGCCCAGCAGGTGGGTGCTCAGTTCAACGTCCCATAAAAAGCCCTTTCGGGGTCAGCGAACGAGCTGAGCGACGGCGCGCTCATCCGCGCGTTCGACAGCGAGTAGTTGTCTTCCACGTCGAACATCAGGCTGTTGGCCAGCTTGTCCAGCGCGTTATCCGAGCTGTTAGCGGACGATCCAGTGTGCGTGCGCACTTCGGTCGCGATGTTCCACAGATCGAAGTGCGACAGGTGGCCCTGCACTTGAGCAGCGAGTGCCTTGTTGAGGAACACTTCCTCACGGTACACCTGGCTCATGTGCGCTTGCGGCGACACGGCGGACAGCAGCGCCAGCAGACGCTCACGCTCGTTATCCGACTTCGGAGTCGGCGAGTACAACCGATCGAAAATGTGCTGCTCGAGCAGCAGGCACTCGCCGACAGACGCACGTTCCTCGATCATCCGCTGGACGCGTTCGACCACGATCGAGCTGACCTTGTTCTGGATCTGGCGCGACGCGATGTCCAGGTGCTCCTCCCAGCGGTTCTGCAGAGGAATCTTCGTGTTCAGAAACGACGTCAGGCCAACCGCACCGTTGGTGCAGATCAGACGGACGAGGTCGAACGTGCTATTGATCGTCTTGACGTACGGATTCCAGACGAACGACAGGCGCGAGTTGAACTGGCCGCCGGACTGGTAACCAGGGACCTCGATTTCGCCGTTCGACCACTCGCGACGGAGCACGACGTCGGTGACGTCTTCACTGGCGTTCCGCTTGCGACGGTGGAGCGGGATCGTGTTGCGGTGAGTGAAGCCGAGCACTTCCATGAACTTGCCGACAGACTCATCGGTGTGGATGAACCCGTGGTATTGGCCGTCGCGGAAGTCAACCATCTTCGGACCTTCGCCGTCCTCTTCGTCGATGAAGAAGAACGAGCCGCCCGAGAGACGGGCACTGAGATCCTTGGGCGTCATGATCTCGAGGTGCTTCGACACGCGCGACTGCGGCGTGAAGCGGTGTTGGAACTTGCCGTCGATCTCGATCTCGGCGAGTACCTTGCGGTCCTTCCCAGAACCAGTGGAGACGGCCTTGGCTTCGACCGAAGAACCACGCAGGAGGTGGAATTGCGTCATTTCAGTATCCTATCTGTCCGCAGACATTTAGAGTTGATGGTGGGAGAGGGAGGCGAAGATGCTTCCGACTCGAACTACACACTGGACTTCGTACGCGTACGTCGTTCAGTGAAGATATCCTAAGCGAAACGCTGAAGGATGTCAACGGTGTATTTACTGGGCCGTTTAGCTCACATCCCAGGGAGGTATGTAAGCGTGTACATCACCGCGTCCTTCATATCGAGCGGCGGATAGCCGTCCGCAACGCGTTCGCGGTCTTCCGCAGTGAATTGGTTCGGGATCTTGTCCATGTGTTCGCTCCTCACTCTTCGTTCAACATGCCACCGATTTGGTGAATCAGGGGCTGGCCCTTGCGTGCCTTGGCACCGCGGCGAGCCTGGTTCAGCAGGGCGCCGATCGATACCTTCGTCGTGTCGTCATGCAGCAGGTCATCCAGCTTGTGGACGGGGACGTCAGCTTGCGACTTGCCTTCCATGAACACGTGAGCAGCATCAAACGTGCTGCTACGGAACACGCCCTTCTGCGTCAGGTACTTCATCAGGGCTCGCATCATGATCAGCGTGTCCAGCGTCTTCGTGTGACGGAACATTCCGATCAGCCACGCCATCGCGTGGGTGAATTGCAGGCCCGTGTCGTACGTCGCCTTCACTTGCTTTGGCACGTTCGGCAGGTTGGTCGTATGCAGCTCGATCATCAACCGATCGAGCTGGAGCGGCTCGATCTGTTCGAATCCGAACAGCTTACCGATTTCATTGCCTGCGGCGAGAGCGAAATTCAGGTTGACGGCCAGCGTACGGTCGATCTCGTCGAAGTTGTACACGTGTTGGTCATCCGGGTGCTCGGCGTCGGGTGCAGTACCTTCATCGTCATCCTCGTCTTCAGTGGATTCAGCCGCTGCAGCCTTGCGCAGAGCAGTGCCACCAACGTCCGACAGGTTCTTCCAGATCGGAGGGGAGATCGCGTACTGGCCGCTGCTGGTCACGAAGGCCAAGCAGCTGCGGTCGCACACGGTCAACTTGTTGACGTCGGACAGCTCCTGGAGATCGATGCACGAGGCGATGACCTTGCGGAAGCTGCCATTGCGCGTCAGAAACGTGCCGGAGCGGATCGCAGCCGACGGATCGTTCGTAGCGAGTGCGTACGCGTAGCGGCCGTCGAAGTACCACGTGCGGTTCAAGCTCGACAGCAGCGGAATCACAGTCGACCGCAGGTTGACCTCACATGCAGCGCGCCAGCGATGGACGGTACCATCTTCCAGCACTTCCTCGAGAGCACCCATTGCAGCAAGGGGGTGGCGTTCCATTGCCACAACCAGCTTGTTGTCGTATCGAACGAGGGCGGTGTACACGGGCTTGAGATAGCGCGTGATTTTCTTGGTTTTCTGGATGAACGAACGGGCCACAGCCAACGGAACAGCGATCCGCTTGTATGCTTCTTTGCCAGGCGCGCTGGCTTCGGGATCGACCACGCTGATGCTGCCGCCAAGAGCGGTTGTGACAGCCTTCAGTTGGACGATTTCAACAGTCAGCAGCTTGGGATCGATCTTCAGCATAATATGGGCTTCCTCGGAATGGTTTGATCAGCGATGGGACCATCATCATCGTTTTAGGGTGAAAGATCAACAGGGCCATTTACTGATTTTTGCAGGGTGTGCCCACAAAAATCAGACGAACCAAGCACTGCCCGCCACGCAATGCTGAATGTCAATGGGGCCTCAGCCGAATTCTCACTTGAGGCGTTCGTATTCCGCACACCGCTGCGCAGTCCGATTGCGCTAGATGATCACCGCGACGGTGCCAGACTTTGCCCATCGCGGTGAGGCGCCGCCTGTTGAGAACAGTCCTACTGAGTTCCTGATCTTGAATATTTGCATGGTTGAATCTCCCAAATAACTAACAGCGTTGGATAAATAACTGGGTCAAACAACACGCCAAATGGACAACCATGAAGATTATTTTCACCCGCGACACAGCATTCCTCAGCACACTGTCACGCCTAGTACAAGGACTGCGGGCAGGTCACTTTGGCCTTGCACCATGGGCTCACTGTGCCATCGTTACAGCCGACGGCAAGCACATCATCGATGCGTTCGCACGGCGCAGCGGCGTAACGAAACGCTCTCTTAACAGCTTCCTGGAGGGATTCCCCGATCATCAAATCGTAGAGGCTAGCGCTCCTAACGAGGCAGAAGCTCTCACGTGGTTGGAAACACAACTATACAAGGACTACGACTGGCGTGGTCTGTTGGGCTTCATTGTTGGTTTTGATACAGCGGACCGCAACAAGTGGTACTGCTTCAGGCTTGGTGCAGAGGTTGCACGCCGTGCGGGCCTGCCAGCAACTTCAGATGACCGCGTAGACTGCTACAAGCTGCTGAAGTACATGGGTGCACCAGTGAAGTAAGGCACACCGATAACAAAAACGGCCCCCGTGGGGGCCGTTTTTGTTTGCTGCACGTCAGTTATGACGAATGCGGATGCCAGACGCAATGCCCAGCTGCTTGTTCGTGCGGTGCGTCACATAGTCGAACTGACGCTCGTTCCACTTTGTGCCACGCTTCGACATCAGGCGGTGTTCCTTCGGCGTGCCGACGATCACAGTCGTATCGAGGTTACGGCCAGACAGCGGGTTGATCAGCTCCCACACATTGCAGTCCGAGTCGGGCCGAGCTGCCCGACCGATCACTTGGTTCAGCTGCGGGTACGAGCCAAATTGGCGTCCAAGGACGACATCGGTGCAGCCCTTGACGTCAACGCCCTCGTTGATCTTGTTGCAGTTGACCACGTACTGGATCTTGCCGTCCGAGAAGTCGTTGAGCACACGGTTGAGTTCGCGTTCGGTCTGGTTGAGGATCGCAACTGCCTTGTAGCCGAGCGACTGGAGCACGAGCGTGATCGCAGCGACTTCCTTCTTGGTCTTCAGGAACACCATCGTCTGGCCCATCTGATGGCCAAAGTTCATGAAGATGTCGGTCAGGATCTCCGTCTTGTCCTTCATTGAGGCGTCAACGAACGAGTGGATCGACGTCTCCGCCAGGAAGCCCTCTGCCACGGCCTGCTCACGCGAGATCGGATTGATGATCACATCGAACTTGATCAGGCAGCCATCCGCACGATCGGGTGTGGCAGACAGGCCGATGATCGGGCGATTGCCGAGTCGCTCCAAATGCAGCTGGAATGTTGAGGCAGCTTCATGATGCGCCTCGTCGATCACTGTCACGTCCCAGCCGTTCTTGATCAGATCGGGTGGGAGGTCACTGAAGGCACTGTGAGCGATCAGTTCGACGTTGCTCTCGGAGACGAACGTCGATTCGGCCTGCGACAGCAACCGGTGCTTGTGTGCGATGAACAGCACGCGGAGCGGACGATCGCCCGTAACGCCGAGTGCGTGTCGCATCGCGGGGAACGACAGGGAAGCGGCGATCGTCAGGGTCTTACCTGCGCCCGTGGGCAGAACGATCAGGACCCGCTTGCTGCCCGATTCGAGAGCGGCGACGGCTTGGTTGCGAGCTGCAACCTGATACCACCGCATTTCGCGCTCACCGTACATCTCAACAAGGCTGTCCGGATTGAGCCCGTCCTCGATCGAGTTGGCGAGTTCATTCTGTTCGAAGTCGGGGTCGGTAGTGCTCATGTGGGGAATCCTCGGTTGATCGACAATGAAGCCAGTATCGGAGGATTTAGGGTAAAAGTCAAGAGGGCAATTCAATGCAGCCTCTGCGGCTTTCCACCCGGAAGTCTCTCGTGGAAGACTGTGTAGAGCGCGATCTTTGCCTGCTCACGCTCCTCAGCAGTAGTCCGTTGATACGTGTCCCAAGATCGCAGGTGTGCGAGGTCCACCTGAACCGCATTATAGATATCCGCATGACGATCGATTATCGCGTACTTACGAACGACATCGGCAGCGGACATCACCCCCCCTCGGGATTGAGGGGTGATGGTATTTGGGTTGGCTGGCAGAATCGGGTACATGGTGTGCTCCTCTTGTTTCGAGAACAGCAATCACTGCACCTTCGGTGCAACATCGTCGGCCTCGCGAGGCCGACGATGTTGGGTTGTCGTCTCGACTTGGCTTCGTCTTGTAAAAACCAGTATACAGACTATCACAAGACCCAAATCAAGAGTCAAGCTCAATCAATCCACGAAAGTACCCACCGCAACACAGATCGTGCTTGCTCCGTGTATGCTCGTCGCACGCCGGATAGCGACGTTAAAGTCAGTCATCACCAACCTCTTTGTCGGCACACATCTTGCACAACAGACCATCACCCTCGTTGGTGTACGGCAGTTTGCAGCAGATGCACTTGTAGCGACCCTTTTCGTCTACAAACTGCTTGTAGCCGAGGTAGTTCGTGCAAACCTTTTCGTCGTCCATGGTATTCTCCCGTTACCAAGCACCAATGGCTTGGCCAGCCTTGTACACGCCGTACACAATGCCGGAGCACAGAGCCCCAACAGCTAGCACAGCAACCACATCCCAGAAGATGAGGCCCAGAATCATTTTCTCAATGCCGTTGAAGTTCATATCACCACCAACCCGCAATGTGACCGATCGCAAACGCACCGATGGCGGTAAGCGTACACACGATGATGGTCACCGTGGCATTCACAATGGCAGACAGTACATGAGTACCATTGAATTTTCTGGCGAAGCTGCTCATGTAATTTCCTGCTGTTGATGTTTCGATCCTAATCGATCAAAACCCATTAAACAACAGGGTTACTTATCCGACAGCATTGCGTTCGACATGTTTACTAGTGATACGCCCATCCGGCGAATCGACTGTGCAACCAGTTTCTTGGATTGCTTGCGCCAGCGACGATACGCCAACTTAATCTCGTGAAGCCACGAATGCGGCTTCACGACATGGGCGGCGATCACGGGCCGCGGGCTGAAGTGGCGGTCGATAGCTTGACGCAATTCGAGCACAGCGGCGTTAGCAGCACCCGGCTTGGTGTTGTACTTAATGCGGCGGCGGTACTGATCGAAGATTTTGCGCAAGTCTGACTGTTCCTTCGTGTTTTCCTCTGCCTTATTGATATGCAGCTGCAAGCTCAACAGCAGGTCAAGGAATTCATGTACGACCCAGGATTTTGCGTACAAAGCGATGTTTGCGCGAACCTTCTCAATCTCAGGGATCGACATCAGGTTGCCCTTGGCGCTGTTGCAGCTGCGGCACATCGTCTGGAAGTTGTCTTGACTGTACTTGCCACCAAGACTATCGGGCAGGATGTGATCAACCGTCATCAGAGCGAGCCCAGATTGGCTCGCATGATACAGGTTCAGATACTGGCATCCTCCTATGTCGTTTTTGTGGCGCTCGACAAGGAACATATTACCTTCACGGCCGCAGCAGACACATTTCAGGTTGCCCCTGAACGAGCGGATCCGCTTCGGGGTTACTTGAGCAGTAACGCCACACAACGACCACTTTTCGTATTGAGCAGTGTCGGGCTGGATGTCGTCGAGCCGCTCAAACACAGTCTCCGGATGGAGCACTGCGTAATACGTCATCGACGTTGTTCTGTTCAGTCGCGGGGCGACTTCATCAGCGAGCTGTTCGATCTTCGGATCGATTGCCGCAAAGTGCATCTTGCTGAACAGCTGGAGTTGGGCAGGTGGTGGCTCAACTTTCGGTTTTTGTGTAGGAGCCAGTGTGAAATACGGTGCTTGTTTCTTAGCCAAAGGGCCTCCTCAGCAGGATAGCGGCTGGAATGACCGATATCCTATCTGATAGGGGTTTAATGCTCAACTCAGTTGAGCATATTCGTTCGGCGAAGCTGTGTGGCTGTAATGACATCCTGCTGGGGAAATTCGCCTATTACCTTAGCCACATCTTCAGTAACTTCAGTTAGGGTACGATCACACATTGCAGCGAGGATGTTAGTGATTGTAGCCATCCCCTCAGTTACCTTTTGCTGCTCCTCAACCACCTCCATCTTCAAGTCTACACGACGAGAAGGCATCATCATCATTTCGTCAACGACGCACTTGATGGTGCTATGGTATAGAGTGTCAATCGTGCCGGCGCGCGCATGCTGGAGCACGGATTGATACGATAGGAGAACGGTGTCAACGTGATCGATCAGCTCTTGAACCGTCAGGAAAGGCTTCGCTTCTTGCATTGTTTTCTCTTGCGTGTTACATACACGTCTGTTATGATTATACGACCGAAAGTGAGTAGAGAGAACTGAACACTGTTGGGTGCTCTAGTTCTCTCTACGCGCGGTGCATTAGCGCTTCTTCTTGGTCTTCACGGGGTCGCGAGGCTTCAGGTTAATACCCAGAGCTTGCGCAGCAGTGTTGCGCAGACCCTTCATCCAAGCACGGTGTGCTGGTGAATCCTTTGGGTGGGGATTCTTAGGCAGTTGTGTCTTCAGCCAAGCTGTCGCACCAGCATCTTCCTCATCCTTCAGAGCCTGAGCCATATGCTGCTTAGGTTGTGTGATGGCGTGTTGGAAAATCGTCTTGGTTACTTCCGGTGAAAACTCTTCGTCCTCTTGGAAGCGTGCACCTGGTTGGAAAGCACGAGGCTTTTCACCTTCTGGCTTATTGCGGACAGCGGCAATCGGATCTTCCTCACCATCATCGTCAGCGTACTCGTCATCGCCCATCTGGTCGATGCCAGCGTCGTCGGTGTCGTCATCAGCCTTTGGATGATCCATTTCTGGATTGTCTTCGCGCTCCTGGTCCAGCAGTTCATCGTTGCCGACGTCCTTATCTGTACCTTCGATGTCAGATACGCGCTGTTCTAGGTCATCGAGACGTGCTTCGATGTCGCCCTCGTCATCCTCGCTAGTGTGTGCTACACCGGTAATGCGCATGGCGAGTTGATCTGGAGACATATCGGATGAATCTGGCTCGTCCATGTCGGATGGAATCTCATCGTTGACATCGTCTTGCAGTTCTGGATCTTCTTCCTCATCCTCAGAGCCTGAATGCAGGTCATCCCACAGCGCTGCACGGAGAGATCCAGCTGGGTATGGGTTCTTCTTGGTCTTCGTGTTAACCTTCAGAGCACGAGCAAGAACAGGCGCTTTTGTGCGAGCACGCTCTTCATTTTCGCTACCCTTGGCCATCGTCAGCGCTTGGCTGAAGCCAGACTCTTCGTTTTCGTTGCCTGGGGCAACAACGTTGGCAACGTGATCTTGCACTTGCTGGTGGGCTTGGTTCATCTTGTACTGAGCCCACAGCATATTGGCACAACGCTCACGCATCTTGTGGCCACCACCAAACATACCCATCTTTGGGTCGTTGTCAAACATTTCGTGGGCCAGGTCCATAAAGTCCTGACGCTTTGAAATGTTGATGCCAGCATCAGCGGCGTGATCGACGAGAGTCGTTAGCCAAGTTGAGAAGTCACTTGGCTCAGGGCTTGCACCTTCGTGCAGCACAGGCAAGCCGATTACAGAGTCAACACCCAACACGTTCTTAACGGTTTGGGTGAATTCAGCATTACGGCCGAGGCGGGCAAGCGCTTGTGCTTCCCGGATCATTTTGAATGTCATACATACGCTCCTATGGGGCAGGTGCTGTATTTATGGCATTCACTTTCAATGTTGTGTTTAACCGCCCCCGGGGAATATGGCGAGCAATAATACGTACAGTATTTGGTTCGTGCTTGCGGTCTGTTAGGGGATAGTATGCCAGCATTGAATTTCTGACAATGCTGGCGAACCTGTTGGAGTGTTGAGGGGGTCGTCGTACTTCTCTGTGGGGGAGTATGAGTCATCCACCTTGACAATGAACCCCCGCTGCGCGGGGTGCACCAGAGATCAAGAAAATCTCATTCTGGATGCACCCACCCATCCCCGACACGGTGACGGTTGTATCGATCATGCGCGCTCCCTTGCGAGTTGCAACAGAGCATACAGGATGCCAGCATCCCAAGGATTATCGCGACACTTGTGCCAAGTCTCGGTAATCTCTGCCTCTGTTGCATTTGGATTGACTTGCAGAATCAACTCTTGAGCGATACATTCATTGAATGTATCGGCGACGGGTTGGGCTGTGGATGTGCTCATGCTGACGAATGCCTATACCAAACTTTTAGAAGTTTATGGTCACGGCGCTGTCTACCACCGTGGCGAACTACTACTTCAGGCAAAGAGGTCCTCTCCCCACCCACGATGACCAGTGCGAGACGCGACATTCGATTGTGTTTCTCGCACTGAAACCCTGTAGCACCAAATGCGATCTGATTCTCCCGAACCGAATGCGGTGGGAATAAACACACCATTGACGTACTTGTACAACATATCAGCCAGACATTCGCACCCCAGATTGGGTAGTTCAATTACCTTTGCGATCCCTCGCTTATCAGCCTCTTTATACCAACTCAACTCAGGATCGTCGGATGCGACCAACAAGGTATGGTCAAACTGGGATTGTAAGAACTCTTTCAGTGGCTTGAGAGATCCATAATCTTGAACCCAATTTCGGCGATCAAGTTCATTAGATCCAAACTCAAATTTCATGCTGAAAGCATATCCGTGAATTTTATTGCATCCAGGAATATCTCCATTCTTATCATCATCTCTCCATTGCCGGTATGCAACAGGAAATGCATCAACATATTCCTTGGAAGAGGTCCACTTATATTCAATTGCGGGGTACTGTGTGCTCATGCTCTATTCCTTGTTGTAGTTATTGTTTTGGCGCAGAGTTAGCAGGGATGAGCCGAAGACCTGTCATCTACTATATATTCTGTTCAGCGAACAGGTCAAGGTACCTGAATCACATCCCAATCATGGACGTATCCACGTACGACCACATCGCCAGTGACGCACTTCAGACTGATGTGGTCGTACACAACGTCACCGTGATCGAATGGTGTTCCCTTGAGCTCAGGGGATGACAGGTCGAATTCAATCCCCTGGTTCGGCATGTAACCGATCACCTCGAATACGTGGCCTTCATAGCCATCATACCATGGAGTATTCGGCGGGAGGAACATTTCTGGCTTGAACTGAACGTATGTACCCAACGCAATCATTTTGGTTGTCCCTTGTTAACGTACTTCACCCATGCCCCCTTCCAGTTGGAAGCGATCGCATGTTGGGCATCGGGGAGCGAAATCTGACCAGTGCAGACCATGTGGTGCAGTTTATCCTCCAACGCATCCTTCATGTGTGCATTCCACACACCGGTGTACGGCTGCGGCCACAGGTTCTTGATGTCGTTGCTGCCGCCGAGTTCCAGGCTGATCAGATGGTCAACTTCACATCCGCTCGTCACAGCACAGTAACCAGTGTGGTTGCCACCGTCAACGTGATACTCAGCGAACACTTGCCTCTTGACGGACTCTGGCACATTGCGGACATCCTTTGTGCTGATCTTGTGACCAGCGGTCGAGCAGATGTCAGCGGGGTCCGTCGTTCGGGCGGCGCCAGGAGTCAGCGTCGGATCAGGGGCGTCGACCGCATAAGCGTTAAACGCGACGAGCATCAGGGCGGCAAGAAGTTTGTTCACAGGAGCTTCATACGTAGATAGAAGCCTATATCGTATAGGCAAAAAGAAAGGGAAGCAACGCTTCCCTTTGTTTACTAGTAAGTTTGCGTCTTACTGTACGCCGCCCCACCACTCATACGTCTTACCGCGGAGCTTTGCAATTAGCCACATGGGTGTCTGGATGGATTACCTGAACGCCGAGCCAGACAGTGTAGAACAGCGAGTTCATGATCAGTCAAACACAACCTTCGTTACCTTGGATGTTTGACCCTTCCACTCAGCCATGTACTTGACAACCTTCTGAGCTTCCTCAGCGGTTTCAAACACCAATGGATCGAGAGGGCTTGCTGGATCGATCCACTGCATTTGACCGTTCATTTCGCGGTTTTCTGCAAGCATGAACGATGGCATGAACGGGTGTGTAATCACGTAGCACTCGTCGGTCTTGACCTCGCGGCCAGACTTTGGATTCAGCTTGGCATGCAAGGTTGATGCCTGAGCAGCGCTCATGCCAATCTTTGCTGCATGAGCAAGGAAGTGCTTGCGCTGTGTTGGCTTGTTTGCGTTGTACCACGTACGCATCTGGCCCGACTTGCTGTTCTCATCAGGAGCCTTACCACGACGCTTCTTCTCAGCCGCAGCTTCAACCTTCTTTTCTTCCTTGGCTGGCTCAGCCTTAGCAGGAGCCTTTTCAGCAGGTGGAGACTTCTCTTCTGTCTTGTCCTTTGCAGGGGTCTCAGACTTTGGTTCAGCCTTCTTCTCGGCCTTTTTCTCAGCTGCCTTTGCCTTGACTTCAGCTGTGCGTTTCTTCAGTGCTTCAGCGTTGTCATCGAGGTGGCTCTTGTTCTTGCGTTCGAAAGCCGTTTGGCCCTTGTCAGCATTGACAATCTTGACGTCTGGATCTTCATCATCGTCGTCGTCATCACGCATCCAACCTTCTGTCAGTGGCAGGCCGGCGAGGCGGCGTACTGAAGCCATATTCCATTGTGTACTCATATTGGTTCTCCTACAGAGTTGTAGGAGTATTTATGAGGGCACGTCTAGTATTAGGCCAATTCCAGCGCTTCGCTGGTAATCCACTCGTACAGTGCTGGTGTCAACGACTTGAGGAACGCTGCAAGATCCAGCTGCTCCTTTGTGTCCGTCACGAACACAGCTGTCGGCTCAAAAGAAGACAGCGACGGAGAATCACCTGTAGCGTATGGATCTTCCTCGACGTCAACCTCACCGTCCGCATTTGTGTATTCCTGTTCGTACTGAACCGATACAGGGTACGTGTAATCTCGCTCTAATAGTGCTCGTAACTTCATTGTAGCTTCTCCAACTGACAAATTTTCCGCACAGCAGCCTTGACTACGGGGCGGTGGAGATCACGACCAACGTGATCAAACTCTTCGGCCGTCATCCACGTGACGCTTTCCGTTTCAAAATCCGGCTCACCGAACATATTGCGATCCTTGACTTTGGCAACGTATACCGACGTCCTACCCATGAATTGACCGATGCTTTCGGTCAATACAACATTGCCAACGAACAAGCCGAGCTCTTCTTTCGCTTCACGGATCGCAGCAGCCTTCGAGTCCTCACCATCTTCAATGCGGCCCTTGGCCAGTTGGTAGGTATTGCCGCCATACTCAGGGTTGGACGGCTTCATGAACATCATCAGTACCTGGCCGTTCTCCACGACATATGGGATTAGACTTGCCCGGTAGACCAACTTTTTATCGTACGACATAGAAACTCCTGTTAGATCGGAGTATATATCGCAACCGTCATGTACTGCAACGCGCAGGATCGTTGTATAGCGCGTACAGCGTCTTGACGATCTCAGCTGTCGTTGGTACCTTTACACCAAATCTGCGCGCCCAGTGCTTAACGGACATCAGAAATTCACTGAAGGTGTCCGTCTCAATGAACTCCGCAGTTGACTTGCGGTCCATGGGAATATCACCACTGCAATGCCACATCAATACGATCTCAAGGAACTCTTGGAGATCAATTGCTGCGTAGCCAGTGGTCTTCATGTCCATCGTTGGCCTTTCAGAAAACGTGATATTGCCATTGCTGTCGAATTCGACGGCGCCATACGTAGCAGAACCATACAATCCTACCACCCATCATTCGAACTGGCCGCCACGCAAACCAGTTGTGCCAATTGCTCTCCATGTGCCCCCTCCATAGTCGTGCTATTTACGAGGCATGGGCTTCACTTTACCAACGATGCTTTGGTCGTGCCATCACAGTAGCAGGATGCTGCGGTAATGCCTTCGCAGGGGTTGGAGGAAGAAACTCTGCTACGTTTGGCAGAGTCAACGCGTCACCGTCTTCATCAACAGCACTTGCGGAAACGGATACAGTGGCAGGTGCAGATACAGTGGCGGCCGTGTAGGTAGGAGCAGTGCCAGCAACCGTTGTAGGTGCAACTACCGCTTGAACGGTGTGCACCACGGGAGCATCTGTGACGAATTCAACCACAGCATGGTCTTGAATTCGATCCATCTGCCCGAAAATCTTCTGCATTGACATACGTTCGCCTGGAACGATTACGTGCTTGACGCTGTCTTCCAGAAATGAGGCTAGCAGGTGTGTTAGTGCCTTCTTTGCTGCCGTGTCAGCACCCTCTACGTGCACGGTAAATTTGTGGCTCATGTAATTCCCTTGATGGCAGCCACACCCAACAGGAAAGCATAGGCGTGACTAGGATGATAAAAGTTGACGTTAGACAGGTGCTTTCCTTGGTACTGAAAAGCGGTCCAATTAGATTTATCATCCTGCACCAATTTAACACCCAATTTGTCAGCCAACCGCATCACTTGCACCGCAGTGAACAATGACTCGTGACCGTTAAAAAACTGGATCGTATTTGGGTCAGCCTTCTCACCACGAATGTTCACCGCGTAGGACACAGCGACCTCTTCATCCAACTTGAGTTTTGCTACCATAATTAAGCGTTCCCTGTATGAACAGCACAGAAGTGCATATTGTCACACGGAACAACAGACGCTTCTCGCCGGTTCGTACCAGGCGCAAGCAGTCCACTGCAATGTTCGCTCGCATACGTCACCGTCAACAGTGGGTGATCTCCTTCACCCCATGCCAAGCGAACAACGTCATAGTACGTCATTGGCCTGTTGTATACCAAGTGAGGCTTTCCGTTGATTGTGATCCTGACCATTTGCAGCTTCTCCACCTTTGGTAGCTGTGTGGCTTCTTGTTCAACAGCTCGAGCAAATACTGCTAGAGCAGAGCCCGCAAAGATGTCTCGCCGTAGGATTTTCTTCGCTAGCTCGATGATTCGCTCGTCTGACAAGCGTTGAGGCTCCCCAGCATACAAATCAATGCGGTTGTCTGGATTGTCTCCACCGTTGTCGGGAGAGTACAGAAGGACCTGTTTGCACCAGGGTCCTTCTTCTTGGTCAAAGTGGCTTTGGTGAATTGAACCGGCGGGAATCATGTTACCTCGCTTGTTGTGTGAAGGTCTGACGGATCATCGTGATAGCTTCACGACATTGTTTCTCTGTGGAGCGAGCTCGCTCTGCTCTTGTAGCACTGAAGTTATGACTATAGCTGGCATCTTCAGTAAATCGGCGACCCTGCACAGCCTCTTGGAGATCATGAACACTGATAGCACTTTTCCCACATGCGCGGTCGTCTAGGACGGCGAGATCTGTCGCATCCAGGCGTGATGTAGCCGGTACTTGGTACGACTTGTCATTGATCGTGATTAGGCTGTTGATCATTTTGTTCCCTCAGGTTCCTGGTGCGTTACCAAACACATCAAGGTGAACACGGTGACAGTAGATATATCCACGAGTCATGCATTGCTGTGCCACCGCTGAAGAAATCGCCGACTGGTCTGTGTCTTGGCACGCCACGGGCATGATGTATACCTCTGTGTTTCGGGGGATTCCAGCCGTGTAGTACTCTTCCATAGCCTTCGCTACTTCATTGAAGCTTTCGTCGGTTGGGTCACAAACGAACTTGAAATACTGATCAACCTGCTGTGGCTGAAACTCACGGCTGGTAGCCAACCGTTGCATCACGGCGATTTCAGGGCGAATCGCTTCATCCCACTCCTCTCCTGAGACAGACAGTTTGGGTGAATTACTCCACGTCCACTTTCGTTCCGCGTCTGCTGCAAGCCATGCGTTGATTTCCATCATGAAATCACGCTTCAGAGGAACGGCGCAGTTTGTCTCTACCAGGATATGCTTCACGTCCGACAACTCCGCAGCGTTGAATAGTGCTGGAAGGAATTTGGCACGGAGAGTTGGCTCTCCTCCCGTCAAGGACAAGATCACGCGCTGGCCTGATGGTTGAATAAAGGATTTGTTCGGAAGAACGTTCAGCAATTCTTGTGCCAGCTCATGCTCATCCGTCTTCCGCCACATATGCTTGAACTTTGGATCCCATGAATAGATGGAGTCGCACCCCCTCGTAATTAGAGGGATTGAGTAGATGTCTTTGTAGTCCGCGGGGTTGAATCCGAGAACATCAATCTTTGTGGTATCCAATTTCTCAGGATTGCCGAATCCTTTGCACTGGAAATTGCACAGAGCGAACCGCGCGTAGACAGTAGGCCGCCCAGCATATTTGGCCTCCCCTTCAATAGAGTAGAAAACTTCAGACCATTCGTATTTTGCCACTTAGTGCCTCCGATTCGATAGATAGGGACAGATTTGATTATAGGTGATTATACTACCATCAGCGTTAACCCAGAAGCAATTTGTAGAACTGTCACAACGGGTGCACAGCAATCGGTACGATTGCGATAAGGTTATATATATCAACGCCAGCACTACTGTTGAGATCAAGTGCAAGATGCACGGTACAAGGCTTACAACCGCGAAGAAATTATATCTACCGTCGTCTCCTTAGATCAGGCCATTAAAATGGAGCAAGTGTTACTTCACCGGAGCAGGTGGAAGTGGCCACCACAATAACCCAATCAGTTGATGACAATCGGCATTTCGGGTAATGGCTGTATGCTAACCGCAGGTGTGTTGTATGCATCAATGATCGGTTGGTATTTTGCGATCATTGTACGCTTCCACTGTTCAGAGTGTCGTCCCAGCTTCGTGAACAGGTCGCGTGCCTCAATTAGGGGAATGTTGGCACGGCGGTAAGCGGCCTCACTAGAGCATCTGCGCTGGTGCTTTCGAAGCTGCGCATTCTCCTGTGCGGTCGTATAATGGACTTGACAGTAGACCAGAGCGATTGCGCGCACCTGTTCTACGGTTGGGTTGACACCCGTACGTACTGCTGCGTCAACTAAATGCAGGAAGGCTTTGCCACCTTTTTGACGACTTTGGTGGTGTTCAAAGCATGCCTTGGCTGTGAAGTCTTTTAACTTCTCTTCAACCATACGGATGCTGACCTTGCCAGTATGTAAGCGTGGTGCTTCATACAGCAATTGGCCGAGCATTCGGACAAATATCTGACGATTGGTCGTCAGTTGTCGAGCAGGGTTTACGCGGAAGCCTTCGATCTGATCAATCAGTAGTTCGTGGATCGTGTCTACGTATTTGTCAAGCGTTTTTAGTTGTTGTTCTGTCGCCATTGACCAACTCATTGTTGATCAACTATATATCAGTTCACACAAAAAGTAAAGGCGTGCCCCGTGCACGCCTTTACGGAAACTCTACGTTGGCTACCGTACCTGGACGCCGAACAACCCCGGCTTCAGTTGGCCAGTTGAGACCAGCCAGTTGTAGAAGTTCTCGCACACCCAGAACGCCATTGCCGTGTCGCTGGTGTCGTCAGCGGGGTCGCCCCCAAACATCTCACGCGCCAGCTCCCGAGCCTTCATCAAAGGAGGCATCAGTGCCTCCCCGACTACAACTTCCGTGCCGTCAGCACGCCGGCCAACGATCTGGACTGTATCGTCAGCCATCATACGTCTTCACGCCAGATCATCAGCCGCTTCGTCGCTGCGTCCTGGCGGACGTTGACGCGGCCGATCTGCTTCTGGAGCGCCGGGTCGAGGGTATCAATGAACCGCTTGCTCTGACGCAGGACTGCGAGCGAAACGCCATGCTGGGCGATGAACGTCTCGACCGGCACTTGCGTCGTCGTCACAGCGAGCAGGGCGGTGGCGATCTTGCTACCCTTGCGACCACGCTTCTGCGGAACCTTGACGCGCTTGGACACGCTCTCCGGCTTGACGTGCGTCGTCGACCCCCCAGTACGACTCTTGTTGGACTTGCCGATCGTTGGCGTCGCCACCGTCGGTTCGGAACCGGGGTTGGCGGAGAACACGTTGGCATATGCCGCAACGTCAAGCGTCTTCGACGGAGCGAACACGCCAGCATCACGCATCATACGAGCAACGTCGAGCTCGTCCTTGGTGATGTTGAAGGCGCTGCACACCTGCGAATCTTGCGGCTTGTAGTGATCCAGAAGCGCAAAACGCTCCGGCCAGCTCATGGTGGGTTTGGTCATGTCTATCTCCTCTGTCTGTGTTCCCTGCAAAATTGGGTGGGATCGTTATCAATTCTACCCACTTCGGGGCGATCGATCAACAAACCCTAATCAATGCGTCGTATACGATAGACTGTGTACGGACGCAAAGAAACCAATGCCTGTAGCCTTGAAACGGTGTTCGATCTCTTCCAGCGCATCTTCAAAGCCGCACATCTGCATGCATGCATTGTTGAATTGCTGCACGTAGCGCTTTGCGGCCATCGGTCCTTCGTTGCTCGAGATCTGCTGGACAATCAACTCATCGCCGTCCAGCATCTTATCAACTGAGCTCATTCGCAGCTCCATAGAGTTCGTTGCTTCAATCATACGCTAATAGGGGGTAAAAGATCAACGGTAGCCAAATTACCACAGCTCTAACGGGCAGGTGGACTTCTCTAGCTTTGTCTTGGCTGCGATAAAACATCCGCATGCGGTACACGTATTGAGTACCTCATTGCGAACCTCGCAAGAATTACAGATCGCTACCCGCTTGTCGATCGTTTCCTTTGGGGCAGACCGCAGGTTGCCCGTTAAGAAATCCTTTACAATGTGTATGAGGTTGTACACCATTACTCGTACGGGAAAACGATCCATTGCTTTGGGTGGGGGCGAATAAAGGCAACGCCGTCGCTATTTTCATCATCAAAGACGACGGGATGTATTTTAGCTTTCTTGAATTTGAGCTGTAGCTTCCGCACAACCTTATCCATCGTAATTCCAGAGCTGATCAGGTCATCACGACTCTTCTCGTACAAATACTTCGTTGCATGGAAGATTCGGCCGCAAGAGCACGAGAATGATAACAGTGATCGATTATTGTGATAGTCGGTTATGGGGGAGATCAGATGATCTCCCGCCAGAGCTTTGAGCGTTTCGTATCCCTGCGAAGAGGTTCCCATTTACTCCCCGTCTAGCACGGTTGAGAACAACCGACGAACGACTTGAACTGCGCGACGCGCGTTATCAGCGTCCGTCAGAGCGTTGTGCTTTGCAGGATCACGCTTCGGCAGACCAACCATCTCAAACAGATCGTCAGAGTTGTGGGTGCCAAACGTAGCGAATCCAATCGAATTTGTGTCGATTGTCTTGCTTCCAAACTTCAGATTGATGCCATGTCGAGCACACAGATCGGCGAGGAAGAACTTGTCGAACGTGCCAACATTATGGCCGCCAAGGCAGATTGGACTGTCAGGACCCCAGTACTTCAGGATTAGCGACGCAATCTCGACAACAGCGTCCTCTTCCACCATACCGTTCTCTTCCAGGTAGGCGAGTGATAGGCCGTGGACGCCTTCGGCTTCCTTTGACCACGCACTCTCACCATTCCACTTGATCTCAACGTATAGCTTCTCAACTGCTTCTAGCGTGCGAGCGCTAGCGACAACGAAGCCGAACGACACAGCCTGGTACGTAGTACCATCAGCACCCTTCGTCGGATCGAGAGATCCAAAAGCAATTCCGCTTGTCTCTGCATCGCAGAACAAGACGAAATCAATGTAGCCGCGAGGCTTCTTGTCTGCCATGTTCCACTCCGCTTACAGGTACGATGTTTGGTCGGCACCTGGCAGAACGCCCATGCCGGTTTCCGTGCGCGTTGAGCGCGTTTGCGTGACGGCTGTCACGTCAAGTGGCACCAATCCAAGACGAGCATACAGGTTCTGGACCTGAATAATCAGATATTGGATTTGCTTTTCGTGGTTCTGAATTTGGAGTGCCAGCTGCTTCATGATGTCCAGAGTGACATCAGGAGAGGATTGTTCTGTGGTCATTTTCTTCTCTTTCTTGTTGTTTTTGTGAGAATCACAAATTGATTATGCACCAACCCATAAATACCTTCAACTGGGTTTATAGGAGACATGGGATGGCAAAGCACTACTTGATTGAAAATCAGGCTAACCACGACTTTCAATCAAACAATTTTTATACGTATGAACTAGTTAACCCAGCTACTATGCAACCATTTTACGTTGGGAAAGGTCGGGATAATCGAGCGTGGAAGCACGTGTTGATGCGAAACAATGCCAAAGCCAACCAATCAAACCCCCACAAAGCTGCAACGATTGCTCAAATCATCAACAATGGTATGCAAGTGATAGTTCGGATCATCTCCACGTTTAATACGGAAGATGATGCCTTTACTGATGAACGCAGGTTAATTGAGCTCTACGGACAGCGGTCAACTGGCTCCGGCATACTCACTAATATATGCAACGGAGGCGAAGGCAACACGTCCGAAGGAATACCCGTTTGTCAGTATAATCTATTTGGAGAATTTGTAGCCGAGTACAAAAATGCTAAGGAGGCGATGCGGCTCAACGGGTGGAGTAATTACTCCACCATTAGTGCTTGCTGCTCTCACAAAGAAGCATCATACAAAGGATTCATATGGGCATATAAGGGAATACCACCAAAGCTGCGCTCTAAGGTACGACCCGTTTACCAATGGTCATTGGGAGGAGAATTTATTAATAAATTCTCCTCCCAATCAGAAGCAGCGCAAGTGTGTAAGTGTGACGCTTCAACCATTAATGATTGCCTGAAGGGTTATGTCCGTCAGGCGGTTGGTTTTATGTGGACGTACCTCAATGTCTCACCAGGCTCAGTGCGACCTACCATTGAGGTACGAAAGCCAGTCGTACACCTCAATACGAGTCAGACTTTTGTGTCCGTTACGTCTGCTGCTAAAGCTACAGGTCACAATATTGGCGCAGTATCAGCCTGCTGTTCCGGAAAGCGATTGGATGTCGGTGGTGACCGCTTTGCTTACCTTACCTGAACCTTTAGCACTCTTTTCCTTAGAATCTGCAGGCTCTGTATAATGCGTGTCAGGGGCATGATTGTATCCTCCTGCATACATCTTGGCAGTTCCTGCATCAATGAATGCAATTTGGCCTACTCGTGTCCCAGGCTCAATCGCAATGTTCCCCCCCATTGGGTATAGCGTAAACCCGCACGCACCTTCATAACCAGCGTCAAAAATCCCGCTGATTAAGAATGTGCCATTACGCGCAAGCGTAGAACGGACATATAGCAACGCTGCCATACCTTCCGGAACCTTGACGTAGGTGGTACTAACACCATCATATACTACACCTTGATTAAGGTGCCAGTTCCCGTCTTGATTTGTAGCTACGGAGTGTAGCTGACGCATAGTCTTACTATGTTCAGAGATAACAGCGGGCGATCCGCTGCCCAGCACTTTAAGACTATCAAGCGTAAAGTCAATTGCATTGGGGCTGACAAACTTGCGGTCATCCCAATCCTGGTATGTCTTACAGTCACTACGCGTGACCCAGCCGTTTTCGATAACGGTCTTTGGATTAATGAACATCTATGTGTCCTTGTTAGAGTTAGATGACTAGCTTACACGATATTGGAGACAACCGCAAACGGTTGAATTGGTGTATCGGGTACATCGTCTGTTGAGATCGTGTTGCCGATCGTGCCATACTTCTCCATCGCTGCGACGCAGACGGCTGCCACTTGGCACAGCTCGTAGAGCGGGGAATCGCGGCCTTCGCCGTCCTTATTCCAGCCTTCAATTGCCTCGTCGAGCTCACGCTTGGCGATCAGCAGGAAGCCTGGTAACGATTGCTGACGGTCAGGACCGTACTTGTTGCGTTGGTGTTGTCGTTCTTGGCTAATTGCCGCAAACACTTGTCGTTCAGTCAAAAGAGCCATCACGGTACTCCTGTTCTAAGAGTTGGATTGCACCGATCGCTTGTCGCGACGGTGTGAATGTGTCTGTGTCAATGAACCACCTGCCACCAGACTCTGCATACTGCATGTCACCGAGCCAGATATCCTTGTTGTGCCAAGGGCCCTTGATATAGTGGACATTGGCATCCTCAGAGGCCTTCGGGCCTTTGAAGCGACGTGGTTCGATTTGCTTGGCTGTCTTGATCAGCCAATTTGTCTCAAACAGGCGGACCTTCGCAGCAGGATGGCCTTCACCTTCTTCGTCGCGAGCTCGCCCGTTAGAAATGTACAGGACGTACGGTGCCTTGGTTACGGCAACTCCAGATGGCACGGATCCATCTTCGCCCTTCGACATTTCCACGGGGATCATGAACCCGTCTGTAATCTTCAACTCCACAGGCAGATCGCCTACGAGGAAGTCATATTCTGGACGAGCGACATCTTCAGTGAAGTCTGTGACGGGAAGGTCTACGAGATTCCCGATCAGCTTACCGATTGTTCGTTCGACGATACCTACGTATGTGTAGTCTTCAGCAAGTGCTTTTACGTCAATCAACATGGTTTTTCTTCTTTTTACTCCTGGGCGTACCAAGGAGAGATTACCTGTGGAATGTTGAACAGCTCTTGCGTCAGAGCGACATTGTTTGCAATGCGCTGCATCGTAGCCTTGTCACGCGTCAGCTTCTGACTGAAGTCAACGGGAAGATTGATCTTGCGCGTAGCCAGGAACGAATCAGCGTTCTTGGTGTATTCATGACCAAGAATGCCCATCCATACAGGATTTGAGCTATCGATCGTGTCCAGCACGCCCATCCGCAGCAAGGACGGAACTTCTAGCGCAGGACCAGAATTGAGACCAAGATAGTGGTGATGCTTGGAAGAGAAGATGCCACGGTCCTTCAGCAATTGCGTCATCACGACGCGAGCGTAGGCGGGCTCGATGTGAGGCATGGCGTTGGGGATGCCGAGGATCGACATGCCGATGATGTCGATGTCGGGGTTCTGATCAGCCCACGTATATGCGTGAATCCAATCTTCAAGATCCCCTGGTTGCGACTGAGGAACGAAGAACGTGTGGAACCCGGCAGCCTTGAACAGAGGAGCAAACTTCTCAGCGGCATGAATCGTTGTGATGCTCGGCTGGAACGGATAGTCAGGGAGAACAATCGCATTCGCGCCGCACTTGTGACCTAATTCGATTAACTTATCCGGCGAGTAAGGTTCCTTAAGTTCATAGGCGCTGTTGTCTGCCATAATGAAGTCTCCTGCGGCGGAACGTTCGTGGTAAAACGCCGCATAACCTTCATCAGAGTCAACTAAGTGTGCAAGCACGAGATGCGTCTTGCTTGCCGTGGCATAGTCTTTCAGATATGCTGTTGGGGCAATGTAGCAAAACGACGGTTGCTTGACAAATTTACTCATGCTCTATCCTTTATTTTAGTTATGAAAGCATCTATTTCCATGAAAGATGACAGTACTGTAAAGCGATGCCCCTTATCAAGGGTGATCTGACGCTTCTCTTCTATGGTTGAAGAATATTTGCCTTGGTTAAGGAGAACCGTTCCACTAACCTCAATCCACCACTGCAATTCAGGAATAAAGTAGTCGCACGTCAATCTCCTCACACTTAGATATCTCTGCTGGCGAATCACAGTGGGCAATCCGGGAATTGATTGGTACTGCTTCCAGAAATAGTACTCAAGTTTCGAATGAAACTTGTTTCCAGATGCGTCTACTACGCGGGAACTAACGTTATCATTACACAGTGGACAACCATATCTAAATTTCAGCACGTTGAATACGTTGGCGGACCAAGTGTGGTTGCAGTTTAAACATTCAAAATCAGCCATTCTGTATTTTTCGGTAGCTGATGATGGATGTAATGCAACAGCACGGAGATCAGTACGGTCCTGCACCGCCAACTTAGATTGAAAGGTCTCAATGGTGTACGCAACGTTACCTGCACACCTAGGACACCCTGATCGTTTCCAAACGATGTTGTCAACGCGCGCGAGCCATATATGGCTGCAAGTATTGCACTTCCACTGCAGTGGAGTCGTTGACGGTTGGGATACATTTGTAGTATCTGTTAGACGGACAAATGTACCACCACGAAGAAATTCGTCAATAACCTCATTTGTCCACTTCTTTCGGCTACCGCCTCGCTTTGAGTTCATATGCACCTCCTAAATTGGTACATATCTATTTATGCATATGAACTAAAGATCAACAAACCTTCATTGCGCGATCGTAAGCTTCAATTGGGTCTTCAGCCCAACGCAAGGCGATCCGCCCACCAACATTGCGGTATGCTTCAACGTCGCGACTCGTCAGTTCTCCGTGGGTCAGTTGCTCAACAATATTGTTGATTACCATACTATTCCGTGGCTGATTGTCACACATTTCACGACCCATCTTGATTACACGAGCCTGGAGACTTGCAATTTGGCCCGTTTTTTGGTTGAGGTCCGTTTCTAGGTGTTGAATTACACTACGGTAATGTGCTAGCGTTGACAGCATAGAAGCGTCGTAAACCCCAGAAAAAGCGGGGTCGTGGCGGCACGACCCCAACTCTTCAACCGGTGGCAAGTTAGACTTTAGTGTGGAGGCTGATGTACCGTAAATGATTGACATGGTGTATCCTTTCCGTTAGGTCAGGATATTTTATTTACACCGTCTTTTTCAGGCGTTACGATACCTGTTTGATCACAATCCGTTCACGTTTGATGTCGTTGACCCACACAGTCAGAATCGCGTGTTCCTTGGACCGCTCTTCAACACGAACCTTTGTTCCTGTTACGTGTTTGCTGTTGCGGATCTTGTTTGAGATCGCATCAATGATCTCGTCCATATTCTTGCCATCAACTTCTTGAGCACGCTCACCAGGAATTTCAACAAAGAAACGCTTCGAACCAATATGGTTCTGCTCCATGTCCTCCCGGACGAGGATTTGCGACGTGCGCCACTCTCCATCTAGACCGCGTGTTGCGACTAGCTGACGGACAGCGAATTGAATCAGATCGTTGTACTGCTTCCAAGCACCTTTCTGATCAGGCGTTGGGCGACGAACGTTTGCAACTTGATATGCTTTGTGGAGTAGTTCAAGAGCATTCTTCCACTTCTGTACCAAATCTTTGGCACCTGTGCGAATGTTCTTCTTGATCTCAGCGATCACTGAGTCGGGCAGCGTTGAAATGTCAGAGCCTTCACCCAGTAGGAAGTCGGTAAACGATGGCTTGTGTTCTTCTTTGGTCATAATCGCCTTCGATCCATACTCCTTCGATGGATCCCCGCTATCTTTTGTCGTGACCTTCCGTTTGACGATCTTTGTCGCCTTGCCCCAATCACGGTTGTCGTACTGAGACGGAATCTTCATTTCTGAAGATTGCTTCGAAAACTCATTGTCGTTGCCTGGTCCGCTCATGCTGTGTCCTTAATGAACTCATGGAAGCGGCGAATAGCACCTTTTAGCGTTGGAGCTGTATTGTATGCACGATGGGTGTTGGTGACGTAAGTCACCTTCTTCGATCGTGGATTGACAGACTTCCAGACGGCAGGCGATGGTGCACCGTTTTGGCCATGATGCCATACGGCGTCTTGATCCAGACACTGCTTACGTTCTTCAGGTGTCAGAGCTACCTTGTTGTCCTTCAAGGTTTCAAACTCACCCTTTGCCTCCAGCAGATCCTGTAACACCATAATACGCCACTCCCTTGTGTGGCGTATTTATGGCGTCAGCGTTTCAGTGCATTGATCGCAAGCTCTGCCAGAACAGCCGTGATCACAGGATGCTGCTTTGCAAGATCCAACGCGTTCGCACCAACTGCGCTGCGATCGATTGCAGTGCGAATGTTCTCCAACTGTCGTGCAACCGCCCGCTTGTTGTCACCTTCAGCGAGCATCATCCGGAATTGGATATCGGAAGCATCGTCCGCCTGTCCGAGCATCCACATGATCTCGGCCGCACGGCGGGCGAGCACCTCTGCGCGTTCTTCAGCGGACATCCCGTACGAGCCGCAGACCCGCTCACGCTCCTCAAGTTCTCGCTCGGCTTGCGCCTCCCCGGTCGTCAGATGAATCAGCAGAGACGTGCTATTCAACGACGTATGCGGATGTGCCTTCAGGTAGGCCATGATCGGTGCACGCGGCGGCCCGCCCAAGTAATGGCGCTCATCCGACTGCGGGTAACGGTCGTCGAAGCACGGGGTGTTGTGCTCCAACAGATACAACATCCACGGCTGTACCTTGCCATCGATAGCCGCCATTTCAGCCAGCGTGTACTGTGGGTCCGGCACACCCAACTCGGCATCAGACCAGTAGTCGTACTCGGGGGGCTTTTTCTTGCTAAACCAAAACCAACTCATGACAATCTCCTGAATTAGGGTAAATAATCATACCCCAATTTTCCCCGTTTTGTCAACGCGGGGCAGATGCAGCGGAAGCGGGAGTTGCAGGAGCAACAGCAGGATTACCGTTGACGTGCTGGTAAAGTGCTGTGATTTGTGCGTTCACTTTGTCGAAGTTCGCAGATCCGGAACGGTACTGATCGATGATCGCTTCGAGAATCGAATTGATCTCACGAAGCGCTGTCATGTCGTATTTGTACGCGACCCCCACCTTGCCAGGATCGGCAGCGTCAGTAGGAACTAGCTTATCAACTTGGGAGACGAATTTCGGCGTTTCCGGTGGCGCGGGGATTACCGCTACCGGCTTATCAGCAACGACAACATGATCGTGTGCCGGAAGCGTACTGCAACCAGCAATTGCTAAACACATGCATAGAGCAATCAGATGGGTTTTCATTTGTGGTATCCTTGTGCCGCGTCGATCAGATACTTGATCGTGTCATCACAAGTCTGTGGCTTCTTTTCAGCCAAGATACCACGCAACTGCGATTGCAATGTGCCAGTACGTGCAGTGACGGTGTTCTGCAGCGCAGCAAACCCCTGAACGGTTTGCTGCGTGCCTTCCGCCAGCTTAACAACAGCGTCGCTGTTGGCTTGTACGGTTGCGTTCAGCTTCTCGTTGTTGGCTTGCAGCGTTGCAACGGATGTTTGCAGAGTGACGATCGTCTTCTGCTGCCCTTCAATTGTGCTCTCGAGATGAGCCCAATAGCCATAGACCGCGACGATCAAAAGTACGGCTGCAATTGGCTTCCACCACATGCGTAATAATGTCAACCACATCTTATTTCCCCTGTGTACGTCGGTCTAAGTAGCCGACTTGGTCTGTAGCACGTCCGACGCTCCCGCGCAGGCGCTTTGTCTCTTTTTCCAGGGTCGCAACGCGGATTAGCAGCGCCGAGACAACCTTTTCCAGGCGTGCCACGGTAGCTGCTAACTTGACTTGTTCAAGATCTTTTGTGCTCATGCTGGTATATATGAGCAACCCGATTACCGCTTCTTTCGACTGCAGTGTCGATCTGCAGTGTCGTAGAAGGTTGACATTTCAGGCAGTGAGTCCTTGCGAAGCAAGGAACGCTTGGCCGACCTTGTCGTACAGCATCGCACGGACGTCAATGTACGGGTGTTCCAGTCGGAAGCGGAGACGGGGATGTTGGCGCGAGTTGCGACGATCGGTCAGCATGCGGAACGCTTCGAGGTGTTCACGGTTGTTCACGTCGAACGTCACGGTTTCCAGGCGATCCATCACTTGCGGCAGAATCGTGGACTTGATCATAGTGAGAATCCTCAGCTCGTTGTTGATGCGGGCATCTTACTCGCAATTGGGGTAAGAGTCAACTGCGGGTTCGGGCCGCCTCGAACTGCGGAAGGGTGATGTTCAGCATTTGATCGACGGCGGTACGCAGGTCGATGATCGCCTGCATATTCGCTTCCAGTTGCTGGACGATCAGTTTGGACTGCATACACCCCTGCTGGAGCAGTTGACGGCGATTGTAGATTGCCGAATCAAGGGTGTTGTCAGAAATCGTCCCTGCACTGTCGACAGCGGCAACCAGCACGGCGAGCTTGAGCGCCATGTCACGCTGGTTCGCCTTGCACTTCTCCGCATGGTCTTCGCACTCCGCCAGGATTGTAGGCAAGCGAGTAGCCATCAGGGTCAAGCGGGGACGGAACGTGCTCGGATCGACGGGGGCGTCCTGCGTCATCCGTGCGAAGAAACCTGCGGCAGGCTGGCGAGTTGTGCGTTGAGTTCGGCAACCATCGAAGCGAGCGTGGCTTTGTCGATGTCCAGTTGGCGGAACGTCTGGTAGTTCTCCTCGAACAGCGCATCGCACTGGTCAGCACGCTGTTCAGCCAGGGTAGCCGTGCGGTCGAGTTCTGCGACCAGCGTCTCGATGCGCTTGGTCACGCTTTCGAACTCCGACAACATCCGCTCCTTGACAGAGCCGCCGAAGTGGACGAGCTTGGACAGCAGCCCTTGCTTACCCATCGTCTTCGGGTTCAGCTCCTTGGTTGTGGCGATCAGGACGTTCAGCTTGGTGCCGAACTCGCCCGCGTCGTTTGTCTTGGCACCATCCAGAATCTTCTTGGTTGTGGCACCTACACGAACCTCGGTCTGCTGCCCGACTTTGTCGATGTCGGACATTGAGATCGCTCGCACAGGAGTTGTAGGTTGGACGGCCAGTTCCGTGCTGTGCGGATACGGCACGGACGTCTGCTCGTGGAGTTGAGAGATTGACGGTGCTTTGGCAGCGTCGACGAACAACGGTTTCATGTTGGGTGTTCTCATTGAGTTAGAGATGACGCAATCTTATTGAACCCCTAAAACGGGATCAACCGAATGCTTCTGCGTTCAGTTGATTGATCAAATAGTCTCGTGCGTGCTTACTGACGCGCCCACTAATGTCTTTCATGGTAAACCCGGACGCCGCAACATCATCGGAACACTCTTTGACGATGTCGGCCATCATTGCACGGATGAACTCGCCCGTCCTCTTGATGTCTGGCTTACCGCCATTCAACGTGTTGAACGTTTGCTCGTACATCTGTTCCAGACGCCACGTCGGGCACAGCAAATCCGCAAGCTCGTTGATCGAGTCCAGGCGGACAACGTCTGCCGCAGCCAGCGTCTTGACCTTTGTCTTCGGAGCGTGCTCGTCGCCCTTCACCTTGAACCAATAGCTGCTATCTTGATAGTCAGGGTGAGTGCATATCCAAACAATCCCTTCACCGACGATTATTCCCTTATCATTGGGAACAGCGCCGAGGGCCTTGGCGACAGGGCATACCTTCTCAACTTCGAGCGTCATTGCAGCCAACGGTTCCTGAGCTGCATATGCGCGGGCAAAGTCGATCTCAATACCGAACGTCTCAAATTGATACGTATTCTTGAGGGCGGGAATGGCCTTACCTTGGAGCTCGATCTCATCGAACAGGGCGGGGATCAGATGTCGACCATGCCATACCTTCTCACCCTCTGCATCAACGACGGCGATGTTGAACACCACGAACATCTTCGGCAGCTGGTTCAGCCCGACGCTCTTTTGAATGCTGCCACCACACCATTCACCGAAGATCATGATCGCCTGGTCATCCGTTGGGTTGAGGACGGCCTTTAGGTACGAGAACATCCAGTCAAACAACTCGCGCTGCGAGTGGACCCACGTCGCAAAGCCAGCATTGTCCGACATCATCGTAATGATGTTATCACGAGATTGACACCACGTAGTCCCTGCTTGGTGTGCTACGGCAGCGTTCGTATTGTGAACACAAATACCGTTGGCAAAAAAGTTGTGATGATTATGTACTGACAGGTCGTAGCACGTTTCTCTCTGAATGCTCTTTTTGCTTACTAATTTCATCATACGTATCCTTTATTCTATCGATGTATTTTTGTGGGTCTAATTTCCAACCACTTTCCCAGATGACAATTACTGTGTATCCAGCTCTACGTAAGAAAGCATATCGCGCTCGGTCCTTGGCCCATTTTTCACCGGCTGTCATCTTAATGATAGTGTTATATTGGTCAGCTCGCCACGTTTTTGGATTACAGTGCCACATATCACCATTATATTCAACAACAATCTTTAACTGTCGGTTACATTCATCCACCTGCATGGCGCTGATTTGAACGTGACTTTCAAAACCATATTGTTCTATTAACCCATGCAATTGAGCATGAGCCTTGGACATGTAGCCTAATTGTGCTTGTGCAAAGATTTTTGCATATCGAGCTGCTGCGTGGACGGGGTCCTTTAGCAATTCGTGAGATGCTGCACTAGCTTTTTTGACACGCCGTTGTTGTTCTTCTCGGGTAAGTTGGTTCCAACGCTCATTTGTAAAACGACTGCTTTTAGCAGGGTCGTGCTTCTGCGCTGAAATCCTGCCAGCATTGGCTGCATCTTGTTTTCTCTGCTCAGGGGTACGCTTTCGCAAGGCTCGAATTCCATTTGCAACCAAAGCGGCTGTGTGTCGCATCTTAGTACAATCGGCACACAAATCTAATCCCTCTGACAATTTTCGTGCGCGCCGTGTCCTGGTGTCACAAGATCGCTGAATATATTGTGCACCACAATTTTCACACAAGCACCTATCCATGCTCCGCTTGCCCTGAAACCACGTCTCTGTTACTGTCATAAATATCTCCATGAAACCAATGTAGAGACATTTATGCCAAGTTGGTGGTTAATCGATGATTAATTGATGGTCTTCGGTAATATCTTCGGCCGCAACCCAACCTTCCGTGGTAAGCAGAGGATGGTCTACTGTGCACTTTAGAGTAGTGCCGTTGTTGAAACTTAACTCAATCCAAGGCTTGTCCAACTCTTGAACGATGACTGAATCCACAACATCAACCACAATTTGCTGCGTGTGTTCATCGTACGATAGAACCGATGTCCCCGGTACAACGTCCTTGATCCGTTCACGTGATCCATCAGCAAGCGTGATCAGAGTATCTGCGTGAACGCACCCGTGCAGCTTGGTTGTGCCTTGAAATGGCAGGACAGGCAGCGGCTTTGCTTCGTCGAACACGGGTTCGACGTTCTCATCCTTACCAACGTACTGGGCACGGCTAACAACCGTGTGCACAACGTTGCGGAATTGACTGATGCTCGGAAACTTGATCATTCGTTGTGTCATGATGTTCTTCTTGTGTATAACCGCACTCACAACCCTAGTGATTGCGTGATCCAGGAGAAAGGTGGTATATGCTCCCAGATAAAGTGTTCTATTGGGAATGAGATCGTGATCCCAACCCAAAAGCTAAGGGAGCGAAGTTGGGACTTCGACTCGTGGTAGCATTTGACGAGCAAGCCCCGCTCGTCCCGGTGAAAGTGTGCCATTGTGATCTCCCGGTCTGTCAAAGTGCCGCAAGTCTACAACGATAGACCGGTTTATACAAGGGTCAAAGAGAATGGGGTACAACATGCTCCGCGATGTATACGTTGGTATAACGCTTGTCGTATGACACTTCTGTGCCAACCCATGTTGGCAACTGACCGAGCGTAGGTGCCACACCTTCATCGAATTCAACCTCCGCCATTACCAGACCGGCGTTGACGCCCTTAAAAACGTCGATCTCCCACTTAATCCCGTTGACGAACACTAGGTAGCGTGTCTTCTCGATCAGAAGGGTGACACTCATCGTGATCATTTCTTCCGCGTCAACGAGAGGGATCTCGTATTCATACTCCGGACAAGAGAGATTGACACGCTTTCCCTTGACCGTGATGAATGCCTTTTCGTTGGCAATACGTACTCGGACTGTGATCCCTTTGGACTTTGCCAGATAGCCTTGCCTGATCTTGATCTTCTTAGCTGAAGCTTTCTTCCAGCCGTCGTTTGTGACCAAAAACTTACGTTCCGTTTCAATCATCAGATACCTCAATTTGTACTTGTGCAGCTTTCTTACGAGCGCGCTGTTGTCGGGCAAGCTCACGCTTATAAATGCGCAGCTCCTCAGCACTTCGTTTAATGTGAGGCCCTCGTGCAACCCCAGCTGCTTTACGCTCCGCCCAAACACGTTGCATTTGTTTATATTCTTCGGTCTTTGGCGGCATTTTCTTGCCACGTCGTGCCTTACCTATATTCTCTCGATGCTCCTCTGAGAATACCTTACCTTTGTGCACTGCACTGCATTTAGCCTTGGTTTCAGCGGAAAGTTTTTTGCCAAGATTTCGCTCACGCATCCGTTGTCGTTCTTCATCAGATACGGGGTTGGCTTTACGATAAGCAGACCAATACTCACTCATCTTACGCCGAGTTTCTACAGACTTTGGTTTGCTCATTTCTACAGCAAAACACGTTCGGATCCAACCATAATATTTGTTGTTTCGACGCTCTCCGCCCATTATACAGGCTAATGCCCAAATTAACGACGGACGTTCTGGGTGCATTTTCACCAGCAGTTGATGAGCAACAAAGTGTTCTTGTTGTGTAAGATCAACCAGGTTATCTGAACCACCCATGCACTTCGGGAGAATGTGATGACGTTCAACATACGTAGTCAGCGGTGGTCGATTCTTGGCTCGAGTTACGAGCGACTGGTAAATTTTAGTGTAGTTTATACACCTACTTATCCATTGCGTTCTGTCTCCGTCACCATTCCGTCTCTCCAGATATGCAAAAAGCCGCGCAGCGGCGGCTTTTATTGGTGTTCTGGCGTATTAGACCAGAGTAGAGTTCAGGTAACCCATTGACTTCCAGTAGATCCGGGTCTTGCCACGGCGGGCTGGTTCAGCCTTGACGATCGTGACTTCGCTTGGACGAGTCTGACGTGCAGGTGTACCGTTCTTGATGATCTGCTTGCCAGCAGGAATTGTGGCTCGGGTGCCAACGGCGGTGAACGTGAATGACATGATTGTTTCCTTATAGGTATGTTGTGCTTTCACAAGCGACGGGACTATCTTCTAACCCATGCGGGTAAGTCAACCGCAGGAACAGGGACAGCGTACGATACATCCTCAACCGTGACCACTCCGTAGTAATCCGCAGATTCACTCGATGTCGTTGGATCACACTGGATACCCGTCTTACCGTACCGAGTCATGAGGTTGATCATTGGGGTGTATGTATTCGGATCAATCGTGGCGCCACTATATACCACTAGATTGTACGGGCTAAAGACGTATCCCGCATCAACGTCGCTAGGACCCTTGTATCCGATCAGGTATTCAATGTTTGGTGAACTATCGTTCATGTCAACCATTGACACGTACACACGCATTTGGCCGTTGAGAGTACCGACTTGCCTCAGCGCATAGGTGTGCGTCTGCTCAGAGTCCGGTGTTTTGACATAGCCACTCTTCGATACAGATTGCAGTAGAGCGACGCCCCTTGGAGATGTGACGATAAAGTTGCCCGCGCCGCGACGGGTAGTTGATGCAATTGTATTCGCAACTGCGTTGATCATGATCGCATTGTCATCGTGCGGCAGGCCTGATACTGTCTGACGGTGGGTTGCGATCTTGTTCAAATCACAGAGGACCTCTGCAATCAACTCGTACGCAACTTCAGCACCAAGGGCTCGTGCAATCCCGTCTGCGATGTCAATCCCGTAGATCGCGAATAAGTCTTGTGCTGCCTCAACATTAAACCTTGCTGCCAGCTTGTGAGTCTTTGCCTCAACGGCGTGCTTGAGCACTTCAAGGTGGAGCGACTGGCTGTCCTGTACTGCGGGATCTTGATACTTGTACGCCGCCCGGTATACCAATCCGACGGGACCTTGCAATGGTTGAATACTAACTAGTCCTCTCAGAGGGACTAGTTCCAAGCATGCGTACACAGTGGCATTAAACACCATTGTTGCCACTTCATCTGTCTGCAGCGCCTGCTGTGATGAGTCGAACTTGTAGTTCGAGAACGAGCTGCGAATAAACGCAATCTCATTCTGCAACACGGGGGTAACCCATGCATGGTCGTTCGCAGTGAACAGCTTTAGCTTTGAAGCGAGCCGTTCTTCCCAGATTCGGTTGTCGCGCTTAGTAACAAACCAACCTACAGCTTTCCTGTATGCTTTTGTTAAGTATGTGATTAGTGTCATATAGTACCTTTTAGTTATTGTTGTCGTACTTATTGGGTCGATTTAACACTAACCCTATCCCCAAATGCAGGGGGAGGCTGTGCTAAGCAGCCTCCCATATTACGTAGTTTTGTGTCTTACGACAACAAGTTACTGGGTCATTCCACCCCGGTACGGACCAGACAATTGATCGACAACAGACGACTTGTCGCGGATTGCCGGTCTCCAACGATGTTCCGTTGGAGACCAACCAGCCATCGAGTACCAGTCATCACCCTTCGACATCGGTGTCGACGTTGCCGCCGACAAATTGACAGCGATCTTGACGACCTTCTTACCTGCAACGCTCTTCAACCGGCCGTCGTTGCCGACCATCGTTTGTACGACGGCTTAACTACAGGAGGAGATAACAAAGTTCTATCAGAGGAAACCAAGCAGCGTATCAATGACGCCAAGAAGGGCGTCAAGCGTTCTGAGGAAACCAAACAACGAATGAAGGAGGCTAGAGTAGGAAAGGTGTCACCACTCAAAGGCAGGGTGTCGCCATTGAAGGGACGAAAGCTCCCTCCTCGAACTGACGAACACCGTGCAAAGTTGGCAGAAACCAAGTTAGGCGAGAAGAATCCAAACTTTGGGAAGGATGGAACGCATCTTGGAACGACATGGTCTGAAGAAACCCGCCGCAAGTACAATGAAACTGTTGCCGCTCGAGAGTAAGTACCAGCGGTGGGAATCGAACCCACATTACAACTCTCTTATCTGGAGAGGTCATGCATCCCGCGCGGTATTGTTCTTTCCTCTAAATGTTGGTGTTTGAGAATGACAGTTTGGGCACAAGAATCTCAAATTTGAAACTTCATTGTTGGTTCGATCACCATTGATGTGGTCTAGTTCCAATGTTAGCTTGGTAGAGTTCCACACCCCTGAATTATTGCACATTTGACATACGTGCGGAATGGCTTTTGTCACGATGATATGATGTCGTACCACCGTTCTAGATGCGGTGCTATTTTTACATAGAATGTCTTCGCTGGAACGCGTAACCCCAATCCTGGCTGAAGTGAAGTGCACTGTTGAAATCTGATGTTTCTCAATCAGATTTTTGATTGTCCGGGCATTTCCACCCACTTCACTTAGCCCCAATTTTCGTAGAACTTGTGAGATATTTGTGCACTGTTGCACAGCATCGATAACCTCCTCTACCGTATACCTGACGGGGCGGCCTGCAGATTTGAAATGAGTGGTATCAACATGATTTCGCTCAATAAACAGGCTTAAATACTTGTAAGCTCGCCAATCTTCACACTTGAAACCTAACGACGCCAAGACAGCGTGCTTGGATGAGGATTGCGCTATTAGCAGCGCCAACTCTGCGTCAGGCATTTGCATTAACGTTTGGGTTAGACTCATGATATCTCCATAATTATGGAGATATTTATGTGCGGGGACTATTGTATCCCATAATTCCAAAAAGTACTTCCAGTAGGATTCGAACCTACGACGCGCCCTTATCTAGAGCTATACCGGGTATAAGCCGGGGGTTTTACCGCTAAACTATGGAAGCAATGATACTGGCAAGCTTCTTGGCCAATATTAGCAACGCTGGTAGCGTATTTACAGCAGAGGAAGGTGTCCCGTGATCGAATTGATCTTGCTCTCGTAGTCAGGACCAATCGCAATGCAGGTGTTCGTCGGAACACCGTTAAAGACGGTCAAGCCGTTGTCGCGAATCAAAGCACACGGCAAGCCTGCCTGTTCTGCGGCTGCGAACAGGGCAAGCAATTGCTCCTCGTCTTCTACACCAAGACAAACCTTGGTGTACGACCCATTCAACCAGCTGTCGAGAGCGCTTCCGTGCTTGAATCGAAGCATCCAACCTTCCGTTTCACTGGTACCAAAGTCTTTGTCCATCATCTTCAGCAGAGGAGCCATGGCAGCATGTGCTGCAATCTTGCCCTTCGGCATTTTAAGGTCCTTGCGGACGACAATTACCTGCTTAACGTATTCAGTCATTTAGTGCCACCAGTCGATCTGCCATTGGCTTAACGAGGTCTTTACCGCGCAACCCATCACGCCACTCTTGAGGAATGCCCTTCCAGCCGTAGATGATACCAGCCCATCCACCTGCCACGCATGCAGTTGTGTCTGTGTCGTTACCGAGAAGGATGGCGCGTTCGATTGCATTCATGAACGTGTTATCGCCCATCAGCGAACTTTGCACTGCAAAACGTGCCGACCATAGCGTGTCAACAACGTATCCCGTGCCGCGAGGCTCTTCGTCTTTCCCTGCAAGGACAGTAGCGAAATGCCCTTGCCATTCGGTATCGTCACACCGAGCTTCAACAATGTCAACGGCAGCCCAGAAGGCGTCGTTAAACTTATCGCCACGCAGCAGCATGATCGCTGTCATTACGTAGATTTGACCGCAGATCAACGAGATTGGATGGCCGTGCGACACCATGTGATGCATGTCCGAGACGGCGCAGATTAGGTCGATATCTTCCGACTTCCACAACGCCAGAACAACAGGAAGTGCACGCATCAAGCCGCCGTTGCCGTTTTCGTATTCTGTATACGTCAGCTCGAGTGGATCAAGGCCAAACTCCAGGAGACGGATTGCCTCCGAGGTCTGGTTTCCAATGTCAAACTTCTTGTTGTCTGGCGTCATGTACCCTTCGTATCGCCACCTTGACATCCGGTGTCCGAACGCGTGCACCCAGTCGGTATCCAGCCAGTCGTCGGCCTTCAACAACGATTCCATCAGACATAGCGTCAGCGCACCGTCATCAGACCACGTGCCAGGAGGGACGCCAAGATACGATCGGTTGAACTTAGGTGGTGGAACCATCGTTGGGGGGTGGGGGATCTGTAGAGTTGTCTTGAACTCATACGGTACACCAACGGCGTCACCAATTAAGGCGCCGTATAAACCGCCATGGAGTTTGTCAATCGTGTTATTCATTGTAGTCCTGCCTGATATCCTTGCCACCAGCCATGGTGGTTTGCTTTTGCATCAACGAGCGCATGGTGTTGGCGCGGGTCAATGTTGTAGTACTGCTGCATTCCATTCGGCTTCCGAAGTCGGTAAAACTCTGTATCAAGAAACAATGTTAGCATAAATATCCTATTTGGAGATCAAACACATGGATACAACCCGCCTAAAACAGCTTGCTGGTCTTGCCAAAGATAGCACTGACAACCCCACTTACTCGTCACTCATGGAAGTTGTGGAGCTCAGTGATGATCTGTCGCTGGACGAACTGATCAAGCGTCTCGACGCTTGCAGCCGTGCGTTGAAGATCGTTAGCACTCTTCCGGACCCAGCAGACAAGAAGAAGTGGATGTCTGCCACGTTTGTGAACCTGAACAAGGTTCGCGCCGCTCTCCAACGCCAGCTTCGCGCTGCAGGATTCCCTGCAGATGACGCGGCAGTGATCTCTGGTCTACGTTCAGGTAAGGCCGCTCCTGTTGCATCAAAGAGCTCCCCCGCTCCCACTGAACAACAGCCAGCTGTGACGCAGTAAAGCCAACCGTTGGGTTTACATCGTAAAGGACCACAAAATGGTCCTTTACTTTTTGGCGCAACGTGAACGTAATGTTGTACCGGTCGGCAAGTGCTCTGAGATGCTCGAATAGATCCTGCATGTCCGGGAAGCTCATCGTTTTGCTGCGCATCGTGACATCCGCATTGTAATCTGAATGCACCATTAGTTTACCTTTCCGCGCACGCCTGCATTCCAAAGCATACGCACATCTACGTTAGTCCCACAAACAAATTCATCACACATTTCACATCCTGCAACAGCAAACAACGCTTCTCCAAAGCCACGAGCGTTACCATTACATTTAACACATGGCAGGTACCCCACGATTGCACATTCGTCGCAGCACCACATCGCATCATATGGCTTGACAGAACCACCATGCTTTTCACACAGCAGTCCCGTCCTACGCATCGCTGGCTTTTTGGCTGTTGGCATCAGATTACCTTCATTGCTCGGTCATATGCAGCAATTGGATCTTCAGGAGCCGTTGGCGCGTTGGGGCCACCCGCTTCAAGGAATGTGTGGCACACCCCACTTCCGTTGGTCATCATGTCGTCAAGGTGACGGACCCACTGGTGCCCATCCGTGATCGTGTTCGAGTAACATGCGGGTACATATTCCTCGATTCCAACCAGCGCACCCTTCGCAGCGATCGATTCAATCGCCCGCTGATGCCGCTTAGGAGTGCGAAAATCATGATCCAACGTCAACGCGGACACTTGCATCCCCGCGTCCTGTAGAGCCTTGGCAATCAATTGCACAACTGCGCTCTTGCCAGCTCCCGTCGCACCTGACACCTTGATTTCAATAAACGGTCGATCTTTAGCCAATTTACTCATCCTTTTCGATGTTCCACAATCCTTCATTCTCACCTTTGAGACGATCTAGGAATTCAATCGTTTTGATTTTAGCTGTCCAGTCAGCACCTTTGCAAATGACCCCTTCATAAACTGGGTACTTGCCGGTACGCACGTCATTGATGAATTGATGGTTCATATTCCCCTCGTACACAACTTCTGCGGACCAATCATGCCGATGGAACAATTTAGCAAACTGCTTCGGCGGAATAAACCCGTGCTTGAACACAAATACATCAAACAGTGGGATTTGCTACACCCGACCCGAAGCGTGCGTCCATCTATCGGCGTATCGCCAGTAGATTATCGTCACGCGTTGCCGTCAAGACGACTAACGGTCAAACACTATTCACCTTCCGCACTTAATTACCACAACAAATCAAAATTACCGTCCATTACTTTGGACAGCGGAACTTTTTTCTCTGTGCGATGATCAGTCGCAATGTTATCTTGGAACCGGTACGTCCGTACCTTGTCGCCACGCATACCAGAGCCCATCTGCTTCTTGCGTTCAATTGACTGTGCCACAATGCTGCGGTACTTTGCGTCCGATTGCAGACGCTTGATCAATTCTTGCATTGCCTCAGCGTACGAATTCTCTCGACTACGACACTGAGATGTGACCATTGCTCCTGTAGGAACATGGGTCAAGCGGATGCTGTTTTGGTGTTTGTTGCGATGTTGTCCACCTGCACCTGTTCCCGAGTACCATTCAATCTTGAAGTCCGACGGATCAATCTTCGAATAGTCAGGTTGGGCATATTGATCAACACGGATTACGGCAACCATTACCGATGAGGAATGGACGCGACCCTTGCGTTCAGTTGGTGGAATACGCTGGAGGCGATGACCTCCTGGTTCATTGTTAAGCTGCGTTAGATCAGTGCCACTTACTTCTATGTGGACCTCTCCCGAAGTATCTAACACAACATGGTGCTTTCAGCCAAAACGGCTGAACATCTTCCCGTATGCTTGTGCTAGGTCCTTAACAAACAACTTGCTGTCGTCACCGCCTTCAGCGGAGTGGATTTCGACAATTGTCTTCATGTTGGTGCTCCTTGTTTCAAATTCCTGGTTAACACCACTCAACCAGGCCTTGTATACTTATGTATGAACTTCCATTATGTTCAATTTCGTACTTGATCAGCTTGACGCCCTTCTGGCGACAAACGTAAGCGAGCACGCATACCATTGATAGCACCAATGATATGCAATCGTGACAGTGTTGGGTCTAACTGTTGGAATTGAGTGACAATCACATGCGTCATATCAGCCGCAACATCAATGCCATTACTGAACCTCAGGTCATTTTGTTGAACCTGAAATTGTACGGCCAAAACGGGATCGAGACAGTTAATGGATAGGCAGACATTCCATTATCGTAAACAAAAACGGCGTTGTCGACAACGCCGTTTTTGTTAGCTTAAGGGATCAGGTACTTGTTGAAAAAGTCGATCATTCCCGTGTATGCACCTGTCTCAGGAATTAGCTGCTCTGCAACACACTCATTTCGATTATTCACTTGTGTGTACCGCGTGCACAATTGAACGCCAAAATCAGGATAGTGTTCAGGGTTGAACTTTGTCGTCATTGTTTGATACGAAATGAACCCCTGCATGAACTGTTGCTTGTAGCGTAGGTGAACCGGAGGATCATCGGGGGTAACGGATGCAACGGCGCTACCAAATTGCTGCCACTTTGGATGCAGCGTTTCAAAGCCTGTTTCTGCTTGAGCACGGTCAGACGGGATTAGGAACCACTCTGCAAATTCCACCGGATTGTATGAGGTCTGACCTTGATATGCCCAAACTGCGCGAACACGTGTTGATTCACGAGCAATAGCGTCGGGGCTATTGGAGATCGCCATGTCATCTTGCATAGCCGTCCACATCGATAGTGTGCCACGTGAATGACCCACCACGAATACATTGCGCTTGTCAATGCCAAGGGCTGTTGCGTTAGCACGCAAGAACTGGATTGCTCGGGCGGCGTCCCAGTGAGGAACGCGTGGATCTGAAACACGGTTTGGTACGTTGTCGTTGTCCACCGGATGACGGAACTCTACAGAAGCAATAGCGTAACCAGCAGCCAATGCAGGTTGCACAATCTGGCTGTACAGTGTTGGGTTTTGCTTCTGGTCAATATAGCTGCTACCACCATTTGGGTGGAAGTAGATGATCAGTGGTGCTGACGGATTCGTTGTTGCAGCGTAGAAGTTCAGCGTCTGCGACATCAACTTACCGTTGTTCGCAGCTTCATTCCACGTTTCAGAGCCCCAGCAAATGCTGTTGCCTTTAGCGCCAGCTGTTAGAGTGATGGGTGTGCACGCTTGTGCTGTAGAAATGGCAAACAGAGCTGCTGCCACAATAGTCTTCAGGAATTTCATCAATAGCCCCTTAGGTTAGTGGACTATTTATCAATTCGGTACCAGGCTTCCACTGGACTCCCACCACTGTTTTAACGTCTGCGTGTCCTCGACGGTTGTGCTCCCAAGATGAGGGAGTGTGTGCCCCCGGAAAGAGTCGAACTTTCACCGTCGCTTTAGAAGAGCGACTACTATCCAATAGGCGGGGACAATTAACCTATTTATTGAGGAATTGGCATCCAGCCAGTGATCCCAGCGCTGCTATGCCAGAATTCTTCACCATTTGGTGCATCACTGTACCACTCAACTTGAATTCTGAACTTATCGTCATAGCATATCCACTCACACCCTTCCATGTCATCACCGTCGAAGTAGTCATGAGTAATTACAGGAGTGGCCCACCACGCGGAGACGACACCAATGTTCGTCTTCAGCAGAACCTCTGTGCCATCAAGTGGCACAGTCGACATCGGTAACCATGTTGCCATTTCGTTCCCTCATCTTTTGTTCTCGCTTTTCAGCTTTTCGCAACTCACGAGCAGCCGCGCGCTCGGCCTTTTCAGCCTTTGCCTTCGCTTGCTTCTCCCGTTCTTCAAGCTGTTCTTTCGTCAACGGAGCCCTCTCCACAACGACCTTTTCAGCCTTCTTCTCTTCCTTCGTCTTGCGAGGTTTTGGGAAGTAGCATTCGCAACACTCGTCCGTAAATGACTCCATTTGTTGGACGAGCCGTGCAAGAGCAGTATCGTCATAGTACGACGTGCGGCGCTCAACGATCGTATGCGTCTTACCGTCCTCCAGCCGTGTCAGAACGATCTGAACGCCACCGTTTGGTAGACGCTGCGTGGTGTGTGTGAAATTGGTGGTCAGCATGATTGACGTGTTGCTTGCGTGTTACGACAGGATTGATGGTGAACATGAAACTGAGGAACGTTGGTGTCGTGAACACATCCGATTCAGACGATGGACCATCGGAATACAAAATGCGAGCGCCGATTATCTCACCAGTTTGCTTACCTGTAAACCAATTCGTTCGGTAAACGGGAAGCGCCTTGACGGCGGTCTTGCCTGAATTTTGTTCTGTGTGGAACTTCGCGTTTTCAAGCAAAATGCGAACAGCGAGTTCGCGCTGTTCGCGATCATGCTGCCTCGATACAGTGTGCCGCATACCAAGGTATGCGAGCAGGAAAGAGACAACGGTGATTGGCGGTAGTGAAAACTGCCAGATCGTCCAAATTACCGCTGCCACTATCGCTGCATCAAACAGCACGTACCGATAGCGGTACAAGTACTTGATCATTCCTTGGCGCACATTTCAATGTAGGTTGATACCAACGTGTGTGAACGCTCTCGATTAATCTCAAGCATCACAAACTCCCGTGCCTCGTGCAGCTGGTTAAACACCTCAGGACATTGTGGGTAATTGTCTGTGAAGTGGAGCCAGAACGGCCAAAACCGCACCTTATACTGAGGTGTGTACGTGCAGGAGCCATCGCCATATACGCGGCACACGATTCGATATTTGCGCATGTCAGTAGATCAATGCTTCAGGTTCTCCTTGGTCGTTGGTGAACAATTTTAGATTCCCCCTGATCTTGATCTTGATCGCACCTTCGGTGTGTGGATTGTCAGGAGTTTCCTTCGTGGAGAATCCCACACCCGGGTTGCACTTCAACGTGCGACACATAGTGTGACTCACCCTTCACTTTCAACACCCACATTGGGATCGTCGGATCCGCTAGATGAGCCTTGTTAAAGTGAAACACGATAACGACCTTTTCAAAAACCTATTGCATGACTATTCCTTAGTCGGTTGGGGGAACAAAACCTGGTACTGCTGTGCAAAAAACGTTGCGGTGATCGTATTTACGCCCGTCTTGTGATCGCGCTTATAAAACTCTACCCTACTGCCACTTAGCATAGTTCGTAAAGGGTTATCGTCGCGATTGTTGCTGTTGAACACGAACTGTTCGGGAGAACCGCCACCAGCGTAATCCAACGGTGAAAATACGAGGTCGCCGGCGATCACTGCGTCGTTGAAAGCGTGCGTGCGTGTAACGGTGTCGTTGCCGTCTAAAATGTCTACGAACACGTCAATCTTTGCACCTCGTGCATGCAGATCAACTAGCCGGCGGGCGGCCTGGTTAGTTACGTCGTCTTGGAATACGACGGTTAGGCGGTGTCCACCGTACTGGGATGACCAATATCCAAAATCTGATGTTGATACAACTTGCATTGACAGCTCGTTGTACTGAACGTCATTCTCAACGATCCGTACACGGAACTTGTATGCTAAATTTGGTTGAAGAATTCCCGTGCCAACCCCAGGGATTCCGACATCTGCTAGTGAGCTCATGGACTGACCTTTCTTGTTAAGTCAGCCCATCTTCCTGAAAACGGCAGGTGTCAGTCAACAGATTCAGGATCGGGTTCAGCGAGCTGATGAATCCACTGCAGGTCATCGACGATGTAGCTACGGAACTTGAACTTCGAGTCACCGTGCCCGTCCTTGTACACGCGCAGCTCGATCACTCGCTCCGTGAACGATTCGACCAAGACACGTCGAATACGCGTCTCTTCAGGAAATCGAACGTGCCACACCTCGCCGACGTTGATCGTCAGTAGAGGGAACGTTGTATTTGACGCGTGCGGTGGTGGGAGGATCATTTTCATAGTTGCTCACTTGGTGTGGAGGGATTCGAGGCTTGCGATCCAGTCAACCCAATGCAGATTGCCCATTCGATCTTCACCCAAACGCTCGAACCAATTGTGGAAGTACTCGTTCAGTTCACGACGACGCGGGTGCGTTTCGTAGTGATGTGCCATAAAGTCCTTATAGTTTTGGATCTTGTCAGCAACCAACATGCGGTTGACGCCTTCCAGAGGACTGAGGGCAACTTCTTCCAGCGTATCGATCTCCCGACGGCTAAGGTATGCGTTGGCGATATTCCGGTACTCCATCGCCAGCGCAACAGCACGCTTGTCACACTGTGCGACGATGACGTCGAAGTTCTTTTCGAGGTCAGGATCCAGCTGCAGCAGGGGATGCAAGCAGAACGCTTTCTGTGCGATTGACGATGCGCCGAGCTTGGACAGAATGTAGATTCCTTCGTCGATGTGGTTCATCTTAAACACACCGCTACGTTTAGCGCGCTCGTTGCCATACGTCCGCTGAATCATCTGGTATTCTACGGTGTCAAAGACACCATGAATCACTTCAAAGTTCGCGTCATGATGACGGAGCCACTCAACGATTTGGCAATCGCCGATTGTGATGATTTTGTTGTGGCACTGCTTGAGTAGTCGCCTGCCAACACCCTTACCTTGATTCGTTACATAAAACGAATCATACGTGGTACCATCTTGGCTGGTTAGATGTGTTGTGTAGCCACCTTCTTGTGGCGTCAACTCAAACGACCAACGAAAGCCGTGAGGAGCAAGTTGAAGGTTGCGCATCAGGAAGTATTGGTATACTTCGTCGTACGACGTTGCGTGGTACGCCAGGCGATCAGGCCTGGCAAGGACGGTTGCGGCCGTATTGGTCAGCGTTTGCGAGTTCATCGATCATCCTGGTCTTGTTGCTCAACACAAACCGGTGCAGCCAATTCAACACGTGTGCGTCAATGCTCCCGCAAGTACCGGCTTCTTTTTCAGCGAGCGCTTGAGCTGTGCGCTCAAGCGCTCGTGACGACCTCATCGTACTGTAATGGATACTGGACAATATTGCGCACGTTTGTTCCTTTAGATGGTGGCCACGGCTGGGTTCGAACCCTGCAATACCTCTTTGTAGGAGAGGAGGTGTCACCCGCTACGCTCACCAGGCGATGTTTTGTGCTCTGTACAGGAATTGAACCTGTGTCTACTCCGTACCAAGGAGTTATTATCCCACTATACTAACAGAGCATGAAAGATGGAGCGTTACTCCATCTCTTGGTTCCGCAGCTTTTCACCAGCAGAACGTTGACGATTGATGTTACGAGGCTGGCCTGTACCAAGCTCGTCGTGGGAGAACACGCCGTACAGATCCAACGTCCGCTTACCACCGACCATCCCAATCTTGTACACGATCGAAACGTCAAACGTTAGGCCTGCGTGGATGAAACCACGCAAGTTGCCTTCATTAGCAAACGCACGATCCTTCGAGCCATACAACTCAAGGGGGTGCTCTGACTTGAATCGGATGAAGTCTACGATCTTGTCGCGCACTCGCGGATCACGTGAGTGCTGTACCGAGGTTTTACGAAACAAGATGCACGTGCGAACTTCGATCACTTGTACAACTCCGCAATTACGTCTTCTGCGCTGCGAGGTTCCGACAAAATCAGTTCCTCAGGAGTTGCAGATTCTAGCAAAGCATGAGCCTGTTGGGCAACAGCTTGCTCACGGAGTTGTTGTTCTGTGATGAATGAAAGGTCTTGCAGACGCATAAGGGCTCCCTTAACTGGACCACTTATTTAGTGGTTATCAGTTTGATGACGAATGATTCGATTCCCTGTCCGGGAACGTACAACTGCTTCCAGCGGACATCCGTCACGAGGATGGGATTCCGTTGTCTCGGCAGTACGGAGTTCTGCGAGGACGCCCGTCGACTTATCCCAGCCTTCTAGCAGCAGCAAGACCATCCCGTCACACTTGCTCAGCATTTGCTCACTGTACTGTTGCCAGTAGACCCAATCATCAGGCATCTGACTATATTTGGTGGTCTCAAACTCGTAGAACTCGCGCACCCTAGCGTCCTTGATCGCAAGATCAGGGTCGCTGTGTGGTGCTGCGACGTAAATCATCATGTTCCTTTAATTGGTAGCTCCAGAAGGAATCGAACCTTCGTATCTGCGATGTCAACGCAGTGCTCTACCATTGAGCTATGGAGCTATTATTTGTCTTTGTTTGACTTCTAGCTGGTGGAGGATCGAACTCCTGACTCAAGCGTGCAAGGCTAGCGTTTTTCCAGCTGTACTAATCCCCAAAAATTGTCAGTGGTGACTGGTTGCGAAGCCGTCAGTGAGGTCGTCAATCAGGTCAACGATCGCTGCACTTCCGCCGTCGCCGCCGCTGCCACTGACCAACATGCAGCCAATCAGAAAACCGACTGCACTTCCGATTGTCACGGCAGTTCCATCGGGGCTGACTAGATAGCCAGCACCACCGCCAACTATCGTGCAACCGAATACCACGAGTGCTTTTTCCATTTCTCGCCCCTGACTATTCCCATTTGTGACATAATCTTCTCGATTACAACAGGGTAAATCAACAGCGTTTGTGGAGGCGTCGAGACTCGAACTCGATCCAAAACCTTGCAAGGGTAATATGCTATCCGGTAAACACCCCGCCCCCGTATCACTTTGTATAGGTGGGACAAAGTGAGGAAACCCTACTACAGCATAACAATGAACCCGGGACACTGTTTGTACATTGGCCTGTTATGCTTTGTCTGGATACTTAGCATCAATCACATCGATTGCATGGTGTGGGCTCACGCCAATACCAAGCTCATGAATGATGCTGAACCCGTTTTCAGCTGTGACCAGGCTCTCCTTTGGAGAGACACCGCCACGGTACTTGCCATCGCCTTTCTTGTGCATCAGTTCACCCGTTGCTGGATCAACTGAACCCCACTTGGGGGTGTGTTGTGTTTCGATCGGCTCAACGTAGTACCGACGACCGGTTCGCTGTGAATACACAACAAATCGGCCCGTATCGTCTGTGTTTGTTAGAAACTTGCTATGAAGCGCTTGTGAGATCATGATGTACTTTCGTCTTGCTGTAGTCTTGCCACCAGACGTCTAGATTGTCGTACACACCCTTCAGTACGCTATCTAGCCACCAATGTGGGAAACCTGGGTCTTCGTACAGTTCATGGACGAACAGAGTACCTTCTCTGATCGATTGTTTCCATGCTGTTACGTAGACGTTCAACCATTTCTTACCGACAGCGAATCCGTTGTTGGACTCTACGCGGCCACCGTATGATTCTTGGTTGTACAAGTCGAGTAGTGCTTGATCAGAGTAATCAAGTACATGCTCCCAGTCTTTGGAAAAGTGCCTGTAAAGTTCAGACATTCGTTTGAACTTGTTTGAACTTGTTTGAAACTCCGTTTACCGACTTGCGCGGTACTCCATTGGTTCTGCGTTTAGCTGTGTCATAGCATCCTCCATTGTTTGCAGTGTGTGCCCCTACACAGAATCGAACTGTGGACTGAACGTTACAAAGGTCCTGTTATACCATTTAACTATAGGGGCAATTTGTGCTGATCCGGAGAATTGAACTCCGTTCTCCTCCTTACGAGAGAGGCGTGTCACCACTTACACTTGATCAGCTCTTAACATTGTTGCAGTCCCGTCACACTGGCTGACGATCATCCCTGCATGAATCTTTTTGTGACAGTTACTACACACGACAATACACTTTTGTGCCTCCTGCATGAACTTATCCCACACACGGTTCCACAGCTTGTTTGGATCAACGTCTTTCTTACTTGGATCCGTGTGGTGTAAATCTAAGCAGACTGGCTCAAGCTCACCACATACAATGCATCCTGAAGACTTTTTATCACGAATCATCTGCGATGTTTGCTGTACTCTTAGCTTGTTTCGCGCCTGCGCCACATTATCACCTTTATGACGAATCCTGGCTGTGAAACGCTTGCACAATTTACAAGCAGAATAATGTCCTTCTTTTTGGGATGAGTCTCGTGTGAAGTCTTGTAGAAGCTTTTCTTGCTTGCATCGTGTGCATGTCTTTTTTATTTGTAGGAGAGAAGGGAATCGAACCCTAGGTCTCTGCGGTGCAAGCACGGCATAATATCCCCTATACTAGAGGCCCGTTCTTTACTTCTCTGCAAGAAACACCGTCACTTGTTCTTCCCACAATACGTACTCGTCTGTGAATGACAATTTGGACATAGCCACCTTAGATTTTCTATTCGATTATCATCACTAACGCCGTTTATATGGTCAACGGTCAGAGAAATCGGCTTACGATTGTAAGTAGTTGCAACTCCACATTCACTGCACACCGGTGTCCCAATTACGTTATGCCGTTTAACATGCGTGTGCAGAGTGGCCCGTGGGATTGGGCTGTGCTCGATAAACACTTCGTCTGGTGACCATCTACGAGCGTTACCTTTACGAAGCGCCAAAGCAGGATCAAAGTGATCTGAAAGAATGTTGTGTTCTTTCATGATTCGCTTGATTACATTAGCGCAAGACCCATGTGTACTTAATCCAATTTCTCGCAACACTTCTGACATACAGATCGATTTCGCTACTGCAGCTCTTATTTGCTCAATGCTATACGATCCGCGGGCGGAATGCTCCTTCATTAATGATGGGCTTGCTGCTGCCAGGCGCTGCTTTATTAGCTTGCGAACACATGGAGCCTTAACAGATATTCCCATCACTCGACCCACACCTGCGATTGACCCTGTTTCAGCATATGCCTCAATAAGCCGCTCAATCTCCACCTGACGAATAATTTCCATAGACTGCATGCTAACTCCTGTGCTGAAGTTATTTATGAGTCGATATGGTATAGTACCGTATCCTAAACATTGTACCCACGGTAGGACTTGAACCTACGACCTCACGCCTATCAAGCGTGCATTCTACCACTGAATTACGCGGGTATATTTGTGGCCACGGTAGGAGTTGAACCTACAACCATTCCCCCTATCAAGAGAACGCTCTACCAATTGAGCTACGCGACCATTTTGTTGCCACGGAGAATTTTGCAATCTCGACCTTCACTTTGTAAGAGTGTTGCTCTACTTCTGAGCTACGCGGTAATTTGTCCTGTTATTCTTCGTCAGGGAACGTCAGGTTGAGGACGACCAGCCTTTCAGAGCCAGGTAGCAGCACGTCAACAATGCTGTCAACTGCACTTCCCGGTTCTGCAAGGTCGTCACTGCGAGTTTCCTTGACGACGATCTTTAGTGTGATCGCGTACGTCTTCGTTGCTTCTTCCTCGATTCGTTCGAGCGCCTTCTTCAGCTTAACGCGTTCTTCACGCGAGAGGGTCGTGACACCAATCATCTATTTCGTCTCCAGATATTATGTTGTTCTATAATCGTCTAAGTCCTCCGCCTCGGCAACGATTCGAGAACGACTGCGTAAAAGCCAGCTGTGTTGCCAATTACACCAACGGAAGAGTGGTAGGACGCCACGGTATTGAACCGAGTTCTACTGGGTAAGAGCCAGTTGCTTCACCTTAAAGCTTGCATCCCAAATTTGGCTCCTCTTGCTGGGTTCGAACCAACGACATTTGCATTAACAGTGCAACGCTCTACCAACTGAGCTAAAGAGGAATTGTCTAAGTGTCTATTGCTCCGTCCCGAGGTTACGATCCTCGCATGCATTTTCTGCATCCTTCTGATTAACAGTCAGAGGCCTTCACCAAGCCAGCCCGGACGGAGCAATAGACACATTTGTAGGCCTGGAGGGTACTGACCCCTCTTCTGCGGATTAAAAGTCCGCTGCTTCACCTTAAAGCTTCAAGCCCAAAACGTGCGCAAATTGTAAAAGAACAGTATCTGGTTGAAATGCTGCCGCGGTTCGCATGTTGACGCGCGGAATCGAGCTGGTTTCAATTTCGACAAACTAACAAAAAAGCCCCGGAGAAACTAGTTCTGCGGGGCTCTTGTGTTAATTAGCAGATGCTTAATTGGTACGAAGAGTCCCCTGCGAATTTTTAATCGCATTTGTCACGACCTTGACGGTGATAACAGTTGTGGTGAACATTTCGTGTAACTCTTGTATTTGGTAGACGTGATTGTCTGTATGGGTATTTATGGCAACTGCAAGAAAAGTTGCAATCGCGATGTTGAAATCAGTTCGTTGACTATCCGTCACTTAGCCTATTGAGTCAACGGGGTCAGATAAATAACTTGAAAGAAGGATTGCTATGCGCTTAACCGAAATTCTTGATTCAACGTCTGCAACGTTCCCTGGGGACCTCGATAGAGTGATGGATCGGTTCAACATTGCCGGTCAATGGAACGCTGATAAGGACGGGATTGTTCACGTTAATGGTAGTATCAGCTACGACGAAAGTGTGTTACCTGTGCAATTTGGCATTGTGACAGGTAACTTCTACTGCTCTTATCTGACAACGTTGAGGGGAGCTCCATCTGTGGTTGGTGGTGACATGTCTATGAGTCGTCAGCTGACGACTTTGGCATTTGCACCTTCACAAGTTGGCGGCATGCTATCCATCAAGTATAATCCTAAGCTGACTTCGTTGGAGCACATGCCAACGAAGATTGGGAGGTTCCTGAATCTGATGTACCTAGAGAATATCCAGTCATTGTCTGGCATTCACAAGACGCACAAGGCCCTCGTAGTCAAGGAGGGAGTATACTTGTCTCCTAATATGACCAACATCCTTGGGCTAGCACTAATCCCAGGAATTTCATCAGTACACATTGTGCGGTCAAAACGCAACATCAACTTTGACGTCTCACACCATGACATCAATCAATTCCAAGAAGAACTACTGGATGCAGGGATGAAAGCGCAGGCGCGACTATGAAACTCCACAAAATTAAACTAGCCAACCTGGAGCCAGAAATCCCATTCGATCAATACAAAAAAGATGGCTCTGCAACGGTGCAAAGATGATGGGTTCTACATCAAAGTTAAGGTTCGTGAAGACCGGATGCTTGATATCGACGGCAGCGTGCATCTGGGTAATCGCCCAAACCATGTCCTGTGCTGACCAAGGAAAAGATCTGAACGAGATCCAAGAAGCGATGATAGACAACGGGATGAAACTGTGGGCGATGATATAAACAGAAAAAGGGCCATATGGCCCTTTTTCTTCGTCTAACCAACGTACGATTAGATTGGAACTTCTTCCCACTGGAAGCTGAACATACCAGTAACGGCCGTCAGTGTGTAGATCGCAGCGTAGGCGCCCGGAGGCAGAATGATCGAGCCTTCCAAGTCGATTAGAGCTGGGGAAGTGCTTGGCAGAGCGGCAGCTGTGAAACCACCCATCAGCATCGTGTTGACCACGGGAGCGGTTGGTAGAGTGGCGGCAGCATCAACCAACCCGATACCAGCGGCACCAGCACCGAAGAACTGTGAACGAGGTGTCACAGGCGTGGTGTGGGTCACGTTGGTTGTGCTGTTGTAACCAGTCATGATGCCAAGCGAAGCGGCGGCGGCAGGAGCAACAGTCAGTGTGAGGCCAACTTTATTCAGTACCAAGTTGACTGTAGAGCCAGCAGGATTTGACAAGCAGAGGCCAGTGTAGGTTGTTGCAAGAGCAACAGTTGTTGCCTGGGCAGCCTGGTTGGCAGCTGCGTACAGCGCGCGACGATATGAGGTTTCGTAGTAACGGCCGTGCAGTTCGGAGACGATAACGTCACCCATCTGACCAGCACGCAGAGGCGGCTGGGTACCTGCTGAAATAGAAGTAACGGCTGTTACTGGACCGACTTGTGATTGTACTAGCATGAGTTTCTCTCCGGGTTATAGGTTGAATACCGTGGTATCAGCACGGAAGTGTTGCGGTTCAGAGGTAAAGCCATAACCGCTCTGTAGGGTTTCTGGCAGATCATACATATACTGGTTCATAATCCTCAGTTCGAGGAGGATCTGAGCCAGCAGTTCTACGAATGATTGACCTTCAAACTGCGACGTGTCCTGTATATTTAGTGCTGCACCGTTCAAATATGACGTTTGTGTACTTGGAGCGCGAACACCCGAGCCAACCTGATCGGCTGCTACAGCAAGACGGCCTGCAGTATCTGTTAGGAGACGACGAACGAGGGCGCCGGTATCAACACCACCTACAAGAACCGGGTACATTGATGTAGCGGCGCCAGCAGCTGTACCGCCACCAACTGCAAATGCGCCGGCAAGGCCTGGCGACGCGGTCAGTGAGTTACCAACGAATGCGATGTTTGACGTAGTTAGGGCAGGAGCGGCGGCGCGCAGGTAACCGACTGCTGTACCAGCAGTCGTCGGCACGATACGAATGTATCGTGCCGAGCAGTTGATCACGTAACCAGTGTTGGCCACAATCGAACTCACTGGTGCGGCAATTGCGATTGGTACAGCCTGCAAAGCAGACCACGTAACCTTATCGTTGGAGCACGTTAGTGCACCTGCAAGAGCAGCAGTGGTCAAGTGCAATGTTGAGTAACCTTGCGTGTCAATGATGAACGGCGTGTTGACAGCTGCTTGAATCGTGATTGGCAGTGGGGCGTCGCTCGGAACCATCGCCTGTACAGCGTCCGTCTTTAGGCCGGATGCCAAGTTGACGTTCATTTGGACGTTGTGTTCTGAATCAAGAGCAAGAGCTAGCAAGTCTGACGGGCTTGGCCCCACAGTGTTGCGGGCTACTGCTGTGACTGTAGCCGTTCCAACGATCGCGCGAACGTTCAGACGTAGGTAGCGCGTACTGGTCTTAACGGCAAAGTTGCCAGCATGACCAACATATTCTGTCAGAGTGTTGCTGTCCAGGCGTTGGATCAACACGGGAGCCCAGTTGGTGTTGTTGTTACTACCTTCAATTCCAATGTTCCAGAAGCCGGAGCCGACAAATTGGAACGTTACAGCACCTGCGCCTGAGGTGTCGATTGACGTACCGTAACCGATAGCATTCAACGTTGCGGAGTACACAACGGAGCTGTCTGTGTCTTGTACTATGACGACCTGATCCGATGGGAGGACGACGGGAATGGAGCCCGCGGACGTCTTTTGTCCAAGCGTCAGTGCAGTGCCACCAACTTCATTCAGAGCGACGCGAGCATTACCAAGCAGCGTAAGCGTACGCGGCAACGTATCCATGATACCAAACGTGGTGTTAATCGTCAGCGTTGTCGTTGGTACAACACCATTGTTTGTTACAACCAAATTAAAGTAGTTGCCTGGCAGCGTTACGTTCTGAGAAAACGGTACGCCTGCACCAATAGTGAACACGTCTGTGCTCGACAGCTTCGTTCCTGCAGCATCGATGTACTGGTTGATCGTTACAGTGTACGGTTGATCGCAAACGATTTCAATCTGCGCCGCTTGGAGACTCAGGATCGTTTCAATTGAGCCTGTGAATGAGGCGCCTGCTGCGAGCTGGACGGTGCTGCTGTTGGCGGCGCTTGAGGGGTAGTAAATCTGGTTTAGTGATACGGGCAGACCGGCTGAAACAGCAACACCTGTTAACGTACCGCCGCTGGAGTAGCCCAACAATTGAGCAACTCCTGGAACTGCTTGGCCTGTGGTGCCTTCACTTGGTGACAGATTGAGGATTGATCCTGCGGACATTATTGTACCTCAACACCAAAAACGTTGATTGACACTTGTCCGTTAGCGCTATAACCACGCAGAACGTCAGTTGATCCGAGAGTCATCCCGATCGTTAGTGTTAGAGTGTCGTTGCCACGAACGGAGGCGTCCATTACGACATACTGTGCAGGTGTGTTTGCTGCTCCCGCAACAGCTACAGCCATGCGTACTGTTGTTGCGTTTGCTGATTGATTACAGAACGTAACCGTGGACACGGTTGCCATTGCGCCAGTAGTGACGGTATACACGTCCGTCAGCGTCGTAGCGGCGGGGATTGCTTGGCCTAGAATTTTGAATGCGTCAGCCATTAGGCCCCCATCATCATGAATGTGCGTGCAATACTAGGTGGTAGCGCAACCACCGTTGGCGTGACAAACGTACCATCATCGCGCAAGAACTTCGTGCCGTCAGGTGTGCCGGCACCCAGATTGATAGGATCAATCTGGATCGTTGGCGACATTTCCTGCAGTTGTCCATTGACAACGATGATCGGCTTAGCTGTTGTCATGTTAGGCCAGCGTTACAGGACGGGATGCGTTAAAGTTGACGGCTGTTGCGCTGACAGCAAAACCAATTGGTTGAACAACGTTACCAGAGCCAGACGGAGGTGTTGATGTGCCTTGGCCCGGCGTTGTTGACAGGAACACATTGCCAGCTGTCTGGCCAGAAACAGCCGTGTTGGTACCTTCAAAGTATACAGTTGCTGGAGAACCGCTACCAACCGATGCAAGAACGAAACCCATTGCTTCCTTGCCAGCAACCGTGGCGTCTGCTTTACGAACCTTTGCACCAGAGCTGTTCCACACGTTGACGTAGTCACCTGATGCAAGTGCCTCACTTGCAGTGATCAACGCTGTTTCTGCAACAACGCCTACCGGCATCATCGTTATGTCAAGGCGGCCAGAACTATCAAGAGCAGCAACCTGCCCCGACGAACCTACACCAGCGCTTGCGGTCGTTGCGTTAACGATTGACGGATCCAGCACACCGGAAGCGTTCAGAGCTGGAATCTTTTGTGCGTCACCAGCGCCGGCGCTGGTTGTTAGTGCTGCTTCTTCTGTCAATACACCAGCAACCTGCTTGATGTACTTCGTTGTGGAGGTGGTTCCCATGGTGTCGTCCTTGTAGGCGTGTTAGGTATTTATGATCGGCGAACGGATACTAATGAGCAACTTCGTCGCCGACAAAGCTGTCCCAACGCTGAGAGTGAAGGCTGATCCAGGCACGGGCGTTTGTACAGGCTGGCCATTAGTACCCAGCACTATATTAGCGCCTGGCGTAAATGACCAGCCGTTAAACACAATCACACCAGAAGACTGAGGAATGACGGGCGCCCCTGCAACTACGGCACCTGTCGTGATTCCTACAACGGATGCCGCAGAAGCAATAACCGTAGCGTCAGCGACATCTACTTGGCCGCTTGTGTTAACATACACAAACATATGGCCAGACAAAGTCGTCGCCGCTGGGTAGATTATTGCTCCCGGACTCACGCCGTCAGTACCACGCGGGCCTTGCTCGGCAGCTGTCACGATTGTGTATGTCACTTCAGGGTTGACAATCAGTGATACAGGCGTCTCAGTTGTCTGCAGAATCACCGTATCATTAGTGCCAACCACTACCGTCGTTGACGGTGCGGGAGTGACTAGGACTGGAGTGCTCACCGCGTGATCTCCTTACTGAGAGTCACGGTACCAAACACTAGACGGCTGACATCACCAACAGTGTCCACAATTTCAAGATCATACACATACTTGTCCAGCGTCAGCGCTGCTGTCTGGGCGTCACTCGCGTACAGGGTGATCGTGCCCGTTGGACCATCAATCAACACGCCACCGTTTAGTGTCGTTAGATTGAGGGCAACAATGTCAGAGTCCAGCGTTGGGCGGAATTGACAACGGCCAGTGTATCCCGTGATGTCAACAGGCACGTTGTTTGCCTGCCACACAAATGGCTTACGTAGCGTGGAGCCTTGATAGATGATGAAGTTGTGCTGGGCTGGAGTGATCATTTTGTTCCTCAAGGGGAGCCAGCGGCTCAACCCAATACGTTAAGCACGTATTTATGTACGAGGCGAAACGAAGAGGGTGGTTGGGCATTGCCCAACCACCCTCTTGACGATCACTAAGCCGGCTACTTGCTCAATGCCGCAACGCGTGCATCATGAATCGCCTGCTTGATCGACTTGGTATCGACTGACGCAGCGATTGCAACGCTGTCAACGTTCGCTTGAATCGTATCGAGATCACGAAAAGCTGCCGCCTTCTGACCGGTCAGATACGACGGGATTGGGCGATACACGTAGAAGTACATCAGATCGTTGTTGATCATGCAATCCATCACGTGTGACAACAGGTTCGGATCCGAGAACGCACGAAGGCGGTCAAGCAACCGAACGCGTGTATCCGCATCTTGCAGACAGTAGTTGTACAGGATGTCATACTCACGCAGGTACGTGACGAGAATCTTGATCAATGCAGCAGGGATCTTCGCATTGTTCAGCTTTTTCGACCACGCATTGACGTCACCCACTGTGTTCCGGAACACAGCGCCAAGGCGAACGTGCATTGGATGGGTTGGGGACAGATTCCGGATCATGTCCAAATTGGCGTGGCTGTAGATCTCGAGCGCAGGTGTTGACAACGCGCCACAGCGGCTGAGAACGTCCATCATCAGATGAGGTGTATCTTCCGTCAGGCCCTTCTTGAACTCCGCCCAGATCCGCTCTTGGGGCACGTGCACAAGTTCATGTGCAACGTCGGACATCAGACGGATCGTTGTCGGATCCACGGAGAACTGGTACCGAGCAGCGAACCGAGCTGTGCGGAGAACACGGACGGGATCTTCCGCGAACGCGAGGCTGGTATGGCGAAGGATTCCGTTGTGTAAGTCCCTGCGACCGCCGTGCGGATCGATCAGTTGGTACGTATCGATGTCGAGCGCCATCGCGTTGATCGTCAGGTCGCGGCGGATCAGGTCCTCCTCCAATGTGACAGAAGGATCGAACGTGACATCGAACCCGTTGTATCCAACGCCCGTCTTTCGTTCGGTACGCGCCAGTGCATATTCTTCACCATCCTTAATGAAGACGGGGAAAGATGCTCCTACCTGCTGGTATCCAAGTGCGAGCATCTCCTCAGGAGAGGATCCTACTACCACCCAGTCGCGATCCTTCGGCTTGATCCCGAGCAGCAGGTCACGAACCGCACCACCTACGAGGTACTTCTTCATTTCGTGACCTCCTCGGTCGTGACTTCGATTGCATCTCGAATCAGCTCTTGACACAGATTGTCAACCATCAGTCCCATCTCAACCTCACGTGCGTTGTCGGGGAGCTGATCTCCCGGGACACCAGAGTTCCAACGCCCATACCGGGCGCAAATTCGATCTTGGCGCGGCGAGCTTTGACCGTAATTTTGAATGTTCTCATCTCGAATGCTCCACGTCAGCGATTGACTTCAAATTGCTCGGTTTGATCCACGGCTGCACGGGACCGAAGTACCGCTCAATCGTCAACCGCATCGTGCGGATACCTGGACCATTGTCGGACAAGATGTAAAACCGCTTCGGTGCTGCAAATCCAGGGACGGTCATCGATTGTTCTGCCAACCAATCGACAATGTGTGCTCCTGTCCGTTCGCGGCCCACATCATCCCAAGAACTGAGGTCGTGATCGAGGTAGATTTCCTCGTACTCGACGGCCATCAACGCTTGAATCGCATCGTTAAACGTACGAGCAACGTCAAATGTATCATCAGGCGGAATGCGAAGATCGTCAACCCAAAGTTTGACGTTCATATTTGGATTGTGGGGGACCATAAAAAGTAAGCTCCAGTGATTAGCTGGAGCTTACTATGTCATGAGGGTAACCCCAAAAACGATTATTGCTGAGGTTGCAACATCTTCTGTAGGGGCTGCACGTATGCCAAGCGACGCTGCATGCGTGGGTCAATCTTTGCCACCGCCGCCTTCAACATTGCTGCACCATTGGGACCAAGTTTTTCAACCATGCCCAGGACGCTCTTAACCTTCTGCTGAGCAGCGGCCTGTGTCTGCTGCAGTTGTTCACCCAACTTACGTTGGTCACCTTCAGCAGAGGCTTGCCGTCCCGCCTTGATCACGTCATTTAGGACTTCGCCCGTTGTACCAGCGTACCGGTTAATTTTGTCCTTGATTCGTGAACCAACATAGGAACCAGCACCCTTCACGAAATCCCACACACCTTCGTCAATGCGCTCGCCGTGTGTTGCTTGCAGGTAGCTACTGAATTGCAGTTGAGGGCCGTACCCGGGATATGCACCACTGCGGTTGACTGTGCTGGCGCGCGGTTTTTGTTGTGTTGGCACATTCTTTGGTGTGCGGAATGGATTATTAGCCAAGGTGGGATCTTCAGCTTGTTGTTGCTGCTGCTGTGGCGGCTCTTCAGCTTGTTGATGTTGTTCGCCAGCATTTGCACCGGCAGCATTTGTCTTCAGCTTATCGAGCACAAACAGAGTCTTTGCGAGATCAACCAGGGCTGCTTGAAGATCACCCTGAAGAGACGCTTGTTGGCCGGCGGCGTGAATATCACGTGCTGTGTTAGCAACTGCAGCACCAACATTACGGGCGCCTGTGGCAACCTTCTGACCAGCGGCGCCTGCGGCGCCTCGTAGGAAGTCCATTGGACCTTCCGTTACCGTCTCACAACGAACAGTTTTCAGCCCCATGTTTACTCCTTGTCAGAAGACAATTCTTCGTCTTCTGGACTGTACTTACGGTATGGCTTGTTGCGAGTCTTCATGTAGTCACGGTGATACACGGACTTTGCGGCCTTCTTGAGGGGCACCTTTTTCTTTGCTTCGTCGAGCTGAAGCATTTCCTTGAGAAGAGCCATTGGCTCGTAATCAGTTGTGTTGTCACTCATGTTTGTTATCCTGCAGGAGGTTGTGGGAGGTATTTATTGAAGACGCAACCAGAGCCTGCGAAATCAACATTACTCAGCCAATTCGATAGTCTGGGATAACTCATCACGCAGCTGATGAGCCAAATCGATCGCTACATAGAATCGATTTTCGTCCTGCTCTAGAGCGGCAATAAAGTCGTCAACCCGCTCTAGCAGTTCGTACAGGGATGTGGTGTTCATGGGGCCTCATATAGGGTCAAAACAAGCTGACCGTATTTACGAGGGGCTACCCAAAACAGCCAGATTATCCAAGCAAAATCTGCTGACCGCTGCTCGTCATGGGGACGACTTCAGCAACACGCTGTTGCTCAGGCGGGAGGGACAGGATCGTATGTTCTGCAAGACGCTGCGAAGGCAGGTTTGAAGCAACAATGCGGCCGTTTACACGTACAGCCCAAAACGTTGGCGACACTTCTGTGAGCATGGGAACCTCCAAATCAGTGCTGTATGTATGCACTCAATTTTGGAGGTTCCCTATAGGTTACAGTAAAGGTTCGTACACCTCACCATTCTGGTATGCTTTATTGTCTTCGTACGGAGCAGCGCGCCTGCGATAATACTCAAGCTTGGCCATCTCGAGGACGGATACAGCCTGAGCCATTTCGCTATACTTCTTACCGTAGCAAGCATCAAGCAAGCACGAGAACAGGTAATTCAGATTGCCACCCATGTCGTTGGTGGGGTCGTCACTCTCCAGGCCGCGGAGGGCCTGGAGAGTTTCGGTAATCACGGGGTCGAGTGCTTCTCGCTTTTCTTGACGGATATATGGCATCAGCTGTCCTCTCTTGAATGTGCGGCTTGGAATAAAGCGTTGAAAATTGGTTGAATGTTCTTGCGCATGTCAGTCGTCACTACGGGCGACGATTTCCACAACATCTCGTAGTAGAATCTAGAGTCGATCGTTTCGAAAACGTCGTAGTAGAACTCTGCGTCATGGCGTAGTACTACTTGAACGGGGCCACGCTGAACAATGTCAACAGCCTCGTCGTCGAGATAATACCCGCCTCTCGATGAGGGCGCGTAATCGAAGCCGTTCGCAAGGAAATAGCTCAGAACGGATGCAGAATGTGTGACGTAGTAGTCATAGTCTGTGCTATCAGTCACAGTGATCCGAAATGGAGCCCGCTCTGCCATACGTCGCGACCCACCAAGATAGCACTTTGACGGACAAGCAGCAACAACGTCAAGGGCGAGTTCTTGTTCAGTTTTCTGAGGAACAACAGGTACGGCTGCTGCAGTATCGGCACATTGGCGTAATTTCTCTAAGATGTCATCGACCATTCGTAATCCTTGAAGTTACTTGTTGGTTCGTTCCTTCCATGTATTGAAGGAAGAATTGATACCGGTCGTGGTGGGTTTCGTTCGTCGTATTGACGATGTCAACGCACCCTTTACAGTACTGGGGTGAAATTTTGGACACAAAGTGTGCCCCATGCTTCTGCTCTGCGGTGCCGCAAAGTGAGCACAGGTAATGTGAACCTAACCGACGATTGCCGTACACATCACGCTTGAGAATCCCTGCAGGCAGGGCGGCGAAAAACAGAATTCCAAACAACATGAGTAGTCCTTAGTTGGTTTGAAGAAAATCGATCGCATATTCGTAGCGGAACGGATTGTTCAGGTTAAAAATTGGTATATCTTGAGATGAAGCAAATGCAATAGCAGTTCCCGTACCCCCAGTTTTCCGGTTGTAAGTCTTAATGCTCTCACATCCGTCGCGTGTACTATCATAAATAAGATGATAGGGGAGTTCAGGATGACCGGCAACTATTACGTTTACGAACTAATTGATCCCAGGAATGATCACCCGTTCTATGTAGGTAAGGGTGTAGGTTATCGTGACAGGTCGCATTTAGCAGAGGCCAAGCGGCCCAAAACAACTTGGACTAATGCAATTAAATGTGAACGTATTAACTCAATTTGGTCTCAGGGGTACGAGGTCAAAATTATTAAGGTGCAAGAGCACTTGGATGAACACACCGCATATGTCATGGAAGATGCATTGATTACCAAGTACGGCCTGCTGGTAACCGGGACAGGAATTCTAACAAATGTTTACGGATGCAGTTCAGATCGAAGAACGGGTAATGCTAAGCGACAGACTAAGGAAGTGATCCAATATACCATGGATGGGGATTTGGTGCAGACGTTCCCGTCAGCCTCTCAAGCAGCTGCCGCTCTATCTGTCAGAATCGCGAGCATTCTACAATGTTGCAAGGGCCGGACCAACCAAGCATACGGATTTCGTTGGGCATATTCGGGGGAACCACTGCAGCCAATCACAGAAAGTAGGCATGCTCTCCGTCGGAAGCGTGTGGAGTGCCTACAGGACAATGTTGTAGTTGCTACGTTTCCGTCAATCAAAGCGGCCGCTCTGGCGTATGACATAAGTGCCGCCAACATTGTTGCATGCTGTAAGGGCTATCGCTATTCACATACCCTCAACGGAATGGCGTGGCGTTATACTGATTGAAGGAACTCAACAGCCATGTCATGATCCAACGGGCGCTTCAAATTAAACACGGGAATATCAAACAGAGACGCGAGGGCAATGGCTGTTCCAGTTCCACCTGTTTTGTGACTGTACTCGCGATGCGTTCGAGCACCATCTCTAGTCCAGCAAATTACACATTTTACAGGGTTATTCATGTCTTCCCCCATAATCTGTTGCATATTGCGCGCGGCCAATTGCTTTGCTGCGGGTTTCAGGAAAGACCATGCGGGGTGGATAACGGATGCAACTTGGAAGGCTGCTTCATTGTGCTTTGCATAAGGAGAGGTGCTGCCGTTAAACCCTTTCCACGGCAACATGATTTCTTTCAATCCCCCAGCCAGATCACAACCCTGTTCGAACGCTGTATCAGCGCCTGGAGCTGCTCCAGAACGCAGAGACCAGTTGAGACGCGCAGCCAACTTTGCCAGCTCACGCATTTGCTCCAGCACGTCATCAGGTGTCTCCCTTGAACCAATTCCGGCGAAATATTTAGCCATGATAAGTTAGTACCTTGCGACACAGTTCAACAAACAAATTGTCTGTTAGATCATTTTTCATTCTGTTCACCGCGAAGGTAGTCCATACTACGTTATTCACCGTGTAACCGTCTTTGGGGGTCTTACGATCTAACGATGGAAAGTCATGGTGAGGGGCTTTTCCCGACGCGCTGGTGGCTTGTAAGTCCATGGGTATGTGAGTGTAATAGCACAGGCCATGCTGTCGATTCCACTGTTCGATCAGAGCGTTGGGTGTGAGATTGAACTCAACGCCAACTTCTTTTGCTCGACACCGAACTGCTGGGAGTAGTCGCTTGACGTACAGAGATATGTCAGACTTATATGTCATCGTCCGATCAGCACGAATGGCTGCTAGACATTGCTTACATTGTCCTGCATATGAATATGTACCGTCAAGTTTGAGGTGGTGGATGTCAAAATGGTCAACGATCCCATCGTACACAATTTCACACACAGTGCATCGCTTCTTATCGAGGGGATGCAACGTATACCGATTTTCTGTACGAATTTCAAATTCACGAGGCGTAGCTGTTCTGGTCTTTGGCATAAAGTCTCCTATGCGGGTATTTATGCTTTAAGACCGGCGTAGAACTTGCCCATCACTTTGGACGCAATGCAAGGTGAGCTGAACATTCACCTCGGTAGTCCCAGTTTGCCGCGCGCGTCATTGTCTGGATGTAGTAGCCATCATTCATTGCGACACCAACGAGTTTCCAGCCATCGCGTAGAAAAAGGTTAACAGCCAGTTCGAAGTCTGGCTTGAATCGTTCTTCAATCACTTTGTATTCAGTCACTGCTCGCTCCTAAAGGTCAGTTCGTCTCGAACGATCATTAGAATTTTCCCCAACTTATTTTGTCCCGACCCTCCAACGGGGCAAAACACCCCAGTACCGATCCTTCCACCAATTCCCCTCTTCGAGATGGGCATCACCTGTTGCTAGCAACAGGCGGGCAAGGTGTTGATGCGAATTGAACTTTGCACGAACGATGCTGAGCATGATGCCATCTTTGACCTGCTCCCAGTCGCTACGCAGCTCAACATGCTTACCTGCGCGCTTCGCTTGGTTTGGACGAGCCAGGTTACGAATCAAGTGGTACTGGTATTCACGAGCACACTTCGCAGCCTGGTACGCATGCTCCGATGTCAGCCAGAGATCGCCGTTCCAAACGAACGGATCACCCTCGTGGAAGTTTGACAGAAAGTGGTGCTCGCCTGAGAACTCGAGGATCGGTGCCACAGTTGGTTCGTCGAACATCATTCCTTGATCCACCCAAGTTTCATAGACAGCATGTCAAAAAAGTTCCAGCCCTTCGGGTGAATCACAGCAACATCTTGCGAATACCGGTTGACAACCACTTCAAACGGAGCATCCTTCGTATACGATTGTTCACTCGAGAACACACGTTGGCCATCCACGCGAACCGAAACCCCCTGTCCAAACACGCGGACAGTAACCTTTGAACGACTGCTGACGATCAGGGGGCGAGACGTCATCGTAGCTGCGGCGACTGGCACAACCTGGATCGATTGCATGCCGGGCATCAATAGTGCTCCACCAGCCGACAGGGAGTACGCTGTTGATCCTGTCGCTGTCGACACCAACAATGAGTTTGCTCGGTGAATCCCTGCATTATGGTCGTCAATCAGTAGTTGGTACTTGATCATCTCATCGGAGGCGAGCGACGAGATTGACACGTCGTTTATTGCCAGCCGGTCAACGAGAGAGTTCTCCAATACCGCTCGGCGTTCGAAGCTCATGAAGTCACTCTGATGCATTTCATCGAGGTTGAAGATCACATCACGCAACTGCTCATGCAGCTGTGAGGTTGCTGTGTAGTCAGTCAAGAAGCCGATGTGGCCAAGGTTAATCCCTAGGGCCCATCCTCGGGATCGAGCAGCGCGACGCATTGCTTCGATCATCGTCCCGTCACCGCCGACAGCGATACATAGTGTTCCACTATTCACTGATTGTTCTGGGACGACAGGAACCCCAAGCTGGTTGGCAAGGTTCTCGATCACAGAGATCGCGCCGAGTACTTTTGGGTCATCTGTCGCGTTCAACTTCGGGACGATATGTATGTCGATGAAGGCCATGCTGGTTACTTGAGTCTAGATTTGATCACTATACAGATACGATTCGCACAGATCAACTTGCCGGCCGCTGTATAAATATGACATCTCAACAAGGGGTTCAAATGCGAATCAATTTCCGTCAGGGTATCGTCTCTTACCCAATTTCTGGTGGTGCACAAGCGTTTTTGCAGAAGCAAGGGTTGTACGTTTCCCTACGTGCATCAACCTCTCACGTTGATGTTGCGTTTGCACACCGCACAGCTGATTACCTGTTGACTGAGGATACAGACGTTAACAATGCGTGGGGTCCAATTCCGTCTAGTATAGATTGCTGGCTGTACTGGGATCTTGATCTGCGCACTGGGGCTCGTACGTTTGGATTTACAACTGTTAAGCCTGTATATAGTCCATCGCAGATTCCTGGTGTTCCAGATCAGCACTGGTTTGATACAACTAATGCGATCCAGTACGTGTTTACCAGCGGGCGTTACCGCGAAGTGATTCGTGTATTTGCTGCCAAGGTCAACACATCAACGTTTGCTGGCCTTGGGGCTGGCTTTCCGTCGAAGCCATATGCAGGATCACAGGTTGACCTAAACACAGCAAATGTTGCCGTGGGCCACATTATCACTGATTCTGTAGGTGTGCCAATTCGCCAGAGCAACGGCACTTTTTTTTACCTCTGAAAGCAACTTCTTTGTCGACGGTTCGGTGATCAACCCGGTCCGTCTTGACGCAACTGTGGTTACTGGCACGGCTCTTGAGACAATGGCCAAGTATCAGGTTGTTAAGTTCTCTGATTTCGGCCAATTGAATCTGGCGACGTACGACGACTTACAAACATCAACGATCGTCAATCCCGACTGGAATTGGAGCACAGTCGGCGCTCCGTTGTGGGTTGCTAATGATGGCACGCTAACAGAAACGGATCCTCACGTTCCGTAGAGGCAACTGATGTTTCACACAGGCCCAGCGCTATTCCTACCTGCAAATTTACATACTCCATGCGACCCATACGGCGTATCATTTACACCACCCACTGGACCATTTTCGAATCCGTAATTCAATCAGACGATCGACCGCGAGGGATTACACGCTGAGCCTTCTGTGGATCAATCTCGTACGTCGTCATGTGAACGATCACCTTTACATCAGCTGTGGTAACGTCCAGCGGCTTCCCATCAACCGCAAATGACACGTTACACGTGTTGTCATTTGGAAACAGCTCTAGCATGTGTTTCCGAAGGATCATGAACAGGTCGGACCGCGCTAATACAACTTGTTTTTCGTTCCATAGTGGTCTCCAAACGGATGAAGGGCCCAAAGGCCCTTCATGTTACAGCGATCGCGCTCGCGCCATGACATCGTCGAACGACTGAAGGTAATGCCGTTCACCGTCCTTAGAGTACAGACGCCAGCCAGGGGTAGACGTGAAGTAGCCAGCTGGGTCGTTCGTCATGTCAATCACGTCGAGATCACCATCAACCGTCTCTGCGCAGCGGATTAGGCCGCTCAGCGACTTCTTACTGAGGTCAGTCTTCGGTTCCTTGAGCAGGCGGGTCCACGACTTGCCATCACGGCTGAACGCCATTGCCTTCATGCTGAAGCTGAAGTCGTCGCGAGACACGTCATTCGTCGTACCGTGACCCATGCCGAGCACGAAGTTGTCCCAACTGTAGCCTGCGGACATGAACCCTTCCTGCACTGCATCAATCGTGTTCAAGCGGATGCCGTCGCCTTGCAGCACACCAACAGCGGGGTTCAGGATCTTGTAGCCGGTCGACGTGTAGCCGGCAAGACCGACAGTGTCTTCCCAGTCTTTGGCAACGAGGCCAGGTTCAACAGCGACATCACCACTGTCCGGACGAGCGACGAACTTGCCACCGCTAGCGAGAATTCGGTCCTTCAGGCGAGTGCCGAGGTATTCGCGCACGAAACGACGACTGTCGTACGTGTCAATCACAGCGCTCATCAGCGGAATACCGATGTACTTTTGCTTGACGCGCTTGACGACCGCTTCCAAGCGCGTGACAGCCATTTCTGCCGCACCGAAGTCATCCTTCTCAGCGGCGTTGCTGTTCATGCACATCGTGCTGTGCTCGGTCGCTTCGACGCTGGACAGGTATGCCTCGTTCGTGTGGTAGATCGTCTTGATGTACCCGTTCGCGCGGAGGCAGTCGGACCCGTTGAACAACATCGCGTGCGCGATACCAGCCATAATTGCGTCTTCCGGCGTCGTTGCACGGTCGCCGAAGTTATGCAGCTTGTAGTCCAGCCATGCCAGATCGGCACCAGACTTGATCATGCCTGCGCGAATCTTCAGACGAGCAGCACGGCACACGCTGGCGACAGACGACATCTTCCAGATGATCCCCTGAGACCATGTTTCGATGTCGGACGCCAGCCAAGCAAAGCCAGGCTTGGTGTTGGTGAACATCGCGATCGGCGTCTGCGGGTGCACGACGCGGCCTTCTTCAACGCCGTACATCGCGATCGGCAGCTTGCCGTCACATTCCGTAACGATTCGCTCCCAGCCTGCACGGTTGAACTCATAGCCCTGTTCATTCGCCTCGATTTCCGCTTCGTCGATCATCGCATGCGTGATCCGCGTATTCACGAGGATCTCCGCACAAACGGCGAGACCGGCAGCGACGACTTCGTTGATGTTCAGTCGTTTGCTTGGCTTGCGGGGGACGATTGCCGACACGGCGTATTTGATGTCGGATGGGATTTCCTGCCAGTGACCAGCCTTGTAGCTGTCGCGGGCCATGATGAAATTGGGAGACTTGATCAGAGATAGCATGGCAAAGTTCCTTTGCAATAGTTGATACGCAATCGGTCTGTCCGATTGGCTGTTGTGTCAGAATTTGATGAGGCCTGACTTCTCGTTACGGTTGTTGAAACAATAAATGCGATCCGCAATCATCTCAACAACCGTATATATGAAGGGTGAACGTAAGTGAGCGGACAAAACCGCTCACTTACGTTCACTTGTTCGCAACAGAGTTGTATTCGTCCCGCAGCTTGGGACCAAACACAAAACCGACAACGAAACCGATGAAAAGACCGAGTAGAAACATGGTGTTTCCTTGTGTGTTAAGGATGTAAATAGCTGCATGAAACAATGCAAGCAATGTGCTACTATCAAGCCAGAACCAGATTTCTACAAGTCAAAAGAAGGGGTCATCCATTCAAAGTGCAAGGAGTGCGCTAAGGCCAAATCGCGAGCATGGTCGAAATCACATCCGAATCGAAGACGAATGACGCCGTGTGAGCGCCTTCAGCAGAAGTACGGCATTACGTTAGAGCACAAAAAGCAAATGATCGTTGATCAAGATGGTAAGTGTGCTATATGCAAAGACAAGCTAGCGCCCATCACATCCAATTTGGTTGCCGTCGATCACTGCCACACTACCGGAGCTGTGCGTGGAATCCTCTGTCGAAACTGCAATGTAATGTTGGGCTTGGCAAAAGATAACGCCCAAATACTGGAAAGTGCAATCCAATATTTGAGCGCTAGCAGTGTCGCGGAGAACTCATAGCCGGAGTCCTGTTTCTAATTCATCATTCATCTCAGGCCTTACGACCTGGCTGCCGTTTATAGGCAGCTGCACCAACCCGATCCCTCGGCGAGCAACGTCAGCAGGATCTGTTTGGCTTGCTACAGTCAACGTTGTGGTACAAACGACCGCACCTCCCGGCCCGCGAACGGCATGTTGTCCAGATAGGTACGCCTACTCGAGGGAACTGATCGCGGCGGCTACCAACCTATTGCGACCTTCATGCTCAGAGCACTAGCGTATTCTACCCGACTGTCGAGGCACTGGAAGGTCAACTCGTCTCAAGGACGGCTTCCGTAAGTGCACATGGTGTCTCCCACAGAGCGCCGAGTCTTGCTCTGTGTAGCCCCGAACTTCCTCTAAGCCTGTTTAAGTGTTGCCACCAACTGACTCAGCGATGAATCGGTTCTCATCAACAGAACGATGATACCAGTCAATCGTCTGTTCCACCAACGGGGTGAAACTGTCATGCACGACGATATCCGGACGCATCAGAGATAGCTGCTTGCGCACGTCGAACGCACGGGCATATGCAGGATGGCAGCCAACGAATAGCGTCATTCCCTGTTCTGCATGCTTGCCAATTTCGAACAGCGTAATCGGACACAGTGTGTGAAACGGAAACCAGAAGATCGCAGCATCGCACATATGCAAATGCGTTGCCTCCCATTCGATCTGGAAATCGCTCTCTGATGGGTTGGTAATATCGAAGGAGGCACGACGTGGATTGACGAGCACGAGGTGATCATCAACGCCCTTGAAGCGAGCGATCATCTCCTTCTGCCAGTCGGGGCATCCTGAGATTCCGCCTGCAAGGAACACGTACCGATTATCAGGTTCGTGCAGGAGCTGTAGAGCTGAGGTTGGACATTCGACAACGCGCGTCATAGAGTTCTCCGAGAGGTTTGCTGTAGTACCGATACCACAACGGTTTAGCCGATATCCGCAAGGCGATTCGCTCACGGACGATTTGTTTGTCACGCTCTGTAGGTGTCCAGTCGTTGAAGCAATTGGCTGGCCACGCAGTTGTATCGATTGACGTGTACGTGGGGGTAAACCAACAGTTTTCCATCTCGTAGATCAACTTGTGATACCGATTGGAGATGTACGGGCCCTTGTTCTTGAAGAACGTTACGTGCCCTGCATTCAACGTAAACTGCTTCGGGATCTTTTGCTTATCGTACCCCGTCAGCCTAAACGACTTACGCATGTTCGCTGTCAACAGGCGCGTTTCGCGGTACTCAGCGATCAGGTGTTGGTCTGTTAGTTCAACAGGATCGACAAGATTGATTCGGGTCATTCGTCAACGTTTGTTAGTCATTTAGTGGTTCTATTCCTGTTGCCAAATGTATCTGTCTGTGCATGGCAGTTAGGGCAGAGGTAACGTAAATTTTCAATGCGATTATCGTCACTCACGCCGTTCTTATGATCAACTGTTAGCGTGATAGGTTTACCCAACCACTCACCGGGATTTCCACAGCCGGTACACTTGTATTCAAGTGCGTTGAACCGCTTCACGTAGCCAGAGAGGGTTGGTCGTGGCACCTTGGAGTGCTGAACAAACACAGTTTCTCGAGTCCACTGCCGACGGTTGCGGGTCCGGCTGTAGTTGACGTCAAAGTGAGAGATGTCAATTTCATGATCACAGATCAGTCGGTGAATTGTTTCACCATTGCCGCCGTGGGTAGCTAACCCCAGTATGCGAAGGACGTCGGACATACACATGGATGCAGCCACAGCGTTGCGAACATCGTCAACTGCGTATGCGTGACGTAGTCGCTTAGCCTTAATGCCGGCTCGATCTCGTATCGTGGTTACGTACTTGCGAATTCGTGGATCGCTTGCCGCTTTTTCATTCACCAGAGTGGTGATGATTGCAGTGTTTGACTGCCCATCTTGCATCATCCCGATGATGATAGACTCGTCGTGTTGTTGTATTTGATGGTAAGCGCTGGTCATAAAATCTCCTGGGGATATTTATGACTCAGTCGGTTGATCTACCATAAATTGGTGCTGGCGGTGAGACTCGAACTCACGATTAGGTTTCCCTGCCGGCTTACAAGACCGGTGCAATAGCCGCTATGCGACACCAGCATGATTCAAGTATATATGACGCTTTACGCGTCGGCAACTTCCCAACTGAGGGTACGCACGGTCCCAGTCGTACCTGATGGAGATCGCGCAGCTTGGCTGACAAAATCAGCAAACTGTTGATATGTGGGGAACAGCTTTGCAGTACTCTCATACCCATGCATGGTTGTTCCCTCAATTAGGATTCTGTGGCTAATCGGAACAAACACCCCATCTAGAGTGGCGCCTTGTGGGTTGATTACCGTGATGTACTTTTTCATGTTTGGAGCCCCCACCGAGGTTCGAACTCGGATCTTGACCTTAGGAGTGTCTTATTCTGTCCATTTGAACTATGGGGACAGGCTCAATCCAAACCCCAATCACGGATATGAAGTTGGTCTGGTGTTTCTGCGTCAATGTTGATCGTCACGTTACACCTGAATCCAGGGTGTAAATGTGCTCGTTCAATTGGTGGTACATCCCTCTTCGACAAATGAATCCAGACGCCTGGTTTCCATGCTGGAATTTCAAATACTACTGTCTCATGTCCGTGCACAACTGCACGGATGTATGTACGCACTGTTGTCACGCTGCACCTCCGCAGAGGTGTATTTATTCATCAGCTTCAACTTCTCCAAGTTCAGCGACAGGCGGGACTGGCATTTGCAACAAAGCATGTGAATCTCCTTATTGCAAACTATCCGGAAGCGGATAGGGTCAGTCAACGTTCTTATGAATCAAGCCACGGATTGCGTTGGTGTTGTAGCGCTGGCCCTTGTCCTCGCTCCAATGTCAGTTGTGGCGGAGGCACATGCCCTCACGGGCAACAGAGCCAATCATCGACGGCGACAACACGCCGTCGTAATATCGATCATCAAAACGTTCTTCGTACGCGCGACGGGTACGAACGTTGTTGTAACCGTTAGAGGAGCCAGCTCGTTCTGGCTCGTGAAAGAGTTTATCATGGTCTGGACGCAGCAGAGTCTCCCCTGAGTATAGTTATGAGTAGGTACGACACTTGAGGCTCTAATTGCCGGGTGTGGTTCACCTTATGCGGATGGCTGAGGTCTTGATCCCCAAGCCGGGTTCTAGCCGACTCCAACTGTTTTCGAAACAGTGCCGCACGCCTGTGCGGTTAACCATCCATGTTTGGTATTTAGTCAAATACCTTAGCCGTTTTCAACCTACTTGGCAACGGCTGCCAATTCGCGGTGGGCGAATGCGAGATCGTACCACGCATTTTGCATGTCCAACAGACTGTCATGCATCATTGCGAACATCCGTGATGCACCTTCGCGGCCCGGCTGTGTTGTGTGAATTGCATCACATTGCGTTTGTGTTTCGCGCAACTTGGCACGAAGATGCTCCGGTGCGCTCGCAATTGCTGCATCTGTTGCCTCACGGCGCTTCTTGTCGAAGGCGCGGGGGTCTGTTCGGTACAGTTCAGCCCATTCATCGAAATTGAAATTGCTCATCATTATCCTAAACAGTTTCCGTCAAGTAACCGTATAACCGTTTGAAGTGACGATCAACGTTATTGGAGACGACCCCAGATCGTTCGAAATATCTTCTGACAGAACACAGACGGTAGGATATCGTTTGTGTGCGTATTGGCCTGATCCGTCAACCTGTAATAGTTGTTAATCAGGGGAAACATTACTCGCGCAACTTCCTGTGCTTGATCCGACTGCCCCCTGAGGTACCGCTTTGTTGCCTCTGACATCTTGTACAGCATCAAATCTGTAACGATCTCATCAAACGACATATAGTAGAACACGGGGCTTTGTTCGATCATAGCAACTGAGCATCCACAAGTTGCGTTAGCACTGCCTTGCTAACGGCGCCGGACTTCGACGCTTGTACCCGGCCTCCCCTGAACGCCAGCAGCGCAGGGATGCCACGGACGCCATATTTACTTGCAAGGTCTGTCTCGTCAACGTTGACCTTGACGAATTTGACCTTCCCTGCATAGTCAGCAGAAACCGCTTCAAACGTTGGCGCTAGTGCTTTGCACGGTCCACACCACGGTGCCCAAAAATCAACCAGTACGGGCAGATCACTGTTTAGTACTTCTTGTTCGAACGTTTCGCTCGTTGCTTCGATAGCCATTGTCTTCCTTAGTCGTATTGCTCTCCACCCTCAAGAGCATGTTTGATTTCGTGCAAGGAATCGTATGACCAGATCCATCCTGTGTCTAGTCGGTAGACAACGATACAGGGAGCCCGTTCGAATTGAGAGCGAAACTCTTCGCCATATTCTTCAATCATCGTCTCGATCTCTTCCTTTGTCAGGTCTTGATCTACGATGTGTTGGTAGCGCTCTGCTGCTAGCCGCAGTGTGGTGTAGACGCCACACAATTGCTGATCATAATCTTGCACGACGTACACGAGCTGTCGTACGTCGGGTGTTTGTTTTTTCATTTTGTATCCCCAGTCGGATTCGAACCGACAAAAGCGAACCCTTTTAAGAGGTTTGGCTGTACCTATTTACCTAAGCCATGGGGACGTAAAACTTTCACAGAGGTTTTACAACAGCGTTTGCAGGGACCTTATCAGGGCGATTGGCCTTGAAGCGCAGTGCTGCTTCCTTATCTTTGAACGGTCCGGTAATCTTCTTACCGGACGTCGGATCGATCAACCAGAAGCCTGTTAGGTAAGAGTTGCGATCACGCTCACCACGGTTGCGGCGATCATCGACCATATGTGCCAGATACAGATCACCTGCATCAATTTCGTTCAAGATTTCAAATAGTTTCATGCCAGTCTCCACTGTGTGAGTGGATATTTATGGGCAAGGATGGACTATCGTGAAGTCTGGATTGAATGGTTGGCGGTATTGCTCAAACGCCTCAATAAATGGTGGACAGAACCGCTGAAAGCCCTTAAAGTACGACGTCAATCCCGTGGCAAAGTTTGCCTGGATCTCATCATCGTGCACTGATTCAGCATATCCCATGTTCGTTAGCACACTTGCGAGGCGGTTGCGAGTCCGTGTTGGCAGGTTGCCAATCTGCTCATCCATCATCATTTTGTAGCCAGGAGACGTTGCGTACAACCCATGAGCGATCTCGTGATCCAGCGTTTCCAAATCGTTTGACTGAGTCCCGATGAGGTAGTACGGGATGTCAACGCCTATACGCTCAGAAATCAAGCTGTCAATGTGCTTGATCATTCTGTCGTAGAAGTTGTTATCGGTGTTATACGGCGACTGCTTATAGAACTCGTCTATCGCCCAACTCGGTACGTTGAATCCACTCCAATCCATTGGATACGAGAAGATGTGGTCTTCGCATTGATTCAGTGCGTACCAACGTTCAAACACTTCACGGGGGAAGTGTTTACCTTTCCATTGCGGATCGGAACTCTCGTAGAACTCCTGCACACAAGCAAATAGTTGTGCCAGATCGTACCGATTATCTGACGTGATCAGGAAAACCGATGGCTGCAGTTCTGCGAGTTGGTATTGGACGTTCATATATTGGTACGGGAAGTTGGGATCGAACCAACGACCTTCCAGTTAGAAACTGGCTGCTCTACCGCCTGATCACCCATCGATCTTCCAAGCGTTAGCTACACGCCCTTATTACCGACTCGATCCTAGACAGCACTTACATCTTACACACTGTACGGCCGAAATGTGTAAGCCCTCTGTGCACTACTGAGCTACTCCCGCATTGGAGCCGCAGATGGGAATCGAACCCACATTCTCTACCTTCGGAGGATAGCGCTGTTCCTTTTCAGCTTCTGCGACATTGAGATGGCCTGAGCCATCATGTATTTACTTGACGAAATGTGGGTGTCAATCACGGGCATTCCACTTCAGCACAATCCATCCCCTGGGATTGTAGTAGCAAGTACCATAAGCGTCAAACACTCTATGGCCGTCTGCACTGACCGACAGATACGTCGGCTCTTTGATCACCACCCCGTCTCCACCAGGAGATTCGTACGCACGTACGAACTCACTGCTAATGTCGATAAACTTGTTCGCAGATTCATTGCCCAGCGTTACATAGCGTTACATAGCAGACGCTTTGTTTTGTCATCTCAATCTCCCGCACCTTAGATCGCCTGTTATCGAGGACGAAGTGCATTATGCCCAGTGTTACCTGGCTCCGTGCCCCGAGGGGGACTCGAACCCCCACACTCAAAGAGCGGCAGGACCTAAACCTGCTGCGTCTGCCGATTCCGCCATCGGGGCAGTCGTCTATTTATGTGCGCGAGACGGGACTCGAACCCGTACGCCCAAGGGGCGGCTGATTTTAAGTCAGATGCGGCTACCAATTACGCCACTCGCGCGGATTTCTTACGCCTAAACGTTGGAGTCTGAGAATGACAGTGCGGACATAACACTCTCAAATTCCGTAAACTGTTGTCAGTATTATCACTATTTACGTGATCTAACTCAAGGGTTAACGGCTTACCATTCCACACGTGATCGTCGCCAGACTCCGTTGCCACAAGAGCAACTCACACTTCTGTGCGCGTCTTCACCTGTCACCAACCTTTTTGGCGTTCATTCCGTTCTTGGCCCAACCGTAGCCCATCAGGCAGAATCCTGTGCCTGTTGACAATTGCTTCTCTTGGTCAGGGTTGCCACATTCCTTGCACGGAGGAATTGGATCATTGATCTTGACGAGGTAGTCTTCAGTCGTGTTGCAGCGACTGCATTTGTAGGTGTAGATTGGAATTTGTTTCTCCTGTTATTGGTAAAGACGAATTGCTTCCGTGTGAGGTAGCGTAGTGACGTGACTCGTTGTCTTATGAAGATTTGACTGGTATGCATCAAGAGCCTTGATTGCATTTTCAGCCAGTTCGTACGTGTCGAATTCTGTGACTGTCTGGGCTAACGCATAGCCTGATGTGCGCCACGTTGTACGAAAGAGTACAGGAAACATGTTTTCTCCAGTTATCTGATACAGGAGTGAGGACTCCAACCTCACATACATCGGTGACTAGTACGACGTTTACACTCTACGGCAGACCCACGACGCTAGGCGTCTCAAGTGTTCCCTGGTTGGTGTTCGGGCCATCCTGTATTTGCGGAAAGTGTGAGATTCGAACTCACGGGGCTGTTACACCCGGCAATTTTCAAGACTGCTGCCTTAAACCACTCGGCCAACTTTCCAGTTTACTTCTTGCGATTGCGTGATTTGTATGTCGGCAATTGCGAGTCACAATTATGACAGATTAACCTAAGATTGTCAAGTCTATTATCATTGTTGACTCCATTGATATGATCTAGAATTAGAATCAGTGGTTTTCCATTCCACGCGGGAGACATTTAGCAGATTGCGCATTTGTTAGGCAGCAACTGTTGCTTCATGATACGCTCTTTCAATATATGACGAGCATATGTGCTGTTCTCTACAAACACATCTACGTCATCACGACGTGGACCGTATTGGTTAACTTTCATTCAGCGCGAATCTTGTGCCAGATCGCTTCGAGCGTGATGCCTTGGAAGTGAGCGAAGTCATCAGGCGAGAACCCGAACATCACATGGCTGACGATCTTGTCGATTGTGTCAAACTTGTTGGACATTTTGTTCCTCTAATATGTAGGAGCTACAGGGATCGAACCTGTGACCTTCGCTGTGTAAGAGCGTTGCGCTACCGCTGCGCCAAGCTCCCTCGGTATTCTCGTATATATGCGTTACGTTTAGTGACCTTCTGATACCTAGATCCTTGACCTTTAGTACCAAATGTATCCGTTTGAGTGTGACAATTTGGACAAATCAACCTGATGTTTGAAGGAAAGTTATTATCACTGTTTCCATCTATATGATCAACTTGCAATACCAAGGGTTTACCTTGCCACTCCGGAAGTTGACCACACACAGCACATTTTTCACCAACTTTTTCGCATAGGTATCGCTTTAGAGTGTTGACAGCATGGTATGACTTTTCTCCAGCTTCAATCTGCAAAATTGTTACGTTCCGCCACTTCCAATCTGCTTGACATGCGTTAGAGCAATACGTATTTGTGGAGTGATAATTCCACACCTTGAGCTTTCCTCATTGCTTACATGAGGAATGTGTAGGTGTATGACGCTGTTTGGCCATTTAATGGCTACAGATACCAAGTTCGCAACATACGAATCTCATGCTCTGCCATTCAGAGATCGGTAGCAAACCGATCTCTTTGAGCAGTCAGGTTGCCAATGATCGTAGCAACAGCGTTCAGGAACTTTTCGTTGTCACCGTGACAAACGTTTTGCAACACGTGAAGTTCTGTTCGGTAATAGCTGTGATCAATGGTCATGTATATATGTCAGTTCAAGACAGGTTTTTCTGTCTCTGCGTTGAACCATTCATCCAACGTGGAATATCCGAGACGCTTCATTTGCGCTTGTAGTGCAATCAGCAGTTCGGGGTCTTCTTCGTGAAGTTCATCAAACACAGTCCCTGTATCTTCGTCGAGTGATTGCTGTGCTGCTGCAGTCAGTTCGTCGATGACCTTTTGAACTTGGTCAGCAGGGTAATCACGCTCAATCTGAGCGATCGTTTCTGGAGGGAATACAATCTTGATCCGGGATTTGGTCATCAACTATCCTTCTTCTAGTTAACACCTAGAATAGCTGATGACTTTTCACCTTTCAACAGTCGTAATGGGTCCGACCGATCGTCATGTGATGGTATTTCCAAGACGTCGGAAGACCAAGCTCCGTCCGGATCTCATCAACTGCAGGACAGTCAACGCGAATCCAGTAGAACGTTCCGGGACGATCCGCATCCTTCGTAGTTTGCACGTCTCCGTGCTGGTACTTGAAGTTGACCTTCATTGCTGCGCGACGCTTCCAGTTTTGATGGCGAGTTGCACGAAGTTCGCCACGAACGACGGAAATGTGCGCATCCCAGGACGGTTGATCCAGCAAGATATGCCGTTCCTTCTGCAACCACCAGCGGTAGTAGCGGGTGATTTCACGATCGGCGGCAATGATGCACCAACCGTCGATGTCTCGTTTCATGCCAGCACGATGTGGATCGTAGATGATCGTGCCGGATCCTTGATGCCAGTCCATGGCAAATCCTTATTTGTTCGGGTGACAGGAATTGAACCTGTGAAGTGAGCTGTATACAGCTCACTTCATACCTACTCTACGCCCGATAGTTACGAAACAGTGCAGATGCAATCGTAGTGGTTACCTAGATTGTCAGACACCGTCTTGGTGTCGCTGCACCATTCACACTGATGCTTGACGGGCGCTTTGCGGGCTGCCTTGTGTTGTTCAATGCGTTGTTGCATCTTTTCTCGCGTTGTCGAAGCGGTGATGTGGTCATACTCTTTTGAGGAGATCAACCGAAACCGTTGTTCGGTCCATTCCACTAGAGGACGAATCCACGTTGCTGCTTCAAATGGGAACAGGTGCTTATACACTACCTGATCCGTTTGGTCAACAGTGCTTTTGCCAAGTCCTGTAACTTGGTATAAGCCACCATCAACGTGTTGGTATAGGAAGCCAATTGCCGGTGTCATGATGTCACTTTCTGAACCATCGGAGAACCTGGGTGTAAGCCAGCCATGTGGCTGGAATGCACCCGATTGGGATGCTGATGTACTTGGGCACAAAGCTGGAGGACAAGCTGTACAGCACGTAACCCACTGATATCACCATCAGGAGTACCATACCGAACAACGCGCGGATCACGGGGGCGTTCGCTTCATCAGCCATTCGAGGTACCTTTTTGGGTGGGTGTCTGGGGTTAAATGCTATCGTGTGCACGCTTGTTGCAGTATTGCCACATATACTTCCTTGTTTTTCAATGCTAACACTATCCAAGTTACCCTACCGTTTGATCAACTGAAATGGGTGATATTTGGGGTAGTGATCCCACTAATCTTGCGGAATTGTTGATATGTTTGAACGCTGTCGAACACAACGAACACTTGGTTTGGTGCTGCTTTGATTACAGTCAGGAAGTTGATCAGGTTCTCGTTGCCTGTGTAAATGTCGCTATCCAAGAAAAAGATGATGTTCCACTTATCCTTCAATGCTTCAATGATCTTACCAGCGAGCACGTTTGAGAATACAGTGCCACCACTCTCTGCCATGTTAAACGCCGCATGCGGCGTTAGAGGCCAAGCTGCAACTTTATCCTTGACACTGGCGATTTTTGCTGCCTTGTTCTGAGCAAACATTACTTTGTACATTGAGTACGATCCACTAAAGCGGAACACCAGCGACGTAGCATTCTTGAACTGTGGCGTCTTCAACAAGTTGACAGCGTTTGCAAACACTTTTGAAATCACGCCAGCCATTGAGCCAGACGCGTCAAACAAGAAGCCCAGTTTACTGTCAGTTGTTGCACCAACACGCTCTCCTGGCTTCATTGCACCCGCACCGAGCTGCCGGGCGATGTCGAGCTGTGAAACAGCTCGACGGTTCGGTTTCGCATACGTATCTTCCATCTGCGGCTTTGCAGTAGAAAGGAATCGCTTAACGAGCGTCTTCCAGTCGAACGACGGCTTGACCTTAGAATAGTCAATCTCTAACGGGCTACCGCCATTACCGGAACCGGGCGCGCCGTTTGCGGAGCTCTCTCCGGATCCTTCTCCAGCACGCTTGGCCTTGGTTTCTTTCTCAACTTCTTGAGAGGTCTTATCCTTGCCGTCTTTCATCTGACCGGCAATGCGGCGCGCGTTCTCATCGATTTGTTCTGGGGTCATTGTGCCTGGACGGCCTGTGGGGGCTTTCTTGTTGCCCTTTGCGGATGGGTCGGCACCGTCTCCTTCACCTTCGCCCTCACCTTCGCCCTCACCTTCGCCCTCACCTTCGCCCTCACCTTCGCCCTCACCTTCGCCCTCACCTTCGCCCTCACCTTCGCCCTCACCGGGTTGGACGTCGCTTTCAGCGCCTTCTTCCTGGCCAGGCTTATGGTCGTCACCCATCTCATCAAGCTTGTCACCAACCTCTTCTTGTTCCTGGGCGTTTAGCTTGTCAAATTCCGCCTTGACAATGTTGTACATCTCAACGTATGACTTTTGGCGGTCATAATTGATTCCGTCGTTGAAAAGTCCCAGAGGCAACTGTTCGTATCCACTTTTAACCAAAAGGTAATTTGAGCGGAAGTCGCCAACCCAGTTGATGATTCGGGGGTTAGCATTTGGAATGATCTTCTGGTAATAGAAGTCATCATTGCTGTAGTGCATCAGTTCGTGCATGATCAAGAACTCGATGTACGCATATTCATCAGGGATGTCACCACCATTGCATACGTATTTGCGGCCTTTTGGCTTCACCTGTTTCAGGTGAGCGTAGTCCATCAACTTCTGCATGAATGGAATGTTGAAGATGAACGTACCACTTGGGGTTGCTGCCGCGGTCGTTACGCCTGGTTGGCCGGGTGGGATTTCATTGAGATCCCACTTAGCTGTTAGTGGCCGTTTCTCAATGAAACTACGCAGAGGCCAGAATTCATCATGTTCACCGGCAATTGTACGCTGCAGACGCTGGAACGTTAGGCTGCGGAACTTGGGGCCGTTAACTGGAACGTCCATCTTCCAGAACATTGAAAACAGTTCATTTTCAACACCATTCTGGATGATTGTTTGATACAGAAACGGAGCACGGGCTGCCATCGTATGCAGCTTGTTCAGGCGAGCTTGGACCTGTGCCTCAATCGCCTGTGGGGTGACGCCAGGTGCCTGTGCCATTGCTTGAATTACGGCAACGATGTGTGGATCTGTGAAATCTGACTTTGAAAACTTCACAGCGCCCGGAGCAAAGCGGCGCTGCTCCAGGGCTTCATCGATACGATAGAACTTCATTATAGAGCCTCAATTACGTCGACCAATTCAGAGCGCAGGTTAGCAACAGACGTGGATGCTTCGTCGGCAATATCTTCTGTGATCTTGCCGTCCTTGATCAGACGCTTACGTGTGTCTGACATCATTGTTGACAGTGCCTTACCAACGACTGCCAGACGGTCGTGTGCGTACTCGTGCAAGTGCAGTGTGTATAGCAACGACATGAAGAAGTTGGTTAGCAAGGAGGTGTCAGGACCATCGGCAATGATTTCGTCACCCTGCAACCGAACGCGTGGGTGTACTTCATCAAGAATGTACTTCTGAACCGTGCTGTCATCAACGATCTTGTTCGTTAGTGCCGACTTGATTTCTTCCATGAACTGGGCATGGTTAATTGTGTTGTTTGCGTTAACGATGTGGACGTCGTCGGGCATCTTGGCTAGATCTGTTGATCCATCCAAGTACTTGCTCATGACGTTAGACAGAGCGTGAATGCCTGAGGCTGTCTTCTTGATCAACTGATTATACATTGTTGCTGGCAGGTGCGTAACCCATGAATGCAACTTAGCCATGAATTCATCCTTCATGTCAGCATTCTGCTTGTAGAACACCATGTTCAGCGAGTCTTCAAACGCTTCATACACAGCCTCATCCAACTCAGGACGCATCTGCGATTCCTTGATGTCGGGGTCATCCAGTAGGTACTTGAATCGTGCATTGATTTCACGCATCAAAGTTGCGTGCATGTCAGAGTACTCACGAGGAGAGATGTACAGAGGCATGCCATTGATGTCGAGGTTGAACGCACGCTGGTGCTTACCGTGTGTTTCACTCTTGTCGGCAAACTTATCTGCGAATGCATTCATCAGCTGTTCAACGACCGTACGGACGTCATCTGTGATTCCCTCGAACTTCTTACCCTTCAGCCACGACTTTGTCGCGTCCCACGAACCCTTGGCAGGAATCACGTCAATTGCATCCCGGAAGTGTTGCGTCAGTGTTTCCGTACCAGCACCGTGTGGATTGATAGCACCAATCACAATTGCGGACTTAGGCAGCTTGTATTCCTCACCCGTTTCTTCATCCTTACCACCAAAGTTCTTTTCCAAGATCACGCGGCGAAGGGAGTTGAACGTCTTCTGGTCAACGCGGTTCAATTCGTCAAGCAGAATCAGATACTTAAATGGTTGCTTTTTGTACTTGGCAATCTCAGCCTGAGCATCCGCCTCAGGGTCTTGCGACAATTCATCAATGTACGCCTTATCCTTACGCTCAATCATGTCCATGATTTGCTTATACAATTTGGGAGCGGAGAATTGCACCTTGATCTGATTGCCGTTGCGTTCGCCTGGCAGCGGCATACCGACAGCGTCGTCAGCAAACAACTCACTGACGTCAATTTCAATCAAACGAAGGTTGTGCTTTTCGGCGATTTCCCATGCTTGGGATGTGTTGTGTGTCACGATAAAGTCATCTGTGATATACAGATGTTCGGGGTGATCAACCATGATGCACTGTGCTTCGTCCTCCCCGATTGAATCGATAGACACTACGCGAAGGTTCAAATCGCTATACTGATAGTGGTTGGGGATTCGAGCAAGCTTACGATCGAGGTGAGATAATGCGCGAGGTGTTGGATAGCGAATTGACACAGTGTATGCCACACTGCCAATTTTCCTTTCACCTTGATAAGTGTAAGTTGGATACTTTGTCGCTATCTTCGCAATACCACCAATTGATCGAACAATGTATTGAATATCCTCAGCCAATTGACGACTGCTTGTAGAGATAGAGATTGCGCCTTGTTTGTTCACATATCCGTCTGTATCAACTAATCCCGCCAGAAGTTGTTCAATTTGTTCGCGCGATCCCTGCTTATATACATTAGGAATAAACTTCTCTAGGCTGCTCTTGCCGAGCAATCCAAGAGCACTTAATTTTTGAACATACGCGTTTTCATACATTCCTGCCATCTTCCACGTAGGTTCAATTTCATACGAGTCACGCTCTCGAGTCAGACGATAATCGTAGTTGCTACTGTGCCTGAAACTATAACCTTCTGACAGCAGATCATTTACGTTGCTAAGAATCTGTGTATCGGCAGTTGATAGGCTAATTGTGTGGGATGTCATTGAACCATCGCCCAACAGTACACCCAACAAGTATGGATCCATTGGAACATCAACAGGGGGGGCAGTATTGTCGGGTAGCTGCACGTACACCCAACGATTCGTTGTGTTCAGTAGGCGTTCTATTTCATGCGTGTCAACGGTTTGCCAGTTATTTTCACGGTCTTTTTTAATGTTCCATAGGTGCTCAGCACATGCATGCGTCTTTCGACCATCCGCAAACGTCAGTTCGAAAATCTCTTTCCTCCCTTGAGGATATACAGCACTCACAGGTGCCTTATCTCCGTTGGGCATAGTTAATACGTCACCAACGCGGATCTCTCCCATCGTGGTCCAGCCCGTTGGAGTCTTGATTTTAGAATACAGTGGCTGAGCTTTACCGATACCTGGAGGGCCGGAAACAACGGGGATGTGCTTCCGATCGCCACCAGAACGAATGATTTGAGTGATTGCGTGATCTAGAGCCGTACGCCATTCGTGTGGCTCTAGCGTATCCTTTTCATTGACGTCAATACCAGACGTTTCCTTGATTAGCTCCGCAACTGCCTTCGTCACCTTGCCGGCGAGATTGCTGTGCGTTTCCTCTTGGTAGTGGATGAAGTTGTTCTTGACGTTTGTCAGCAGAGCGCGAGCTTCTGTCGTATCTTTGACGGGAATCGACGTGTTGATGTACGTGATCAGTTGTTCCCAACGACGCGGTGATGTGCGGACGCCAACGTTGACGTCATCATAGCTGATGTCTTCATCCTTTAGAATCTTCTGAAACTTACGGATCACAGTCTCGTTCAGGCGGATATGAGAGTGGTGCTCATACGTGGATGCGAGATAGATGAACCATTCGTCTTTGGTTGGCGGCTTGAATTCAACAACGTTGAATTGGTGATTCGATGGGATTTCCTCCAGACCAGCATGCGGATCGCGCATGTTAGATGCGTACATGATGTACACATTTTTTGGAATCTTGTGCATACCGATGTTACCGTTCAGGATACCACGCATGATGTTGCGGATACGCATGGACGTCATACGGTAGTATTCGTCGAGGAACAAAATCGTGCTGTGTGACTTACGTGCACGGGCAATCGCTGGTGGAATCTTATCAGCAGTGCCACCCATCTGTTGATAGACCATCTGGACGTGACGGGGAGCCTTTGTTGACATATATGTCAAGTACTCTGCATCTGACAGTGCCTTTGCGCTTTGTAGTGCAGTAAACAGGTTCGAGTCAGCCAGAACCATTGACATCTTGCTTGTGTCAACGTTTGTGTCAACGTTTGTGGAACCGTGTGTCTTTGCGCCGGTCGTAGAGTTGAACACCAAGAACGGGATGTTGATCAAGTGTTCTTCAGTGATGTGCGGAATTTCAATGATCACAGCCTTCATGCCGAGCAACGCTGCAAGCAGAGAGATCATTGTTGTCTTACCAATGCCTGGGTCGCCTGCGAGTAAGATGCTACCGACTTGATTGCCTGACGCCATAGCTTCCATATGACGAAGCACTTTTTGGGTCAGTTTCATTGTTTGTTGATTGGCCATGCGAGATCCCGTTAGTCAAGTTGATCTCCTATTTATCACCAACGGCGGTCCAGCGCCAGGTTTGATAAATACCTGCTCACACTAAGCCTCCTGACCATGAATCTACTCCAATTCCTGATTGAAACCAACGACCCGTTCGCAGAACTGCCGGATGACACTCCAAACAAAACGGAGAAAATCATCACGCGGATTAAGGATGAGAGGCAAACTCTAGCGCATGCAGAGCAGCACATGCGAGAGCGTTTGGTGAAGCGCTACCCAAACCAACTGGCGATGTCGTGGACAACGCTGACACCACCCCTGGTTAAACTTCCCCTGTCGCAGTACATGTCTTACGTATGCGCGCGTGGCAACCAACCAGATCCCACTATCGTCCGCGCCTGTAAGGCGTACGCACGCGTGTCAACACAATTGGCAGAGTTGAGTAAGCGCTTATCAGAATTGAAAAAGAAGCGCAAGCAGGAAATCATCGACAAGAAGGTCACCTCTGCTCAAACGCGAGCCTCAACAGCTGTCCCGCAGCAGCCCGTTGATTCGACAATGACTAAAGCCTTAACGATATTCAATGGACGCATCAAGGCTCAAAATATCTCCAACCCATACTGGGGTGGCTCAATCGGCCAATACCACGGATCGGTTAACACACGTCTAATGTCAACAGAAGCTAAGGCTGGTATTGACAGGTTAAACAGGCTGTTGGTTGCTGAGGGCATGCCTACCCTGACCCAACAATACTCAAGCTTCAAAGACACGGGCGAGTATGTGTTTGCGGTCCGCAATACAACTAAGAACGCCCTGATCTTGCGCGACAAGCACGGTGGTACGATAGTAACGTACGTCTACATTGGTAGTCAACTGATGACCTTGAAGACGTTTATGTGGAGAGATGCTGCTGTGATTCAGAGTTACTTGCGACACGCTAGGTAACTCTGAATCATTAAGGTTACATCTTAGCGAGGGCTGTGAAGCCTGCGTCAATCATTTCTTCTTGAGCCGCATTGATGTCGCGATCTTCCGACTTCAAGTGCTTGTTCATGATGTCTGAGACTGCGCGGTTTTGGTATTGTAATTGAACTTCTTTTACACCACGGATTGCCATCAAACCTAGAGCATGACTCTTGAGTTCCATTTCAATGGTGACTCGGCCGCCAACGCGCTTGATGTACTTGTTGATGCCAGGTAGTGAGCTCAACAGTGGGGCGCTGAGCTTAAAGTCTTCACCAACCTCAATAGGCTTCGCAGAAGCCATCGATTCCAATTCCTTCATGTCTTTCAACGTGAAGTCTTCACCAATCGATGTTGTGCAGCCATCCAGGTGGGTGATTGGGGAGGCAGACACATACAGTGAACCATCCACGCGATCGGGGAAGTTCTTGAATGACGTCAATGCGCTACCAACCACAGAGAAGTTGCCTGCAACTTTGCCAAACTTAATCGGCAGCGTTGTGTAGCGGAGTGCAGCGAACGTAACGTCATCATCAACGTCAACGGAATCGTCAGCGTTAAAGGTAAAGTTTTCTACCTTCTTACTCTTTAGCCATTCTTCTGCCTGCTTACGGAAGGGGCGAGCAGGACTGGATGGTGCCGGAGCAGGGGTAGCAGCGGGCTTTGGTGCTGCTTTAGGAACTGCTGCTTTTGGTGCTGCGGGTGTCGCGGATGATGCTGGACCGGCTGTGGGTGCTGCAGCTGGAGTGGTTACGGCAGGTGTAGTGCCGGTAGCGGGCACAAAGAAATACCGACCAGTAGCGGGATCGGGAGTTGGCTTACCGCCAGCAGCTTGGAACGCTTGAACGTTTGCGCCGCGACATGCCCAGCGGGTGCCGCCATTTGCATCTTTGCTGTAGTTGTGGGTTTTGTGGATTGGGCTAGCTCCGCAGTTGCCGCAGGTTTGGGCTGGGCCAGCCATTTCGAGTAGCTTAGATACATCTAACAGTCGCATAATCGTGTCCTACACAAGGTGGTGTTGAACGCGTATTTATGTGACGCTAGTTTATCCCTCCACTCAATCCATGCTCATGATTCGAGCGTACAAAGCTGGATCCGTCTTCTGCATCCGCTTCAGACGCTTAAGCATTGTCACACCTTCAGCAGACTTGGGATCGATGCCGTACATTCCTGGCAGATCTTGAGGCGCAGCCGCCTCAACGCTCTCGTCAACTTGGACGGGCGTTTGAATTGTGGTAGCTTGTGGTGCTGTAGGTAGTTCAGTCAGCTTCATTGAGGACTCCCATGAGGTTCGTCCCATATTTATACGCTACAGCAAATACCCGAGCCTTAGCAACGCGTAGCAATAAATATCGGATCCAAAGGCTCAACACCATGAAACTCACACAGATCGTCATTGAAGCACGCACACCTGCGTTAAACCCGTTTGAAGAACTCCCTCGCGCCAAGAGTGAGAAGAAGTACAACGAAGAGCTGCGGGTTGCGACGGCTGAGGCTCAGGCGGCGTATGATCACTATGAGGCTAAAGCCAATGCTATTGTCCAACAACTGGTCCCTCCAGCGGGAACGATACTATCTTCGTGGAGTGTCCCGTCTGAGAAAGAGAACCAATACGATCAATTTGGCAACTACGCCGTTCGAAAGGATGCGGATCCACGCATCCGCAATGCATACCGAGCCTTAAGCAATGTTAAGGTCCATCGAGATCAACTGCGAACTACGTACCAGAATCACACACAAGAAATCAACCAACGTAAGAGCGAGGCTTCGATGGCGCAAAGGCAAACTAAGGCATCTGCAAGGCAAGAGGCGTTCGACCTTGGCAATACGATCGATGAAGCGGATGTTCCTGAGGAAATTGATGTGTATCACCGCCGGTTGAAGAATGCGTATTTTGAAAGCAACATAGAACGATACGCTGGCGATGCGAACACGTATCCGTACTCGACATTGGCTGGCGCTCTGTTTGATGAGTTGAATGCTGCTCTCAAACGCAACAGTATTCCCGAACTTCACACAACATACGCATCTGCGACCACATATTTCTCACAGAACTACGGCCGAACCTCAAACACTAGTTTCACGATCATTGGCGGTGGTTGTGGTAATTCCGGCGGTCGTAACTCAATTGTGTGGGAGAAGATCGCTAGTGGCACGCTATATCGTCATAACGTGTACGTGAGTGGTCAGCGAGTTGACGCTCGTCAATTCTTTGGTGCAGGAACTGCTGCTCAAGATCAAGCTCTCAAGGCGTATGTTCCATGAACTTCCTAACGTACTTGATCGAGACAAACAATCCATTTGCGGAGGATCCTCGCGATCCCAGTTCTTTGTTCGGTCGTGTTTATCGCGACGAATGGTCGGATTTAGCACTATTTCACACAGAACTACCTGACACAACAGGATGGGAGACGTCGTCTGACCTGCACCGCCTGGAAGAAATCAAGCGTGCTTTGAATCACCACACAAAGCTACACCTTGGGGTCATCAATGATATGATCACAAGAATCAATCGTCGTATTAACGACAAATACGGTGGTGCCGCCTTTTTTCCATTGTTGTTAATCTCGGTTGCTAGCGTGAATCTTCCCCTCTGGATCCGAGGATCGGTCGCTCAGATTTATCCGTCCTTCAGCAAACTGTCCGGCGACTTACAGCGGAGGATCGAAGGGGTAGTTAACCTAGTTCGCCAACAAGTGCCAGAATTGGCGTTGTATCACGACCTACACGATCGGTGCAATGCTCTGCGTAAGCAGCAAAAGGCAGCTAAACAAGCAGCTAAACAAGGTGCAGCAGCAAAGTCTGGATGGGCCCCTGACTTTGCTGGAGGTAACACGATTCCTCCAGGAAAAGTGCCCGTCACAATTGATACGGGTACGTCTAAGCTGAAGAACCCATACCATTTATTTGCCAATCAGCGATACGCGGGTGATCCTTACAAGTTCCCGTTCTCTACACCGTCACTGGACACATTCTTAACGATCAATGCAGCGCTGAAGCGTAATGGCATTCCGGAAATCGATACATTGTATGCGGCGAACTACACACCAACTTCATGTCTGAACTTTATTGGTGTCAACCCCACCGATACTGTGGTGTGGTACAAGTATGACCGAGGTGGCGGCACCGGACAAAATTACCTGTACATCAATGGCACAAAAATACAAACAACACACCTGACGCTTCTGTCAGAGCCGCAACAAGATGCACTACTGAAGAAACTCCACCCATAATATGCGACTACAACAACTCACAGAAACCACGGACGATCCATTTGCAGAGATCCCCGCTCGCCAATACTCCACGGAGATGAGTCGTCTGCAATGGGAATGGAATGATGCACGCAACCGTGAACGCCAAGTTGAGGAGGCGCTCTCGTTGAGAATCGCTGCGTTAATGAAGAGAGTGCCTCAGAAGATCCAAATTCCTGGATCTAAAGACATAGACATTTGGAGATACCGCACGGTACGGAAGGTTGATGAGATTCGGTCGAAGCTGGAATATCCAGATGGTCCTTTCTGGCGCTCGACGCAATTGTTCCCTGAGGAGCACATTCCTGCGTTTGACAAATTAGTGCGTCTATGGAAACAGCACATGGCTCCCGCTATAATGTGGGAGGTTAAGACGTATAATCGATTGCAGAAGGCAAAGAAGGCAGAGAAGGATGCTGAGAAGCGCGGCGTTTCTCCATGATACACAGCGCTTCTCAGCTTGCCAAATAGAAAGCGAAGCTGATGTAAGTGATCGCGTGTAGGTACTGATCTACGCCGAGTAGCCACCAGAATTGTTCGTGCGTTGTTGGACCCCAGCCAAGCTTCTTATTGAGGCTCATTTTTGCCCAATCAATGTGGTAGTGAACCACTCCATCAACTGCGGCAAGCGTCGCTGCAGTGACAATTGAGCACGGATACACCAGCACCAGCAGAGTACCGATCAGATGGTTGAATGAGTGAAGAATCCCACCTGGATGGCCGTACGTTCCCTTGTTGCGGTACTGGAACGGTCCCTGCATCAGGAAGTCAACGATCGGGTGCTTCGTAAACAGGCCGAGGATGATCCAGAGGATTGTCATGGTGGTCATTGCAACAGCTCCTTGATCACCTTGCTTGCCTCACTGCCGTCGTATTGGCCGTCATACCGCGTCTTGAGATCCTTCATCACCTTGCCCATGTCCTTAGCTGTCGATGCGCCAACCAATTGGATTGAGGCAGCAACGATTGACTGTAGACCTGTGCCGGTGTATTGTGTTGGCAGATACGCCTCAAGAATCAGCTTTTCTTGAGAGGCAACGTTGCAGGCTGCAATCTGCTTGAGGTCGTGATCAGGGATCGGCTTCGGAAAGACAGCAAGCAGTTCGTTGGTGTTCTTGAGGAACTTCTTGATCATCGCCACAACTTCGCTATCCGTGGTCTCGCGGTTGCCGTCGTTCTTACCGACAGCTTCAGCTTCACCGATCAGTGTGGTTAGAAGAGACGCCTGGATGGTGTCTTTGGCCTTACGGGCCTGCAGTTGATCTGCTTTGATTCGTGAGAGGAGTGACATGATGTTCCCTTAGTTGAGAGTCAATCTCATTGTAGGTGAATCATCATTAGTTTCCTACCTTCCCAGGTAGGGTTAACAAATATGTGTTGTTTATTCTGCAAGGGCGCACGGAGTTGAACCGTGTCCTACGGGGTCAGAGCCCATCGTACTAACCGTTATACTACACCCCAATAATCTTAGCCTTGACGGCCTGCCTCATTTGCTTCCAGCTGCTTGCGAATGTATCGCATCATTAAGCATAGCTTTTTCTGTGCTATTGAATGTTGCGTCACCCACGTCAGATACAGGAACTGCGAACTGGAAACCACATTCCGTGGTATACCAAAGTTCGTTACGGCGAAAGTGACTGAACGTCACCTGCTTTCCGTCAGAGACCATTTGTTTCAAAGTAGACATGTTAATGTCCTTATGTTGAGGGAATGGTAGGATATGAACCTACATCCGAATGTGCATTCTTCTGCCACATTCCCGTGGTTAAAATTGTTGTGAGAGCAGGAATCGAACCTACACTAGTCTCTGATAATGAGAAGTAACTCTGACACTACGCAGCATCCATGAGGATGAGTCAAAATCGCTTAGAGTGTTTTTACCGTGCTGACCATTACACTATCTCACAATTGTTCAGTCGAAATCGTATTCAACCATTTCGACGCCTGCTGCAGCAGCTTCACGCTTAACCCAGTCTAGTGCGTCACCCCAGCGAGAGCGGATATCGTCAGACGCCCTCGGGCCGACAAAGCGCGTGATTCCGTACTGGAGCATGTGGACGAAGCATCGATCGCATGATGTTAGAGGGTATGTGTACAGCGTACACCCCGCAAGTGGCTCTCGTGCAAACATTGCAGCATTCATTTCGCAATGAATGATCCGGCGATACTTTTCGTCGCGATCATGAAGATACTCGTGTGTGTCTTTCATCTTGCTGGGGAAGCCGTTGTAGCCTTTCGACACAATTCGCTTCCCATCGGGAGCAACAATCACAGCACCTGTTTGTGTGCTAGGATCTTTCGACAAGCGAGCGATCAGCTTCGCTTCCTCAAGGAAATGTAAGTCCCATTTCTTCTGGTCCATATATGGCCTTATTGTTATGTACCCCCGAACGGTTTCGATCCGTCTTCTCCACCTTGAAAGGGCAGCGTTCTAGCCACTAAACTACGGGGGCAATGGTTTGTTGAGATGTGGGCGCGCAGGCTGCTTTTTTGAGGCGGCTGCCTTTACCAATTTGGCTACTAGCCGTTTCCGACTAGGTGGGACTCGAACCCACAAATCGCTGCTTGAGTATGAAGAAATCCTACACTATGCAACAACAAACTGTCAGGGTACCTGGAGTTGAACCAGGACTACAACGCTCCGGACGTCATCGGCTACCACACGCCTCCTACCCTGAAGGTGCATACTCGCAGTTGATATGCCTACCAACCTGTATGCTCTTGGCGCTAGATTAACGGTCTAGCGCCAAGCGATGTAGACTTACTAGCTCTCGAGCGCGTTCTGTCTACCTTTTGTGTCGCGAAACACAATTCTTTTTGGAGCGGGTACAGGGATTCGAACCCTAGTATTTCAGTTTGGAAGACTGACGTGTAACCGTAAACACTTTACCCGCATGGACAGGCCTTACACCTGATCGGAGCTTTGCCGCCAGCTAAGCGGTTCGTTCGGAATGCTCTGAACTCCTAGCTGAAGAGCTACCTCAGCACGTACTGTCGGAGTACAAGGATTCGAACCTTGGACCCTCTGCTCCCAAAGCAGATGCGCTACCAGACTGCGCTACACTCCGATATTGATTTGAGATGAAGTCGCAAACAGAGAACAAAGTTGGCCCACCATTAAAACGGAATCGAACCGTCCACTCAATTTTTCCAGAATTGAAGTAACTGTTTACTACGCAACAAATCAGAGGAAGGATACGGAGTCGAACCGTCGCCTGTTCATCACAAGCGGACTAACTTTCCAAGTTAGTTGTATCACCAGATACACAACCTTCCATGCTCTATTTAGTCGTCATATACGCCAGCTTCAAACGCTTCAACCCACTCCTTGTGAAGTTCTTCAGGTCGGTACAACGCCTCAATGTCAGTGATTAGTTCACTTAATTTCCTACACAAGGCTTCACTCGGCAACTCCATGTCGACTGCGACATCAAGCAGATCTAGTTTCCAAATATTTGTGTTCATTTTCACCGTTTTCAGATTGTCCTATGTTAAGTGTTACCCGTCAACTAGCCGCTCGATAAATACTGTCTTTGGACCGCGTCATGCTACTGATCGAAATTGCCTCACCGTTTGATGAACTTCCACCAATTGATCACAACCGATTGGTCGATCGGTACCTTGCTGTCTCCCAGACCGATGCTGACCTGTCTAAGTACGTTCATCACTTGATGCTGAAAGCTAGCTCATTGCTAAATCGCGGTAAGCACTTCTTTGCTAGGCCTAACTTAGCAACTTCGATTACCGCTCGCTGCAGTGAGTGCGGCTTGTACTACGATAAAGCTGACCCCGTTGCTGCTCGAATCAGCAGCACTATGCACCAATTGGTTGCTGAGCGTATTAGCCTTCGACGACAACAGACTACGCTTCGCCGTAAGATGACTAAGGCTGGAATCAACTGGCACGATATTCAGTTGCCGTCGGTGTTGGGTTGATTAGTTTTGTACCCCCGGTCGGATTCGAACCGACAAAAGTCCACGGTCTAAACGTAGTAGCTGTGCCAAATTTGCATTTACCACGGGGGCATTGTTTGTGTTGTTGGGTGGAATTGAGCCACCATCTCCGCCTTGAAAGGGAACTTCACGCCGAAAGCGTCAGTTTCGCGCTCTACCATTGAGCTACAACGACAAGTTGTGGGCATGGAGGGACTCGAACCCTCAGGACTTCGTGTTTGAGACGAATACGGTTACCTACTACGCCACACGCCCAATGTTTTGCGTTCCCCACGTAACCGTCTGTGTGTGACAGTTAGGACACAGGAACCTTAGATTTTCTATTCTGTTATCCCAATATTGGCCGTTGATATGATCAATTTGAAGTGTTAATGGCTTGCCATTCCACACATTATGGATGGTGCACTCGGCACATTTGTATTCTATACCAAGCTCCAATGGAGCTCGCATCAGCTGATGCCGCTCAGCTCGGCGATCTAGCTGTTTACCTAACACCAAGATTTCTTCTACCGATTTCTTGTTGAAAGAGGGTTTTCCTTTATTGGAAGCTTGGCCAACAAAATGACTTACATTTAATCCTAACAGTTCACATCGTTTTCTTAGATATGTTACTGTGCTTCCCACGGGTGCTAGGTTCAACAATCTAGCCAACCCTGAGTACGTGTTTGTTTGTTCAACGAGAGGTTGAAGGAGTGCTTCGGTGTATTTCATGGTAAACATATTTATACCAGGTTACGGCATATTTACCAGATTTGTCCACCTGGGCGGTGTTGTACTACTATTTATCTATGTGCCACCTCACGGAATCGAACCGTGACCTGAAGGGTTTCAAGCTCCTGTACGCACCAGCTGTACCAAAGCGGCTTAAATTTGCAGGTTCGCACAGACTCGAACTTACAACCTTTGGTTTTGGAGACCAACGCTCTGCCAATTGAGCTATATTCCTATGTTGAACGTTTTTTGCAGTTGTTTAGGTGAAACCTGCTCATCACATTATTTGCACCTAGTTTACCACAATGGGGGCATTCGATCTTAGATCGAACTAAGCCTTTATTTGCTTTACCTGCACCATTACCCCGTGATTGTTCGGCTAATTTTTGTCTATGTTCGGCTGTTTTTTCATATTTAGCGATGTCTGAAAAGTAAGACGTCCCATATTTATTCAATTTTGTTGCCGTACCCAGAGCGGCAGTAGCGGCAGTCGTTGGGACTAAGTTCTCTTTAATTTCTGGATGTAATTCCTGTGATCGCTTACCTGCTCTAACACACCGTGTACGATGCGCTTCTGATCCATCGTTTAAGTGAGCAAATCCGCCGTCTAGTCCATTCTCTGCCTTGAAGTTAGCCCACAAATCGGAAGTTGCGATTTGATGGTCTTCACTGAACTTCAAGGCGATTCGAGAACATTCTTGTAAATCCTCAAATTGCCCAATGATTTCCGTAGTGACATCATATCCGTGAACTGCAATGTGACGTTTCCAATACTTCCCAGATCCATGGTACTTATATGGATCCGCGGATCCCGTTTTGCCAAAATATTTAAGACCTGTTACGTTGTGTGTTTTGATGTAGAGTGTAATCATAATGTCTCCATCGCGTATTTATGATGTGAGACCGTAATGTTGCCGTTACACTAATGACCTATTGGCAGGACGCCACAGAGTCGAACTGTGCACTAGAGGATTTGGAGTTCTCTGTCTGTAGCCCACAGGCGTCCTAAGGGACCTGCTGTATCTTGCTTCGACAGGTCTGTTGGATATACATGGCATCCCTGACGCGGGATGATCTTCCACATACAGCGGTCGTTTCCAACCGGCAAGTCCTCCGTCGTGGTGGTGGGAATCGAACCCACTATACACAGCTTATGAAACTGCTGCCTGACCATTTAGCTTCACCACGTAAGAATCACAGTTCAGTCTAGGCTGTGGAGTGTGCCCACCTAAACCTACTTTCCTCGCCTCACTCCAAGATGCAAGGAACGTCCCACATGGACTCTGTGATTTTGAGATGAGGGTAGGACTTCAACCTACGACTTCCTGCTTTGCAGACAGGTACTCTTTCTCTGAGCTACCTCATCATTTGGAGCCGCGTATGGGTCACGATCCCATCCATCCAGGTTGAAAGCCTGGTGACCTCACCATTAGTCTAACGCGGCATAAACTCTTTGCACACACAAATCATTTGGATACTGGACAATTGTCCGGCCATCAGCCAGCGGGATCTGTTCAAGCTTCACTCCGCCAGCAACCAAATACTGCATCGACGGCTCGAGTACTTCAATCTGTTCTCCGATTCCGTAGCCGTACACTGTGTGATCTTCACCGTTGCGGATGGTTAACCGAGCCGGCTTTAGGAACACGTACTTGATCGCGTGCAGTGATGTGCCTGGAGGGCATGTGCTTTTGTGTATCATGAGACGAGTACAGGAATCGAACCTGTCTCCTCGGATTTGCAATCCGAAGCACTACCACTATACCAACTCGTCATTGGTTGGAGTGTGTTACAACTCCGGCTACATGCTTCCGCTGTAGCAAATTCTTGCTATGTGTACCTCACGGGGTTCGAACCCGTATCCTGCTCTCTTCACGAGCTGCATTACCTTTAAGTTATGCTACGGGCACAAAGTTGGAGGAGTGTAACAGAATCGAACTGTTACCTGTTCATCACAAGTAGGCAAGTTTTCAAGGCTTGTTGTGCGCCAAGCACCCTACACTCCTTTTTGTTCTTCGATTTGTATGTTGGCAGCTGTGAATCACAATTACTACATACGAATCGAAGATTTTCTAAACGGTGATCATTATTGATACCATTGATATGATCAAGAATCAACGGCATTGGATTGCCCATCCAAGCAGGGAGCAATTTACAAACCGCACTTGTGTGCGTATGTTGAGTTACTCAACCTGTGGGGGCGAGAGGGATCGAGCCTCCGTTTGCGGTGTCAAACCCCGCTGTCCTAACTTGGCTAGACGACGCCCCTAGAATTTTGTTAGTAGTTGGCACTCGGCTTCGATCGCTGGCCTCCCTTACAAAGGGCCGCCGCAACCGGAGACTTTCCTGACTGCTCAGGTCAGGCACCAGATTTGCGTTTGCTGAGCGTCAAACGCGTTGTACTGGACTTGAAGGGTACAATTATTAGCTATCCTCACGGATGCGTACTCAAGTGCCAACTACTAACAAAACTTATATTACTTTGTACTGATCATACTTATTTGGTTTAGCAGAACCTAGATTGATTGTGTGATGAGCATCTACCAAAGCAGATGTGGGAATCATCCAACAGTCACCCGTCTCCAACAAAACGAATAATTCATCGTAATCACTATCAATGCGTGCTCGAATAGTATTCTTAGTTGTATTGCCACCACGCGTTGCCAAATTTACTTGATAACCAGTACGGTCTGACTGTCTCTTGTAATCTTTAACCTTGCAGCGTGACGTCTTCACTTGGATTTTCTTCAAGGAACAACCCGTATCTATGACTAAATCGTACTTCTCGCTATCACTTAGTGGAGCAAGTATTACGTAACCTTTTCGGGCGTACTCATAGATAGCTCACGCAACACCTAAGTCGCCCTGCTTTTTACGAATATCTGTATCAACATTTTCGAACATTTGGTGAAGTATCTAGGAATCGAACCTAGGTGGTCAATGACACGAGGGTTACAGCCTCGGCAGCATCCATAACTGTCTAATACTCCATTACTCCATGTTAGCTGAATAACCTGTTTTCAGTCAACTAACATACGTGCACCGCGTAGGGGACTCGAACCCCTTTCTTCTGGTAGACAGCCAGAAATGATAACCCATATACTAACGCGGTAATGTTTTGCTCCCCCAGCAGGACTTGAACCTGCAACACCCTGTTCTTCAGACAGGTGCTCTTCCAGTTGAGCTAAGGTGAGATTGGCAAAGGGAAGGAGTTGAACTGTCTCCTTGTATGCTAGGGTGGTAGGACTCGAACCTACTAATACCATGGTTCAAAGCCATGTATCTCGTGCCACTTCGATTTCACCCCAATAATCATGTTCTGTTATTCTTCCCTGCATACGTGTAAACTGAGCCAAAGGCGTCGACAGTTGATCTTGTAGTATCATATTTGAGTTTTGAAGTATCTGTCAACTACGCAGCAGTTTATGTCCCTCCGCCAGGACTCGAGCCCGGAACTGAAGATTCGTAGTCTTCTGTGATATCCAGTTTCACCACGGAGAGATTGATATGTGTACTGTCTGGGTAGCAGGATTCGAACCTGCGTCCTCTCACTTCCAAGGCGAGCCGTCTGGCCAGGCTGACAATATACCCAGACACTACACACATCTTCTGTCTCTGATGCAGGAATCGAACCTGCGCCCAACGCCCCAAACGTCAAGTGCTACCGTAACACTTATCGGAGATGTTTGTACCTTCGGTGGGATTCGAACCCACACCCTTTCGAGTCAACACGTTTTGAGCGTGCTCGGTCTACCAATTCCCTGCACGAAGGCATATATCTGCGGATGATACAGGATTCGAACCTGTGGGGCCTGTGAAGGCCCTGGAGTTTAGCAAACTCCCGCGATCGACCACTCTGCCAATCATCCATTTGTCGTCTCGGATCGAATTTAACGATCAACTCCTCAGCCCCTCGCGGACTGTGTGCACTGATACACCACGAGACGAATTATTCCTTTATCGCACTCCACAGTCTGAAGGCTACTCGACTGTCTCTTAGCGGTCCGGCGTTATGTTTATCCTGCGGTTCCTGACGCAGTTCCAATGCTTATTGGCAAAAGTAGTTCAATCAATCCAGCATGTATCTTTGTATGGCAGTTTTTGCAAACAAGAACACACTTAGCAAGCTCGCGCTCAATATACGACCAAGTGCGATGCGTGTTCCCGCCAATTCCAAACTCTTTCTTATCTGCATCAAGGTGATGGAAATCGAGACAGCTGGTTTCGTCTTCATGACAAAGAACGCAGCCACTTGATTTGTATTCATCTATTCTCTGTTTATTCGCATCACGAAGTGCTTTGTCGCGAATCGATCGGGACGCTGCATATACTTCTTGATATCGAATACTTTGTTTCTCCCTAGCGCACACGTTGCAATGTGAGTTTCGACCGTCTAATCTGCTTCTATCCTTCCGGTAATCAGTGAGTGGCTTTTCAGCTTTACACTGCGTGCATATCTTGATCTTTGCTGGCAATTCTGTTCTCCGTTGGGTTCAACATATATTTACGTTGAACCCAACTTGGGGTGTCCAACCGGGATCGAACCGGTACCGAGATGTTCACAGCATCTCATGCAGACCACTACACTATGGCCACCATTGAACTTTTGTTTGCCGATAAGCACTAGGCTTATCGGAACAACACAAATTGTTAAAGATCGTGACAGTTCAGAGGTTCAGCCAATTGGATGACGTTAACTGTTTTGCTCAAGGCAAACAAAAAAGGCCCTTGATTTCTCAAGAGCCCTTTGTGTTTGATCTGAACTTTTCGCGGTTTACGCTAGAGTTTCTCCACAAAGGGCGGTCGTGGGTTGTTCGAAGCTATAATCACCACACAGCTCTGAACGGACGGAGAGCATCCCCAGCCAATGTTGGCTGAGCTGCAAACTGGATTGTCGGAGTTGATGGGTCATGATGTTGCTTAGAGCGTTAATGTCAGTCGATTAGTGAACTGTACATCTATTTATGAAGATGTCAACTGGGTTCGCCAATCTTTTTCGGATGCTGAATTGTTCAGCGATGTCGTAGTATATATGCGAAGTGACGAAAAAGTCAACTACTCGATTCTTCGCCTGCGGAATGGTGTGAGGTAAACGGGTCAGTGAACACCAGTTGGAAGCCGTACGGAGAGCGCCAGACCATCATGTTGCCTGGGTGAATGTCCTCGTAGAACCCGTCACAGTGCATCCGATTCAGCACGGTATTGGGTTAGTGTGGCTGCGAAATTACAGTGCCATGTTGGCTATCGCCGAGTGGCTCTGGCTTGATGGTTTGACGCTGGCCTCGTTTGACAATTCGCTCGGCCAGCTCTTGGTGTGGCATTTTGCAATTCGTGCAGTAACATCAATCTCCAAAGGAGTCGCTGATTTCCTGCAGTTTGGCTACTGTTGCTCGCATCGCATTGACGTAGCCCCAGTCATTCCCATGACGGACGTGTTGTTCTGTCAGAGTATCAACTTGGCCAGACAACCGTTTCAAGATTTCAACCGCTTGCTGACGAGCTGCTTGATAGGCTAGCGCTGTATCGCCCGATTCCGTCATCGATGCAAGTTCCGATTCTGCTTTCTTGATCTTGGCGAGTAGTTCGTCTCGGGCATCGTATCCCTCCTGACTACTCGGATTCTGATGCAATTCAGCTAGGTCACGCTTCAATTGAGCAATGTATGCTCGAGTTGCGACTTTGGGAGATGCAGACTCCTGTAAAGCTTCGATCGTCTCTGTCAGACGGTTGAGTTTGACGTTGAGAGTATCAACGCGCTCGGTATCACCAGCCTCAATAGCCTTGCGGTATTCGTTCCTCAGAGCTGCTCGTTCGTTAAGCAGCTTCTGAACACGACTCGCCTTACTTTGCTTTGATTCTGTGATACTCGACGTGATTTCTGTGAACTTCATCTTATGCCCTCTTGACAGCAGCCAAACGCTGTGCGAGTAGTTGTTCTGCTCGCAGGTTCTCTTCCGACTCTGCAATCACCTTCTTTTCTGTCTTCTTAGTGTCAAATAGATCCTTCAATGATGACTTACGGCCACCTTGCTGGACAAACTTCTTGACATTCAGAGGAACGTGTTGGGTAATTGGGCTCATCCAGCTTGTCATGTGGATCTGAGCTTGCTTCATGCCTAGAGATGTGCCTAGATCAAGGTCAGCTTTCAACTGCGACAGCGCCGAATGTACAGTCATCGCAAATGTTGCCTTCGCGTCGTCAACTTCGTTGTTTGCTTTTGCTTGTTTGTCAAAGTCGGCAATTGCTGCGGCAAGTTCTGACTTGATGTCGGCAGGAACGGCTACCTTGCCTTCGGGAGCGTCTGCACCCGAATCAATGGGGCTAACATCCTGGTCGACAGCGTTTTGCTTGTATGTGATCTTCGTCACTGTTGTGTCGAGGCCTTCCATACGTGCATTGGGAGCTTGCTTCGAGACGGCTGCATCAACGTCATCAATTACGTCGCCAGCTTCGTCATCAGGCTCTTCGTCTCCATCAAAGTGATCGGCGATCTCACCGTCAACTTCGTCATCACCTTCGTGATCGTGGCACGTGCATGGGCAATGCTTGCATTCTGGGCATGGGTCTTCTTGGTCGTCAGCTGTCATGCCTGACTCTGGATCTGCGTGTGCTGCGTCTTGCTCAGCACCAACAGCTGCGTCATCAACACCAGGAGTCTGGTTTTCTGCACCTTGAGCAGGCATCTGATCCATCTTGTCGTCTGGCATCTCTAGGCTGATCGCCTCTTTTAGAGGACGAACAACGGCGCCATACGCACCATTGATACCGAGCTTAACGGCCGCTTTCTGAGCGAGATCGGCACTAAGATATACGGTCGCTTCGGATACAGGAATCCAACGTGGGCGGTCGTACGAGCTGGAGGAGGTGAAAAACTGGTCGCTTGTCTTACGGTTGCGCGCGATTACGTAGCCTTCTGTTGTCATTGTCAGGTTCCTTCGGGAGAGGGTTGCCTGATATTTATGACCCAGCTGGTTTGACTAGTCTTTCTTTTCTACGAACTTGAAGCAAGCGCAATACTTGCAACCTACGGGCGTGTTGTTCTCATGACTGTCAAAGTGACGGTAGTATGAATGACCGCATGTGCACGTGCGACCATCACCAAACAGAGGATTGTACCGATGCTGAATGATCGTCCGCGTAATTCCCCTGAGGCGGTATGGCAGTTGGTTACCGTCCGAATCGGTGCGTTGTTCGAACCCCGTCGTCTGATAACACCGATGCTCGCGAGCAGGAGCCATCGGGATCCTGCTCGTTTGTCCACGACTCATCGACCATCTCATATGGATTGACAAATTCAGTCAAGGTGCACCTCCCATGAGGATGGTTCAGTCTGGTTGAAAGTACCGTACATAGTATTCAGGAGGTGAACATGAGCGGGGTGTACTACCTCGTCGTTTGCTAGGATGAATACAATCGACCCGTCATCGCCAAATACACCGGTTACCTTGTAATGGTCGAGAATCCCAATTACGTCAAGCAAGCGTTGAAGCTTGGGATTCTCGCATTGCATCGTCTCAATGTTCATTCAGCCTTCTCCACTGACGTGTCCTTGAAGCCGAGCTCCTTGTACTTGACATCGTTTTGCATATATACCTTCTACTAGGGAGTGGAAAATATGTACAGGGTATATTTGATAGAGAATTTGATCAACGGTAAGCGGTATGTTGGCATTACGGGGACGACAGTTGAGAGGCGGTTCGCCCGCCACCAGACATGTGCTCGAGGGGCACATCCAAAGTGTTTAGTGCATAAAGCCATGAAGAAGTACGGAGTAAATTCTTTCACGTGCACAGAATTGCTGACGGTGAATACAGCAGGTGAGGCGAAGCAGATGGAAGTCGCTCTGATTGCCTCATATCAAACGTTCTACGTAGATCACCCCACTAAAGGATACAACATGACTCGTGGCGGAGACGGTATGCATGGATACGTACCAACAGAAGAGACGCGACAAAAACTACGCTTGGTTAACCTGGGTCGCACATATTCACAACAACATCGACAAAACATTGCCAATAGCAAAATAGGTGTTCCACGGCCACCTCATGTTCAGACAATCCTAACTGAGTGTCGAATGCGACACTGTGGAAGTAATGCTGTTGGATCGAACAACCCCAATGCAAGAAGGTGGATTCTAACTAACGCAAATACCGGAGAGATCATCCACGTTGACGACATTAAGGATTGGTGTCGTCAACGTGGATGGAAGATATCCAGTGTGTATGCTGCAGCCAGTGCCGGTAACCTCTACAAGCGGCAGTGGGCCATCCAATCAGTCAGAGATTGAAGTATCTCGGAATCCCAATTCGCGGTATTTGCCCTTCAACCAGCCCTTGAAGTCCGGATCCTTACCGAGGTACATATTCATCACCAGACTCAGCAACCGAATCTTGTTCAGTTCCAGACCTTGTGCGCCAATTGCGTACGTCTTGCGATCTTCGTGTTTGTGAGCTGTGTGATATTGCTCACAAACCGTGACGAGGTGGTTGTACATTGCGGTCACCTTGACCTGCATCTCGTCGATCTGCTTCATTGCGAGCTCGTCGTGGGCGAACATCGAACGGAGATCGTCGACGACTGCTTCGAACAGACGACGGGGGTTGTTGATCGAATCCTTTGCATGGTGAAGCGACATGTACTACATCGACTTGCATTTGACGAATTGACCTGTGCGCAGTTGAATTACGTAGCCCTCAATTCCTTCAACATCCTTGATGCTTTGAACAAACTGCACAGGGTTAGTCGTTTCAACATGATTAACCCATTT